TCATAGCTTGCCCTCGCGTGCTGCAAGTTCGAACATTTTCTTAATTGTCTCTGGATGGCCGTGAATACGACCGGCGATGATGAACACATCCGGATTGGGCAGATCGATATATCTGATGCGCTGGCGATGACCCTGTTTCATGCGCCGCCGAGCACGCGATGGTGCCCGAACTTGCGACCAGTCCTTGGTTCTGACCGTAAAATGCCAACTCTCGATGATCGGCATTCCGTTGAAGCTGAAATTATTCCTCACGGTTTCCGCCCCTCCTGTGCCTCTGAGAGGGCCGAGCGAGCACGCTCGAATTCGAGAACAAGACACAACAACTTGGCCCGAGCCCACGTCATATTTAACTGTTTCCATGGTGTATCCGTCATGACTGCAATCGCCTCGCAGACAGATAAGCCACTGCGATGAGCGAGGCCATTAAGGCTCTGGCTATGATTGCGCTGCGCCTGTGCTTCATGTGGCGCAATTGCTGCCCAAGGAATTGCCTTAATGACGGGATCATTTAGGATCGGAAACATCGGCTCTGTGCTCATCACTTCGCTTCCTCTTGCTCAGTGGCGGCGCGGGCAATGGCCTTTCCGAGGCAAACCGGCCAAAGGATCGCATCCCAAACCTTGCCCGTCTGCTTGGAGTAGCCGATGGCGATCAAGCTATAAATTAAGGTGATCACGATCGCGCCTCCTCTTGCCCAGGAGTGACGGCCACATCAACTTCCGGCATCCTGATGTGAACGCCTCCCCATAATCCTTGAGACTGAAAATGCGCAGCGCCAGAGGGAAGAGGGGGCAATTCGCCGATGATCTTGAAAAGTTCGGCTGACATTTCAACTGTTGCGCTTTTCAAGCGCTCGTTCTCAGCTCGGAGAGTGACAAGTTCAGAACATGCCATATCCATGAGCGCGTAAGCCTCGGGCTGATATCCGGTAATCCCGGCGCCGACGATCTTCATCCACTTGTCGAGGTCGCCCTCAAAACGCAATCGCTCACGTTCTTCGGCTACCTCGGATGCTGGGCCGCCTCGCGAGGTGGAAAGAGCTGATCTGATGGCGGCACTATTGTCTGCAAGCCAGAGAACCGCCGCGCGATTGTTGTTCGCCCAATGAATCTCATCTTCCATCGTGCCGTCTGGTCGATCGGACCATAGTGGAAGCCTCGGCCCGGTAACTGGAGGCATAGGCTCGAGCGCGTTCATGCCCACCGTCTCTTGAGCTACTGCGGGTGGCGCTGGGGCAGCGGCAAGCATACTTGCCCACACGATCCTGCATGAATGGAAATTGTGAGATAGCAGCATTTCTACCGTCGGCGTCTTCGGCACCAACTGCCAGCCGTCCGGTATCGCCATCTCATCCCGTTCAGCATCGGAGGGGGAAGCGGAAAGAGCCAAAAGGTCACTATCAGATAAGCGCAGCCGGCATTTTCCTGCATAGAAAATATAGATGTCATCACAGCCAGCAGCGGCAATTGCCGTAGCAGAAAGTTGTTTACGCAGTTCACTTATCGGCATTGTTCTTCTCCTGAGCGAGCTTGGCCCTGAGGGTGGCGAGGCAAATAGTGACCGGTAGGGAATTGCCCTCGGCTTCACTAAGAATCTCTTCGGAGCCGAATAGGAGTTGGACCGCATATAGCGGCTCCTCGATGCGGAGCCGCCCGCGGGACATCATCCAGAAGGCATCCGGCAAGACGCGCTCCACCAGAGCAACGGCTGCGTCGAGACTGCCGGTAACCGCGGGGAAGAACCGCACGTCCATCAAGCCGCCGCCTTCGAAGCGGATTGTTCCTTCAGACTTGTCCATCCAGAAATTCTGAATAGGACGAATTGGCGTGAACCCCGCTGCGTCGAAGCGATGCGGCTCCAATGATGCGGCAATCCGAGCATCAAGCCAGCGATCCGGCCCCGTTGCCATCTCCAGCGCTGCAATCAGCTCTTCAATCTTTTGCATGGGAATAGCCCTCCAGTTTGAGGAGGGTCGAAGCATTGATGACGCGGCTCATTTCGATGTTGATGCCGGAAAAATCCCAATAGCTATCAAGTTCGATACGGCCTTCGTCTCCGACTTGAGCGTCGATGAAGTGAAATTCTGCCCAAATGTGGTTGCCGGGCTCAAAGCTTAGCCGCTCTGCCGCACTGAGGATTGCCTCTGCCTGTTCGTTCAAATCTTCTTCGTTGGGTTCAAATGATCGCGGATAGCTCGACGAGACGTGAGAGCCAGATTCATTGCGGCCATCGAGGAACAAGACACAGAAAGGCCTATCGAACGTCTTCCTTGCTTCTTCCAGTAACTCCTCTCTGTCTAATGAGGAGTGTGGAGTGGGGGAGGTGTAGAGAGGGACATCGCCTACTCGAGCTATGCCCCTGCCGTGAACCGCAGTGGCGCCATCTTTAACGCGCTTGATCCGTTCCAGATCTGTGGCGTTTATGTAGCAGACTGGCTCGCCCGGTAGCAGCGCAAGGGCGGCGGTGGCCCCAGCAGCAGCTACCTCGGCAAACGCTTCAATGAGCGCGCCTGGCTGGTGCCCTGCCAATTCTCGGCCCTTTGCCTTGGCGGCTTCGATCATTTCTGGTGTCTGCTTCACTGTTCCGTCCTCGCTCTGAGACGGCCGGCCATCGCCAAGCCTTGATTGATACGGGCTGTGCACCGCTCGACCGCTTCGCCGTGATCAAAGTCACAGAAAATGCCCCAGAGGGTGTTGGCGAGCTCGTGCGGATTGATGCCCTTCGATCGCCAGTAATCCTGCTCAGATCCCAGCTTGCAGCTGTGCTGCCAATCGTGCTCTTCGGGTGACAGGGGAAGCGCAAAGCGGTCCGGCGCTTTTGTGCCCTTCGCGCGACCGAAGTGGCCATGCCAGGTGCTTGCGAAAGAAACGTGCGCTGCTTGGACGCCGGTCCTGCCGGTGACCACGCACGGTAGCTCGTGCAGAAAGCTCAGGTAGTCAGGGCGCTTTGCTGGACGGCGCTTGGGCGGCGGCGATTCACGGGATGGATTGACAAATCGATAGGCGCTCATCGTTTGCTGGCCCCGATTGCATCCAGTCCTTCGTCGCGTGCGCGCGTCAGCTCGTTAAAAGCCTCCGTCGAACCGCCGGGCGAATCCGGGTGTAGGTATCTCGATTTTGCCCGGTACCGATCTTTGAGATACGCGGCGCTGATCGGCTCGGTCGGACCGAAGCCAAAGACCTCTCTCCAGGTGCGCCTGCCTGGCTCCGGTAGCGCGAGGAAGCCGGTGAACATCTCGGAGAGCGAAGCAACGCCGTAGCGCTCGATCGCCCGCGTGGCCTCGATATGCTTGGCAATGGCTGCGATATTGTCGGCAACGCGGTCATATCTATCGCAGGGCAGGCAGTGCGGTTTGCCTGCGAGTGTGAAGTACAGGGCCACGCCTTTGTCGGTTGGCTCCGGCTGGCCGGAGCGCGGAAGACCGTCGAGCCGAACCTGGACGTTCGACGACAACACATAGTTCTTTGCTCCCAGCAGATCGACTTCGCGCTGCAGGCGGCCAAGAGCGTCGGCAACCGTCAGAGACTCGCTGCTCGCCAGGGTTCTCCCAGGTCGGGTCACGCGCTTTCCAAAGGTCGCGCGAATGGGGGTCTTCGTCCGGGGGCGGGAAATCGGCCATTGGAGCGGGTGGGCTTGTGTCATAGTGCTGGAACCTCTGGAAAGGCGTCGTGCGTGACGCCGTCGAGCTGCCGCCCGGCGAACTTCCTGCCGACCTTCTGCATTGGCCACCCCTCATCGGAGCGTCTGCCGGCAGTCGTGACGCGACAGAACCCCGGCGCGTCCGTTGGCCACCGGCCGTCGTTGGCTAGCAAAGGCACCCATTCGCCATTCTGCTTGTGATGGTATGGCACGCCTGCGGCGACGCACTGATCGCGGAGACTGCGAAAGCAATCTGGATGCGTCGGGCGTGCCTTGTGCCCGCCTTGATCGGTCTCGCCGCCGGTGATCACCCAATCTGGCAACAGCAGCCGGGGAGCAACGATCAACTCGAGCAACGGTTCGAGAGAGCCGAAGGTGAAAAGTGGCTTGGTCTCTATTTTCGCGACCCGCAGCGCGGCCAGATTGGATTCAGCGCGCTTCTGATCCTCTGACGTCGTTCCGAGGGCGGCATTTTCCGGCAGGCCGCCGGCGGCATCCGCCAGCTTCACAATGTTCTGAGGGCGCTTGGTCAGCAGCAAATAGACGAGGTTCGGCGTCCTGCGCATCACCTCGAAGGCATCGGCGCGCCATTGCGGGTCGACCTGGTTGTCGAAGATATCGGACAGGGACGAACTGAACACGAACGGCCGGCGCCCTTCGGATTCTGCCTTCCGGTTCCATTTGAACGGCGCATTCCAAGTTGACTTGGATGTTCGCGCCCGTGTGCCCTGACCTTTGCCAGGCGCTCCCCATTCAACGCGGTGATATCGACGGTCCATCATCGCTTCTGCGTAGCAACCGTCGCAGGCAGGCGAGACCTTAGCGCACCCGATCCACCAATTGATCGTGTGGTCGCACCATGAAATATTAGTGACTTCACCCATTCTTCTCGCTCCTCAGTGCATCGCCATTCTATTCAGGGCGGAAACAATCATGTCGGCATTCTCTTCGGTGAAGCAGCTGCAGATGACTCCGACGCCATCTGGATCTTCCATGATCTGTTCCTCGGTGGTTTCTTCCTTCACGATGACGTAGAATAGGGCGTCATCATCTTCTTCATCGCCGTCAGTGTCACCGATCATTACCTTCTTGAAGCGTCCAAAACTCATCATCATATCCCGGCAGCAGCTTCGATGGCCGCGCGTTTGCATTTCTCCCATGCGTGGCGATGGCGAAGCCATATGGTCGCCGCCGATTGCCTCGCAGGTCCCTTCGCCATCTTCCAGAACTCGGCATATTCCGGCCTTCGACGAAGGATCATTCTCACGCGCTTCCTGACGGTCTTCCACTCTGCCTTGATCTGTCGCGGCACCAATGGCCAATGCTTTCCGCAGATCCATTCGCCTCCGAGGCCGTCATTCATTCGAGTGCGGCGACAGAATGGAACGCAGCATGCGATCCGATCAACCATATGACTTTGCCTTCGGCCGCCGGTATTTCTCGCGCTCATTGCGAGCGATCTTCATGGCGTGCCCAGATGCGTATTTTATGTGAATGAAGTCGCGGTCTATATATGTGATCACGGCCGAATGCCACAAGTATCCATCGTGGGTCGCCATGCGAACTTCGAGGTCATCACCTTTTTCTAAATTGTGAAGCTGCTGCTTCATATCTGTTCCTCATTCAAAAGAATTTCTCGCGTCAACCGCATAAGAGCTGGAAACCCTCCGCCCACCTTGATTCTGACCATGACAGCTTCAACGGAGGCGAAAAGCCAAACTGATTGTGGGGGAACTTCGCATCCAGGCATCAGAGATGACCGTTCCCACTCGTGCACAGCTGTTCCATTCCAGTTGCCGTTCTCGATTTTGAACCACCAGCACTTGGCTCGATATTCGAGAAAGCCGGTAAGCGTCTCATTAGCTCCCTCACGGTCATTGGTGCGCCGACTAAACCGCCTGATCCGCCATGGCCATTCGCGTGACGTGGAATGGCAACAGATGTCTTCCAGAATGCCGGTTGCAGTGTCATCGCCGTATCGCCGGCAGAAATTGAGGAATTCCTCGCAGTCGTAGTCTTCCCTCATACCACGATCGTCAGTTGCTCGGCGGCGCGGGTAATCCCAGTATATAGGTGGCGACCGCGGTCGGCGCCGAAGCTTCCGCTTTCATCGAAAAGGCAGACGTCCGGCCATTGCGAGCCCTGCGCCTTGTGCACGGTCAAAGCATAGCCGAAATCGAATTGTTGGGTCCCGCGAAGCTCCTTCCACGGGACTTCCCTTTCCTTGCCGAGAAAAAGCTCTTCACGGCACCGCACCTCAACGGGTGCTGTGCCATCGAAGTCAAGTGATTTAACGAGCATGTGGATGCAATGATCTTCGACAGTTCCTCGGCCTCGTTTTTTCACCTCAAGGACAGACCAAAGGCCGCCATTCAAAATCCCGTTCGGATGATCGTTCTTCAATGCGACAAGGCGATCGCCGGGAACCGGGAATGTTCCTTGATGGCCAGCAAGTTCGCGCATCCGGCGGTTATAGTTTTGCCTGGTGCGGTTTACCCCGACGAGGACCTGGCTCGCATTGGTTACCAGCTCCGGACCAACGTCGCGTTTGGTGATGATCTTGACGGCGCCATAATCTCCGACGACGAGGCCGCGCCCTTCGCGCACATCAGTTGCAATCCGGATAATTGGGTTATCCGCGGCCTGTCGGTGAATTTCCTCCAACATAACGTCTGGCTCGTGGTTCGTGAAATAGCCGCCGCCATTGACTGGTGGAAGCTGCCCAGGGTCGCCTAGAACGAGCACAGGGATGTGGTAGGACAGGAGATCCTTGCCAAGCTCCTCATCGACCATGGAGCACTCGTCGATGATGAAGAGCTTGATCTTAGCTAGTTCAAACTTCGGTCGTTTTTTGAACGACGTTTTGCCAGTGTGCTCGTCCTGCTTCACTTTGTAGAGGATCGAATGGATCGTCGACGCGCCGGCGCATCCATTCTTCCTCATGACCATCGCCGCTTTGCCGGTAAAGGCTGCGTATTGCACGTCACCGTCGATGTGTTCGGCGAAATGACGGGCGAGGGTGGTTTTGCCAGTGCCAGCATATCCGAAGATGCGGAATATCGGTTGCCTGCCGTCCTCATACCAGCGAGCGACTGCATCGACTGCAGAGGATTGTTGAGGCGAGAACTTCATCAATCGCTGTCCTTTCCGCCCGGGAAAACAATCAGTTCCCCCTTATTCTTTGGTTTGCCGGGAAGATCGAGCAACGGCGGAAGCGGACCGCCAAACTTCCAAGCGTCAACCTGGGCCTTTGTCTTCCGGCATGACTGGGATGCGTACCAGCGGAACACATCGCCTATTTCTTGGTAGTGTCGCTTGCCATCGCCCCTTTGGTAGAGATTCCAATAGGCGCTGCGATTAGACCCGGTTTTGAGTGCCTGGCCGTTTGCGTCAGTCAGGAGCGTCTCGCCCACGGCAGTCCCGACCCACGACCATCGATACCGCTCGAAAAACGTTTGGATTGTCTTGATCATGTTGCCACCTGCGCGCGTCGCTGTAGCTGCTTTGCCAATCGATCATAAAGAACGACGTTGGTCGTGGCCGCGAGGTTCATGCAAAGCGATGTCGGCACCATGACGCGATAGGGGCACCAATCGAGGATGGCCTTACCAAGCGTTCCATCCTCAGGCCCGAAGATATAGAAAGCCGACAACGGATGGACGAAATCTGGGAGCTCGATCGCGTCGTCCACCAGATCGACGGCGACCGGTGTTGCTCCATAGGGGATCAGCCCACGTAAATCCCCTCGCAGAACCGGCAGATGCCGCTGCGCTGCGCTGGTGTTCGCTGCGTGGCTGATCGCCCGGCCATCAATGCGATCGCCTGAGATAGCTACCAAGCTCGCGCCATAGCAATGCGCCGCGCGGAGCACGCCGCCGATATTGTGGAGATCCTTTGGCCGATGAAGGCCAATTGCCGCAAAGCCTCTCATTTTTGTCTCCACTCTTCCAGGCAGCTAGCAATGAAGTGCAACCCGGTGATGGCCGCAAACACGTAAAGAGTCGGATCCGTTGCCCAAATAATCCTCGCTATCTGAAAGTAGATTACGGCAGTCGCCGCGGTGAACGCGATCCTATAGATCAGTCTCAGAGCCTTCATGCTGCCTGCACCTCCGGAAAAAATCCGCGCTTGGCGAGATCGAAGTACATATCCTTCAGGAGCGAGATCTCCTCTAGGCTGTCACGCGATTGGCCCGGGCGCCGCCCGAGAATCGCCTCGCATGCCTCTTCAAATCTCGGCCAGCGATATTCGGTTGAGGTTTCCACTTCACTGGGAAGCTTGCAGATCTGCTGGCCATAGGGCTTCTGCAGATCGACGAACGTCGTCATAGGTCTCGTCAGCCAAAGTCGATCATATGCGGTCGATGCCTTGCCAAGCGAAATCGCGAACCTCGCGAAGAGGCTGGCCATAACCATCTTGTCCATGTCGCCATAGGTCACGATCTTCATCTCGGACTCGAACGGTCCGACCTTAAGCATGTCAGACAGCATGCCGAGCGCCCGAGACTCGGGAATGCCAAGCCGTCCGCATATCTTGTGATCAATGCCGTGCTTCTCGAGCGCACCGCCCTTTACCATTCGACTGTCGGGCTTGATGTATGCGGCAAAGTGGTTGATCACTTGGCCGGCCGCATTGCATTGCATCGCCCCGATATACGGCGCCCATGGCTGCTGATTGCTGTCGATCGACTCTCCGCGCATATAGAGGCCGCTTGTCTTCAGATCGAGGAAGATGATGTTCGGGATGGCAACTGGTGTAGGGTCGGTCATTCCTTGGCCTCGAAAATTGAATCGCGAAGATCGGCGTCGATGAAAATTGTGGTCGCATCAACGGTCACGTTGACGCCATGCGAGCCGCGGAGATCTGCGCCGGTGAAGTCGAACCCGCGCAGATCGCAGTTGTTGAAGTCGACCCCACTTAGGTTGGCGTGGCGAAAATCGTGTTTCCTATCGAGGCCGGCCAAATCGCAAAGCACCACGAAGTTATCTGTCTCGGATTCGATGATCGCGACCGCTTTTTGCTCAAGACCCATCATACCGCGATCCTTTCGATGTTCTCTTTGACGACGGTGAAGGTGTAGGCAGCGACAAACGGGTTTCTGCCCCAGGAGCCAGGCCCGTTGATTTCCTCCCAAAGGCAGGAATAGGCTGTCACGGGGTTTGCAGTGCCCGCGGCGTTCTTGTGTTCGGCGGTGAACCACCAGAATCCAGGACGGATTTCGATGAGCCCTTCAGCGATTGCATCAGCTGCGCTAATGTCCTGGAGGCGTTGCACCCTGACCTCGGTCACGAGCAATGTCAGACGTGATGCCCATTTCGGCATGAAGCGAGAGTTGCGTAGTTTTCCGAAGGGTCGAAGATCGTCTCTTTCGTCGTCGAACAGATAATCGATGCCGCCCTTGGTGATCGCGAGGCCGCCACCTGCCTCGTAGGCTATGCCGGCGCCGCGGTCCTGATCTTTCGACCACACCTCCGAAGGCTTAAGGTTATCCAGGCTGACGAAGGTGCGCCACCCTTCCTTCACCCACAACCGGTCGCCCTTCTCGATCCGAAGACGTCCGAGCCATTGGGACATCACTGCGCCGCTCTGATGCGGCCCCGGATCGGCCACCCACGCTATCCGACCTTCGATCGCTCGAAAATCTCTTGCGTTGTTCATGGCGGCATCGAACATATCCGCGTCCGGCTTTACATATCGGCCGCCGTGGTCAAGGCCGCCGGTCCAGACCCGAAGACTTCTTGGCGACAGCTCGCGCCTCGTGTTCGTCTTCCGATCTTCAAGGAGAGAGCGCACGTTTAGAGCCGACATGGTGATGAACTGGTCAGCCATTCTCCTTCTCCCACTGCTTGCGCCAGTCGAAGAAGCCGAGCGCGCCCTTGACTTTGATGAATTCGACGGGGCGGGGGTCGCGTATGACAAAGCCATAGATACCCTGGAACCACTCGTTGTCGCTTTCGGTCACGCAATCTACGAAGTCAGCGACACCGACTATACCGCCCAATCCGAAACCCTCATCGGGGAGCAGAGACCGTAAATCTAATTCGGTTCCTTGAACGGGGTGATGGCCGTCTAGCAAAGCTCTTACGCAGCCATAGTCGATGGATTGACCTGCGTGGATCGCGACACGCCCGCGATAACCCTTCAAGGTGTCTCGATTTTCTATATCTTTGAGACCATGGACAATTAACCACGCCCATGGTTGCCGGATCGAGAGGGCGAAACGGGGAAGTTCGGGATAGATCATCCCTTCACCTCGCTCTTCTTCACCGCGTGCGCATACATTCCGTCCTCAACACGGGCCAGGCCCTCGATCCGGAGCGGAAAATCGCCAGCCAACAGCTTCTCAGTAGACACCCACGCCCTGCCGGGCCGGAGCGCCGCGTACGGTTGATTCCACGTGGATCCTGCATTGACGTTATCGGCCTCGAAGATCTCCGAGCGACCAGGCGTCAGCCATGGCCCGAAGATACGCTCTCCGGCCTTTCGATCGGGGTTGCGCTTCTCCAGCAGTTCCCGCGGTCCGGTCATGCGGGCCGTCGTGCGGCACATGCTGCCGGAGCATTCAAAGCCGTCGTGTTCGATCAGCGTCCAGTCTGGGGTGACAACGCGAATAATGAGCGTGAACACGCTGCAGAAGTCGTAGCCTTCATCTTTTCGATTGTAGAGCGGCCGAAGGATCATCACCTCGACTGGCTCTCCGACTGGAGGCGTTGGCGCTCCTTTCTCGAAAAAACATAACTGTCTGTCGATGAAGGCGATCACCTGTCCTGGCTTCTTCTTTGAATCCTTCGGTACCACCACCAGGCGCGCGTATTCAGGCACCGGCAGAGGTGTTTGCGGCTTGTAGGGATCGTTCGTCATGCCGCTTCCTTTCCAATCACGGATATGTTTTTCCTTGCAGGCCCATAGCTCATCGACCGGATCGGCAATCCAGTTCGAACGGAGATGTTTTCGGCGAGTTTCGCTCGAGCGATCGTTGTCTGGCGTCCGCCGACGTGCACGTCTGCCGTATCTGCAATTTGATCTACGCACGTGATTGCGATGGTGCGCTCTGTGTGAAACCCATCGATGAAATCGGCCGTGATGGCGTCGCGCAGACGATCGATGTTCAAATGGCCAAAGCGCATCGTTCCTTGCCACGGATTGGGCATATTGGTTCGATCCTCATAGGAGAGGCCGTGCACAGGATCGAACGGGCCTTCGCCGTGACGCGTCGAATATGCTCGGGAAACATAGATCGTCGCGGCGGGTTCGATACCTGCCTGGTTGCATATCGAGCGGATGTTATGGCTGCCCGTGCGTGCACGGGTCACATGCGGAAAATCTGGACTGCATTCGTCTAGCAGAAGTCCTTGTGATCCTTCGAAGACGACGTGCTGAGTTCCACCCATGACGTTCACGTCGCATAAACGCGTTCCCAGGCTGAAACATTCCGAGGCATAGCAATAGTCATCGATGACTTTGCCCTTATAGATGGCTTCGTGGATCGGCGCGGGGAGGGTTTCCAGCCCAAGTTCATTCATCCGCCACGGAAGGTAATGTTCTTTGAGGAACATCAGCCAGTCGCGCAGCTGCTTCGGGTGCTGCAGGATCGCTGCATTGCCATGAAATTCCTTATTGGTATGCTCGTTCCTCGTGACCGTCTCATTGATGCCAACGCCGCAGGAACCGTGGCGCAGCATGCCTCGGCCGATTTCCAATGCCTGATTGATCGCTATATCGATCGGGGTTGTAATCGGCGATTGGCTGTCGACTAAGAGGAACGGAAAGAGGCCCTTGGAATTCAGTTCTGTCAGCTCCTTCAGCCACAGGATTGGATTGCTAATGAAGAAGCGGGAGAGATAGGTTTCCGCGCCGGCGAATGTGCCGGATCCAAAGTGGGAGAAGACATGGCGCAGACCGTCGTCGCCCATCACTGTATGACCGGCGTTCGCACCGCCGCTGTATCGGCAGACAAGCGCCGTATCGCTCGTCGACGAGACCACGTCATGAACGATCGATCCTTTACCTTCATCGCCCCAAAGGGCTCCAATGACAGCGGTGGCGCGCATAGCCATGCCTTCTCCTTCTTCGGTTAGAAACGAACGACGCCGGTGCCAGCGCCAGACTTCGTCAGGCCGTTGACCGCGGTGGAGACCACGAGCGACGTGTCGCCGCTCCAGGAGCTGACGACCGCATTGACGTCACGGCCCTCAATGATCTCGATGGTCGAGACGATGACTTCGGCCAGCTTTTGGTGATCAGTGACCTTGATGGAACGTTCGCCAAGCAGCGTCGCCCAGCTGGACGCGTCGTATCCGCCCGGGTTGACGATGAGATGGAACACCTCCCAGAGCTGCGACGCGGCCGCCAGGAGATCTTTTGCCGAATAGTCCTTCTCGACATCGTCGCCGAAGATGCTCTTGATCTGGTCCTTGGTCAGCGTGAGATGAGGAGGCTCGTCGCCGATGGTGAAGAGGTATCCCTTCTTGTTGCGCTTCATCATGGAGTCGCACTTGGTCTTCATCGCTGCGAAGTACCAAGCGGCGAGGTAGGATTCGCCGCCATTGCCGCCGCCGCCGCCCTCAAGCCAGAGCTTTTCGACTTGTTCTGCCAACACGATGCTCGCCTCGAACTGCGTCACCTGCAGCGGAGCCGTGTCGCAGAAGCCGTCGCCGATTGCAGCGCAAAGAACATGCGGGTCCGGTATCGGCTTGCGGTCATAGATCTCCTGCATGATCACGCCGAGGCCTTTTCTGACGATGTTCTCTGCGAGGATGCCCATGGAGCCCGTGACGTCCACCGCCACGATAACCGGTGTCGAGTTCGGATTTGCCTCGGAGTCGACAGACTCGCGAACCGATATCGAATTCGGGTTGAGCGCCGGGTTTATTGCCTTGCTCGTGAAGATCTGCTGCTGCGTCTTCGACTGAGTGGTCGACTGGTACGATCCCCAATCGCTCGCATCCCAACGGGAGCTACCCATTCACTTCTCCTTCTCAAAAATGTCGCTTGCGGTAATCTTGAGATCGACGAAGCGACGGGCGCCGAAACTCTCGCCAATGGCTTTTTGCCAGTTGGCGTAATCTTCGCGGGCACTTGGAGACGCCGGCGAGCGCAAGAACCGTACCATTGGTTCAGGTGCCAGGCTGCGGAGCGTCATCCCTGTGGGATCGCCGAGCAGTGACCGCCCGAGCAGGCGAATGGATGCCGTATCAATGATCGGGCTTGCTTTCTTCTCGCGAAGAACGTCAGGCGGAGTCACCGAATGAATTGACCTTGGGAGCGCCCGCAGCTTCTCGCCTACCGGGGTGGCGTACCACCATCCCCCATAGAGCATGACGCTGTGATGTTTGGGCGAGACGAAGACGCTGTCGGGCGTGATGCCTCCATGGCACAAGCCTGAGAATTCAAAGTAGCATGCGATGTTGTAAACGCCGCTCATCACCCAGGCGACGTGACGCGGATCGATCGCCCCGCCGAGATGCAGGCGGACGTCGTCCAACATGAAGACGTCGTCAGTCTTTGTCAGGACAAGCCCAACGCTTCCATCGGCGCATTTATGGACGCCGGCGATGGACGGGAGATACTTTCGCATCTCGGTTTCCATCCGCTCGCTGGCGAAATTCAACTTCGCGACGCGATCCTGGACGCTTTTCGTCAAATCGGCGAAGCCAGACGAGATCTGCCACAACAGTGCGGATCTGCCATAGAATGACTTGCCTGCCTCAATCGATCGTTCCATTTCGAAGCGAACTCGAAATGAGCGCCCATCCGCAGCCCTGATCGTTATGACCCCATCTTCGCGCCAGGTGCCCTGCTTAACCTTGTCATGGGCGATAGTGCGTAGCGCGGACAAGTGCGCTGTGACCTTGGTTGCCGCGACATCAGGATTGGTGTCCGGATGCCATTCCCGCGCTAGCGCCCGGAACTCCTGATCGATCACGGTCGGTGCCGAAAAGAGGCGTTCCGGCCGATCAAGTGGAATGGAAAGGATTTCGTCAGCGGTCATCAGTGCGCGACAACCAATTGATGACGATACTGCCGGAAGCCGACGAAATTCGCGTGCTCCCAGCTGTGAGCCCAGCGCTCACCCGTCCACGAACCATCGTACGCAATCGTCCGGCCATCAGCCTGTGCCACGTGCTCGCACGGTGAGGCGTGGATAGGCCGGCTGCCGACGAGCTTGTCATGCAGTTCGATGGCGCGCTTCAGCGTCATGTCGAAACCGTCGACTGTCTTGTAGGAAGTGCTCGCGCACCGGGCTACGGATAGCTTCTTCGCCGCATCCAGGAACACTTCTTCCGGAATGTGGGCGCCGGAGGTGTCGCTGTCATCCAGGTACGGTGCCATGATCTCGGCGTCGACCTGAGCGCGATCAACGAACGGCAAGTGCCATTGGCCTGGCTGCAGCACCTGCATGGCAGGTTTTGCAAGCTCTGCTCGGACCGCGCGCGCGAGCATCGCGATATGGGGTTCCGCGTCGCCATGGTCCCGCAGTTCGAGGAAGTTCAACCACTCAGTTGCTGACGCGAGAACCTTGATATGCATATAAGGTTCCAGGATTCTGTTGACGATCTGCTTGTGGGCACCGATAAGCCGTTCTTCTTCATCGATTCCCAGGCGGCACATCTCTGTGGCATAGGCGATCGCGCTTTCCATCGAGCGCATCCAAATATCGTAAGCCAGCTGGCGCTCCGCCGGTCCGAGCTCTTCCTTCGCCTGCATGCCGGCTATATTTTTGCCCCAGAACAACGGCACCGCCGGGTCTGCCCGTATTGCTTCGATCATCTTGGCGACGGGGATCGCGCGGCTCGACGCCGCATTGCGAGAGAGGAACGGATCTTCCATGGGAGCCGGCGTGAACACCAGAACCTCCATGTCTTCAGCTATGCGAAGAATTCGATGGGTGCGGCCTTCGGCGTGGATCCATCGCGGATACGTCCAGAGCTGCGTATCGAGCCGCGCGTTCGCGCTCGCGTGTTGGCTGGAAAGAATTGTTTCGGCGGAAATGGTTGTCACTGGCGAGCTCCTGCTGATGCGATGACCTCGTGCACGAATTCTCGCGCATTGAGCTTCAGAGCTTCGAGATCGGAATGATTTGGGATGATGCAGTCGTACTGGAAGTTCTCGACCTCCCGATCCGCCGCATTGCTGTCAACACGTTCTGCATCCGGACGGTCGACGAAGACCGTCAGGAATTCATTGGACGCGATGGTCTTCATGAAGGCGATCGCATCTGGCTCGCGGACATGAATGAAGCCGATCTGGAAATCGTGCGCCGACTGGAACATCTGGTGTTCCATCCTGTGAATGATCAGTCGCGAAGCGAAGCGATCAAACTTTTCGAACGCCGCCTTTATCTCGGCCCAAAGAGCGCGCTTCTCCGGAGTCTTCGGTTCGTCGGCGATCCCAGCATCTTGGGTGATCTTCTTGGCGAAGTCGATGGAGCTCATTGCATATGCGCGCCAACCCATCCAAGAGAAATACTCTCCGGCAAATTCGACGAATTTGTCTTTGCCTGCGCGCGGATAACCGTTCACAATCACGATGACTCTGCCCGGCCCATTCACTCGACTGAACACCTTCATTGATCGTCTCACCTCGATGGCATTGCGCCTGGAGTTGTCTGTATCAAGGGAGGGGCATCGGCGGATTTCTCCCATCCGCAGCGCCCGCTTCCATAGCGGCCAAGAGCTAGCGCCCTTGGTGTAGAATTCTCTGGCTTTCCCTTCGCGATCCAGCCAATAAGAGTGCAGGTTCCCGCGCCGATCGCGCGTGAATTTGACAGTCCCTCGGCTGAGCATTGCTGCTCCAAAAGCCACGATGAAGCAGTTCGCCGGAAACCGAACCGGCGCTCGCATTGACTACACGCGCATTGGCATCAATACGTACAGCGTATCGTCGCCTTCCTCGTCACGGATGACTGTCGGGCTGCCTGAATCCTGCAGGTTGATACGGGCACGCTTCGATTGAATATTGGCCAGGATGTCGTTGACATATTTGGCGTTGAAGCCGATCTGGAGTTCCGGCTGGTCGGATGGATAGTCGATTTCAACATCATCCTCGGCGGCGCCGTGGTCTGGGTTATTGACGTCGAGATGCAAGTTTCCGTCCGAGAATGTCATTCGCACCGCGCGACCGCGCTCGCTCGAGATCGTCGATACCCGGTCTGTTGCCGCGCGAATGAGATCGGAGTCCGCAATCGCAATGATGTTGTTCGTTTGCGGGATGACACGCGTGTAATCTGGGAAGGTGCCGTCGATCAATTTCGAGAGCAGAACGACGTCGCCACGCTGAACGCGGATCTTTGAATCCGATACCTCGATCAAAACTTCGCCGGCATCCAGAAGCTTCTCCAGTTCGCCGACGGTCTTGCGCGGGATGATAACGCCTCCCAAGCCGGCCGCGCCGGAGGGAGCTTCGACCTGCGCTCGGGCGAGACGGTGTCCGTCGGTCGCGACCGCGCGCAGAACCAGTCGGCCTGCGTCCTCCGTCGTGTGCATGAAGATGCCGTTCAAATAGTAGCGGGTCTCTTCGGTCGAGATCGCAAACTTCGTTCGCGCAATCATCATCTTGAGACTGGCCGCCGGCAATGAGAACGTGTGCGCGAATGTGCCAACGTTCATGTCCGGGAAGTCCGAGATCGGCAGGCACTGCAATTTGAACTTGGATCGCCCGCCGCCGACCGTCAGCGCGTCCTTGGCGCCGTTCAGTTCGAAAGCCACTGTACCGCCGGCCAGCTTTCGCACGATATCGCTCAGCAGTTGGGCCGGCACGGTGATTTCGCCGCCCACGGCGATGTCGGCCGCCACGGTCAAATTGATCTCGAGATCGAGGTCGGTGGCGCGCATGGACAATGACGCTCCATCCGCGACAAGCGCCACGTTCGCCAAGATCGGGATTGTATTGCGTCGTTCAACGACTCTCGAGACCTGGGCAATGGCATTGGCGATGACTGCTTTTTCGACTGAGAATTTCAAAGCGGGAGCTCCATCGTGTTCGCGTCGCGCCGCACAAGCGGTTCGAGGCCGGTGCGGGCTTCGTTCGGGGAGGCACGACCATCGGCGAGATCTTCAGTGGCGCTTTCGAAGGAGGCCGTCTCTGGCATCCCATTCGCGCGGTATTGGCGATTGAGCTCCTGGCGCTCAGATTCAAGGCGCTGATCCATATCCCGTTTCTCAAGGTGATACCGGGCGGTGTGCAGCGTGTCGGCGTCGAACTTCTTGGAAAGGATCCAGGTAAGCATGCCGTATTCGACGTCCTCCCACGGCGTACCCTTGCCGCCATTCCGATACTGCTCACCGATCTTGCAGCGCGGCAGGAGCGCGGGCTCGTTCGTCCACTTGATGAGCGTCTCCACGGAGTGACCGGCGTTCAACGCTTCCCGCAGGGTGAATGCCGTGACGTAAGAATCAGGCAGAGCGCGATGAGTGGGAAGCGCGCGATCGCGAATGAGGCCGGTCGGCATGAGATAATATCGGATCGCGTTGTTTGAATGGGACATCGAGCCAGGCCACAGGCGAAGAGCGATTTTGTAAGTATCGATCCATGGAAGGCCGCCGGCGGCAGCGCCGATCAGATTTTTCTCGCATTCGATGTTGTGTGCAGCGAGTGCAACAATCCGCTCGCTCGGATTGTTGACGAGGGTGACACACGGAGCGACTTCTGACCAAGCGGGGCTGCTCTGCACGTCGTCATCGGTCAGGTTGTGGATCGCAGACGTCTCGGGCGGGATCGGCCCGTAGGGCCTCACCAATGATTGCATCGAGTCGAATGGGTTCTCGCCAACCTGCCAATCGAATGGGCTGCCAAGCATATCGTGTTGATCGGTCCAAAGGTCAGTATGACCGTATTCGATAATGCCTGGTTCTCCCTCGATGGGGTCTGGCCCTGTCTCGAGGTCGATGACGCGGATGATGGTCTTCATGTTTCGGATCGCCCTTCCTCAGAGTCGGTTGAAAGATTGATCGATGATCGCCGCCACATCCTTCTTCACCGCGTCCGGCTGCTTGCTGCCGGTCATGCGCTGGAGATGCGCCGCAATTATCTTTTTGCATAGATCGATATCGGCCGGATCGGTCGGCTTGCCGCCGTTGTCCGCCCAGAAGGCGTCGCTGGCTTGCGTCGCCTTGTCCTTGTCCTTCTCGGCGCCGTTGCCAGTTCCACCGAAGCGAAAGAGCGCGCTGGAGAACGCTTCGAAGATGCCAACAGGGGCGCGCTGGGAGGAGGAGTGCGCGCCCCCGTTGGACTTATCATCGCCCGCCTGCGAGGAGGTGGTGGAGGACGACGAATTGGTGGGGCTCCGGCCGTTCTGGCTGTCGGAAGCCCCGTCGGCTTGATGTGCCGACTTTGCAGAGGACTGGGACCGACTGGGCGTTGTTCTACCCGCCGCGCCGGACTGTGCCCCTGAATTTGCTTCGATGAGTTCGCCGGTCTCGCCATCGAAACGTTCCATTGGAAGGCCGCCGGCGGCGAGTTGTTTCGCCGCACCCGGCGTGAACCCATCTCCTGATTGATTTCCGAAACGGCTAGCGAGCGACGGTGTGACGTTGCGCGCATTGTTGGCCCGACGCTCGATCTCGATTTCAAGCAACTCGTCGTCGGCGAGCACACCCATGATTGCGGCAGGCTTGTAAACGCGCGACCATTCGCGGGTACCGCGGTAGACCAGCATTTTGCCGAACGTGTTCGGCCGCCATGGAGAACCGTTTCCGGTGGTCTTCCATTCCGCAACTGAACCATCGAGGATGTTATAGCCTGGGAGCCGAATACCTGGCGCCAGCTCGGAAACGACATCTTCCGGCAGTTCCTGGTCGCACAAGTAGATGCGGTAGTCGTCGGAGGTCGGATTGCCGGTGTAATATTGGTGCAGAACGATGCCGAAATTCGCCTCAAGCACGGCGGCAATGACTTTGCCTTCAAAGCCGAGCTTGCCGTGAACAATCGCGGCGCACGACAGAAGTGCGAACGGAGATTGGTTCCAGCGATCAGCTTGTTCACATACGGCGAAAACGTTCGCCACTACCTGCTCACGCGGGAGCGGCTGCTTGTTGTTGCCGCTTCCCTCGAACTTGAGAGTTTCAGGGACAAGACTCGAGCTGGAGATCCTCTCCGCAAGCGTCCAAAGGTAATCCAGGCGCTCTGGATTAATTGCAGCCGACGGGCGATAGACGTCCGGCTCAGTTGACGGCGGGAGTTCGTTCATTGTGCAAGTTCCTGTTCGATCTGCGTGAGGCGTCGCTTCGCCCATTCCCGCGTCCATGGGGTGCGGCGGACGAAGCTGCCGTCGCCGGCGTCGCCTTTCGGGCCAGGCCACTCATTCGTTTGGAGGGCGCGCGCAAAGAGGCGCAGTGCAGCGCGGTTCTCAAGTATGCCGTCGGCGACATCGTCCGGATGGATGGTGGCGATGCGAACGCTATGCGGTCGCTTCTGCTCGACGTAGATGAGAAAGAAATTCTCCATCATGCGACCAAAGACGTAGCGGACAGCCTCGAATGTCAGAGCAGCTTGTTGATGGTAGCCGCGATCACCAAGGCCGCGTGAAATGCCATCATCAAAGACGTCAGAAACACACTTGAGATCAGCGCCGTCCGCGTCGTTCGGCACAGCGTCGGGTCGCGACTTGATCCAGATTCCGGTCTCTGGATCCTGGTAGAACATCGAAAGCTCGACGTGGCCGCTCAGAATGCCGCTACAAATGGCCGGCTCTTCCAACATGCTCTTGGCCATGCCACGGATATATTCAAGCTGCTCCGGCTTGATAACGGTGAGCCCATCCAAGGCCTGTGCTGCTGCCCAAGACTTGCAGTAGTTTGAATTGCCGTTCCAAGGCTTGTCCTCACCCTTGTCACCTGGGTAGGATGCGGGACGAAGGACGAAGTATCTCCCGAATTCACCCTCGCCGAGCAGGAGATGATGTGCCGCGCGGCCGAGTATCGTCGCCTCGGTGTCCTGGAAAGGCTCCCGGTCCGGATTTAGCGGCGACTGGTTCCAGTAATGCTTGAGGCTCTTCGAGAAAATCGTCCGAAGCTGACTCGAGCTGATCGACGGCCCGACGCACGGCTGACCATGATAGACTTCCATCGGCATGTTGCGCACGGCAACGGCGGCATCAACCTTGAGGCCCGGAACGTAGTCGTAGATGCCAAATTCATCGGGCTGAAAATCGAGGTAGCTCATTCGGCAGCCTCCAAGGCAGCATCAGACTTGACCATGCCGTCCTCGATAATGATGGCGCCCGGCCGATCAGACTCGACCGTTTCTACCCAGATTTGGAAGTCATGGGTGGCGGCCATTTCGGAGAGGATCCGCATCGCCGCCGTCCCGAGCAGCGAGCCGTCACGAATGATGATGACGCGGAGCCGTGGGTTGGCCGCCATCGTCAAGCCGACTGCGGCGCGCAATTGCTCCGCACTGGACGCCTGGTCAAATGGAACGCCATTGAGCGTCACGCACCCGTCGCCGAAACCAATACCCGGGACCGGCATTTCCGCTTTGGCAATAGCATCCGATTTCCGAACGTCGCTCTCGTCTATCGCTTTGGAGAGAGTGTCTGCCTCGTTCTCGAGGCCAGTGACTTGAGCGATCAGTTCGCCCAAATGCTTCTTGAGCTTGACGGCGGAATTCGTTGCGTTGGCCTCGTCGATCTTCACTCGGACCAACGACGGATCCTTTGGATCGGGAAGGGGGCCAGCATCAAGGAGTTTCGCCCTTCGTTCCTGGGCAGCTAGCCTCTTCTCTTTGGCCTGATCGTCCAGTTCGTCGGCCTGGCGACGCAGTTCGATAGCGCGATCGTCCAGCTGCTTTGCTTCGATCTCGAAGCGATCGGCGTCATCCGAGACGCGCTGACGATTGCCCTTGCGTGTTTCGATGTCAGCATTAAAGGCACCGACCTCTTGCAATTCGTCCGTCAGGGCAGAGACGTCGATCTCCTCATCCGGCGTGTCATCGGGAAATGAAATGCCGGCCGCCTGCGACTTCAGCTCGCGGATCTGGCGATTGACGTCGGTCCGGGCGTCGAACGCACGCTTGCGATCGCGGGCTTCAGCCTCGAAATCGAAGCCGGGCACGAAGTCTTTCAGAATTTCCAATTGGTCGGCAGGTTTCTTTTTGGTGAACTCGAGCGGATCAAACGAGAGCTCGCCGACCATCTTGTTCAGAATATCCTGTGGCTTCTGGAAACGAGCGCCTTCCTCGGTTTCGACCACCAGTGCTGTGGTGAATGAGCCATCTTCTTGTCGGTTGAATGTCCGACGGATTGTCAGGCCGCCACTGAGCGTCAGTTCGGTCTTCGCCTTCTCCTGGCCAATGCGGATCGGCTGAGACTGAATCTCCTTCTGGCCGGCCAGATTCCAGAAGATGCTGTCAAGAACAGAGCTCTTGCCGTTGCCATTCTCGCCGGTTATCTCGACGATGCCTCCTTCAGGCGTGATGTTCACGGCCTTCAGGCGCTTCACGTTTTCGGTCTGCAGCTGCACGATCTTATATGACTTGTCGGATCCGGACATGGTTCTTCCCGAAGGTGGTTACTTGCCCAACATCTGGCGTGTGGAAGCGTCGGCAATTGCCGCGCAATCGCGCTCGAGGGGCTCGGTTATCGCAGGAGTGAGTGAGCTGCGAACGATCTCGGCGATGCGGCGCTGAGTGTCGTCGTCGGCTTTCAAAAATTCCTGGTGCGGATTTTGGCGAAAGCGAATGCGTCGCTCTGATTGGTCTTGTCCCGGGAAAACATCGATGGGATCGACGAACAATAGAGCCGAGATGACATTTCGCATCGACCGCGTAAAATCAGTCTGCATTGGAGACTACCTCCTTTGAGGCGCTCTTCATGCGTTCTGCCAGGCCCGTGAAATAGTCCACTCTCTCGCGATGGCTGGCAATGTCGACGTCAAGCTGACGATTGGCCGCCTTTGCCTTCCAGTCGGGCAAACGCTTCTGCCCGATCTTCGCCTCGTTGACCTTCTGCTTGATCGCACGTTTATGGAATGTGGCAATCGACAGGATCTGAGGCCACGTGCTTCCCTGCGCGAAAGCCTCTTCGATGGAGATCGCGTTCATGGCGGTTAGCCATCCTTCTAAATTGTAATTTGGGGAGGGCCTTTTTCCGCTCATGCCCGGGAGCGCTAATCAAAGTGGAATCTAATCGGTCTCATGGATCAGCTGATCCGCGCGCAGCGCGCTGCCAGTAAATTGAAGACGCACCTCCTCGATCCTCCTGCGTGCGCAGGTTCATCCCGTGGGATCGGCGTGGTCGGAGCCGGTTGGTGGATTTCGAAAAGCACCTTCCTGTTGGAATATTCCTGGGAATGTCTGGTGCTTGCATCGAACATATATTCTTATGCGCATGTACTGTCAACATGCTTATGAGAATTTATTTTGATTGACGAGAATTTCGGGAGGTGTATGTTCGAGATTGCTGGGGCGGGAACGTCGCCGGCAAAAAGAAAGACCCCGGCGACGTTGCAAGCGTCCCGAGGTCAGACTGGAATGGATGCTTTGCGGCTGATCCAGTGAGGGAACAATAGCAATGTTCTCTTTTTGTTTCAATCAAAATCTTCCGTTCCAAGCTTCATGGGATGTCTCGACCGCAAGGCGAGACCCCGCAGCCTCGGCATAGCCGAGCTACTGATGGGTAGTTGGGGGCCACGATGTTCGCCCCATGAAGTTGCGCTAGGACACGGGTGGTTCAGGTGCCTCTGCCATTTATCAGAGGAAAGGGACGAGCAAAGCGCAATGGGAATCCGAAACCCTGCTCGTGAGATCAGCCTTCCAGAGGCTAAAGAAACGGATCATGAACCGGGCTGGTAAGTGCCGCCATATGGCATGCCGGGGATGCACGGAAACCTCAGAACACTCAGTCGAGTGCTGAACGCGTGCAGTGCCTATAGGTCGGTTTTCAATCCGGCCTATAGGGATTGTTCTGCCCATTTCCTAGAAGCCTAGTCGTTGCTGAATAGAGTTAACTACCTAAATAATAACAATAAATAGAGAGAGTCATTGCCGAATTGAGTCAATTGCGCGCATGAGGCGTTCTTCCGCATGTTCCGCGGTTGGCGGGCGGTTATCTCTATTCGTTGAAAATTTGTATAGTTCGACGATCGATCGAGCTTTTTGCGCGGCGGAAATCCTGCCAGCCAGGCCTATTCGCAGCACGGCTTCTTCGATGGCAATAATCGCCCGATAAAGCAGATCGAAATCAAAGGCGTGTTTTGGTCCGCACAAAATTTCAGTTGGCGAGCACCCATAGACCTCAGCGGCGCGCTCTAGGAGGCGCTGTGTATAAGGCGACTTTGCATTCTCAATTTGAGACAACAACGGCCGGGAAATATTTAATTCTGCAGCCGCCGCTTGTTGCGATATGCCACGCAGATTTCGCCATTCGCGCAAATACGTCTTTTGCAACTGATACTTAGGCTTAGCGATTGGTGCCACACGCTTCTCCGTTGCAACTCTGAGGGTGATATTCTTGACCTGCAAGCAAGTAAAAGTTTTATTGACACCAGATCATGTAAAATGACATTAACAACACGTTAAGAGTTTAGTGCAAACGGCGGAAGGGTTGCAACCGCCCGGGGTGTGGATATTATGCCGGTGGCAGGAATATATACCTACAATCACCGGATTTCCCTTGCCAATGTTCATGTTTTGATCCACTTTTTGGGGGTAAGGAGAGATCGATGGAAACACGCAGGCAATTATTAAAATCAGCATCAATTTTGGCCGCCGCTGCGGCGGTGGCCATCCCAACTAAACCCTTGGCCGCAAAGCCGGCTGATGAGTGCGAGCTGTACGCCAACAAGTTATGCGACTCTCTAGCTAGAAAGTTTGGCGGAAAATGGCAATTCCAGTTGACCGCGGGGCAAGACGCCATGCTGGTATGCAAAAACCTATGATGAACTGTCTTCCTGGCGTTTTTTCATCAGGGAGAATGTTTCGGCCATGTCGGTGAGCTGCTGCTTTAGCGACACATCCATAGTTTCCATGATGGAAATCACCCGCTGGATATAGGGATCGCTATCCTTGGTCGTCAGATGAACTGCCGGCGTCTTTCCAGTCACCTGCTCATAAAGCGCATAGATCTTGACGGCATATTTTGCATCGGGTGTTTGGGGCCGAATACTTTTTGTGCCGAGCCATTTGCTTATGTACGGTTGAGGCACGCCCATATCATTGGCCATGCGAATTCGCGGCTTTCCAATGCCGTCGGATTGGTAAGCTGCTTCGATTTCTTTCAACAGATCTAAAAGATTCTTCTCTTCCATGGGCAGGACTATAACATTCCTGCGCGCATAAAACAAATTCGTACAAGCATATTGACATGACATGCTTGTAAGAATATGTTCGCCTCATGAATACCTTCAAACACATCAGAAAGAATGTTTTTGGTCTCCGGCAGGATGAGTTTGCTCTGATTGCCGGCGTCCACCAGGCGACCGTCAGCAAGTGGGAAAGCGGTGTTCTCTTCCCTGATTTCACCAATCTCGTGTCGATCCGGACCAAGGCAATGAGCCTCAGTCTGGAATGGCGGGACGAGTGGTTCTTCGACGCTCCTGGTGTAGGTGCTTCCGTGGAAGGGAATGACTGTCATAACTGACTTGCGATCGCTTTGGCATCTACGAGCTGAGTTGTTCATGGTCTGGCTCCTTTCCGTTTGTTGTTCGAAGTAGTAGCGGAAAGGAGTTGTGAGATGGCACAAAATTCACGCGGAATTTCACAAGACCTGACGTCTCCGACGGGGGCTTACGAACGGGCTTATAGCCTTGCTCGCGAAGCCGTCATGATAGAGCGGATGTCGGCAGGTTATGTCGGCACGGCGATCGAGAACATCACCGCAGAGGGCAATTTCGGGTCATGGCTTCGTGATCTCTTTCATCGCAAGAAGGTGACAATCCATCTTCACTTTTACGAGCGCCTGGTGCGGATCGTAGAAGAACAAGACGCGGCAAAACGCCGGAAGATTGAACATATCGACAATTTGCTGCGGATCGCAAAGGGAAGCAATCATGCGATTGATGAAGGCGGTAATGGCGCTGTTACGAACGGTAGTAGAGCTGCGGCGAAAAACTCGCGAGGCCACTCGGCGCGGGCTTGAAGCGCGCCTACCAGCTTCCTCGAGCGCAGCTCGCATTGTCGCAATCCTTTGCTTCGGTATGACGATCGGCGTGACGCTCGGCCTCTTTCGATAGTGATGCTTGATCCTCGCCAGAAACTAGATGGCGAGGATTGCCGGCCCAGTGCCGGCTGAAATCAAACCGAAGTGGCAGACGATCGACATGGAAACGAATTATGAGACCTGGTCAAAAGAGCGGCTCGTCGCACGGATCTATGACCTGGAGGCGACGATTGGGTCTCTGAAAACCTTCAATTCCGACAATCTGGTTTTGACCGTAAAACAGAGGTTTAAGCTGACCTTGACTGAGGCGCGATTGCTGACAGCGCTTGCTGATGGGCGACCGCATTCGAAGAGGGCGCTGTACGAATATGTCTATCAAGATGAATTCGATAATTTCCCCGAGATGAAGATCATTGACGTTCTCATTTGCAAGATCAGAAAGAAGATCTTTCCTTTCGGTATCAAGATCGCAACCATCCACAGCGCCGGCTATGAGCTCACGGACCCAGTGCGATTTGGAAAGATAGTCGACGGTGAGGTTCTGGCGCCGACTGTCTTGGAAAATCCGAATGAGCCGCGCAAGAAGGGTGAGAATGAACGGTCCGTTCTTGCTGCCTTGATCGCAGCAATGGATACATCTGGAAAGACGAAGATATCTGCAAGGGCACTCGCCAGAAACTCTGGTCTCACCGTTCCTTTGCTTCCCATAATGATGCGGCTTGCAGAAAAAGGCATAATCCAAGTGAAGAGCCAGCCCAGTCGAAGCAATAAACTCGCGCCGTGGGTGGTGCACGTACGGGCGAGGGCGCTTTGAACTGGCCGTTCGGGGATATGCTGCCGTTCTCATACGATCTGTTCGTGGTCGACTTTCCATGGGACTTTAAGCTCTATTCCGAGAACGGGGAAAAGAAATCTGCCCGGGCTCACTATGACACCATGTCTCTTCAGGAGATTGTAGATTTCTCAGTGATTACTCATTTGGCAAAGAGAGACAGTCTTTGGCTGATCTGGACTTGCGAATGGATGAAGCCGGGTGATCAGCAGCGGATCCTCGATGCCCATGGGCTCGAGTACAAATCGGCGATCATTTGGCGCAAGACGACCAAGAATGGAAAGGTGCGCATGGGGACGGGATATCGTGTCCGAACCATGCACGAACGGATCATAGTGGCGACGACGGGCAACCCGAGTCACAAGGCTTTCAAGTCCGTCTTCGACGGCCTGGCCAGACAGCATAGCCGGAAGCCTGAAACATTTTATGACATCGTTCGAAAATGCACGCCGGGAATGGATCGTGCAGACATGTTCACCCGGCAAACTCGCGAAGGTTTCACGAGTTGGGGCAGGGAGAGGACACTTTTCGACGCCGGCGATCCGGTGTCGCTGAAGCGGACCAAAACCGCTTCTGAAGAGCGGGTACTTTCACCCATGCCGCTCTTCGAACCAGCTGTCTGATTGGCAGCAAAGCAGAAGGAAATATCAGGTGAGCGTAAGCAAATCTGACATCGTCGCCAGGGTCTCGGAAGAGACGGGCGTTTCGAGGGCTATGGCTTCCAACATTATCACCAAGGCTTTCGACCAGGTCGCTTCAGCGATCGCCACCGTCGGCGAGGTCAAGATCTATGGCCTGGGTCAATTCGTCGTGAAGTCGACGAAGGAGAGAACCGTGCGCAACCCGGCCACCGGCGAAACGTTCGTCAAGCCGGCCGGCCGCAAGGTGTCGTTCAAACCTGCCTCTGAATTGAAGAAGGCGATCTGACACGATGGGACGCAAACCGAAACTCACTGTCGTCGGCGGCCCAGGCCCGGCACAAGCTGGACCTGGCCACAACCTTTCGGAAGATCAGGCTCGCGGACTACATCTCAGCAGTCATGTGCCGGCCTATGAAAAGGCCCTCGCAGCGAAGAAGAACGCCGATGCGGCTTTCAAGAACGTCTGCAAAACAATCAAATCGGAAGGCGGCAGCGTCGACGACATCAAGTTGACGATCAAACTCCGGACTCCGGAAGGCGAGCAGGAGTTCAAGGAGCTTCTGAATCGTCAACGCCGCGTGGCCGAATGGAACAACCTCCCGATCGGTCAACAGGGTTGGCTGCTGGATGAAGACCGGCGGCCAATCACCGAGCGCGCGAAGAAGGACGGAGAGAAGGCCGGCCTTGAAGGCAAGGATGCCAATCCTCCTCACGCACCTGGTACCGAAGCTCACGAGGCCTGGATGGCCGGCTGGCACGAAAGTCAATCGACCCTCGCCGGCGGCTTCAAGAAGGGACCGGCTACCGCCGAGGTTCTTCGCGATGCCAACAAGGCCGAAGAGAAGAAGGTCGATGAGTTCGATCAGAAAGCCAGCGAGTAACAACAGGGGCGCCGGAGATGAGCCAGAACAAGTTGGCGAAACTCCGGAATGCCGATGTCTTCAAAGCGCTGATGCGTGTCTTGGATGAATATCGGATTCCGAAGGAAGACTACCACGTTCTCGACAAGCGGCCGCACCCGATGCTGACGGTACGCTACTGCGGTGCGGAGCGGGAGATGTCGATACCGAGCACTCCGAAAACGCGTGGCAAGGCGCCAGTCGCTTATTCGGCGCAGCTCCGGCGCCTGTTGAAGGAAATGCAGATGGCGGCACTCGGCGGAGGCACCGTCCAAGGCACAGTCGCACAAGAGGTTTCTGACGTGCAGGAACAACCCAACCTTCCACTCATTTCACCATCCGCGCCGGCCGGTAATGCGCCTACGATGTCAACCCGCGAGATTGCGGAATTGCTTGATATTCGCCACGATAGCGTGAAGCGAACGGTTGAGCGCCTGGCGCAGAAGCAGGTGGTCAGGTTTACACCGTTGGTGGAAACCTCTCATGCCGGCGCTGGTGCTCGGCCAGTAGAGGTGTATTTGGTCGATGAGCGCGACAGCTATGTGGTCGTCGCTCAACTTTCTCCCGAATTCACTGCCCGTCTGGTGGATTTCTGGCAGGGTCATAAAAACCAACAGCCAGTCAAGATCCCGACGACGGCGGAAGCATTCGCTCACGCTTTCCAGATGATCGCGAACGCTGAGCGAACGCAGATGGAGCAGGCTCGAGCACTCCAACGCCTTGAAGAGAAGGTGGAGCGCGTTGAGATCGCGCAATCCGTCATGCGCGCACGTCCAGGCAATGCGGAAGGGATCACGCATATCCGAATTCGAATAGGCAAGATGCACGGCCTTTCGATATCGGTGATCGATGAGGTGATGCGGCAATCGCCGTACGCGCCGAAGCCAGCGGGAATGGTTCGGAACGACCACGTGGACGCAGATGGCTCGCTCTATGCCGTCTACTGGCAGAAGGATGTCACCGCGACGTTCAATCGCTTCGTGGCAGAGTGCGTCTCGGTCACCGCCCTGATGTTTACGCATCCGTTTATAGAAGGCCGCTTCCGCGTTGCCGGGAAGGTGCCGGCATGACGGGCGTCTATGTCGGGCTCGATGTTGCGACCACGACTGGGGCCACAGCATACGTCGATAGCAAATATATCGCGTCATCCTTCACCGCAGCGGCACCATACAAGCAGAAGACCAAGAAGGAGCGGGTAGAAGAAGCGCTCGGGATGAATGTTTCATCGCTGGATGCGATGTTAACGGGAGCCATCCTCGACGACTTTGAGCGCCGCCTCACAATCTACCTTATTGAGGTGACGGAGCAATTTGGCCAGATCCTCGCCGTCGGTATCGAGAAGCCGCTGGTGCCTAACCACGAGCGAAAGAGAACTGTCGTCGACACATCTACGGAGTGGGCCGGGAAAGCCATACGACGTGAGACCGTCGCTGGAACGAATGAAGCGACTATCCACCGCGCAAATGCTCTAGCGGCGACTGCAGCCAAGGTTTGCGCGCGCCTCAATATCCCGTGCGAATACATCGATCAAACGACCTGGAGAAAGGACTTTCTCGGCAACGGCCGGCCGGGCGATAGCGCGACTTGCAAGAAGCTGGCAATGCAGATGTGCAAGACGCTCGGGATTGCTGTCCCGAATGCCGACGGAGCCGAGAGCGTCGGTGTTTGCTACTCATTGGTCCTGAAGAAGAATCCGTATGGCGGTCGAGCGAACGATCTGTTCAGCGCCAAGAAGCCGTTGCCGAAGACGCCGGCGCAAGAGGACGCTTTGGCCAAGGCCGAGGCATTGTTCAAAAAGTGAGTCAATGAATGCGCCGTAATTGGCAAACGATGACTGCTGACGAGAAGGTCAAGGTCCTTTCGATCTTCACCTCTAGCGCAATGAGTGCGACCAAGATCGCGGAACAGTTCGATGGCGCATCGAGGAATGCCATCATAGGGTTTTGCCATCGGAATAAACTAACCCTCAAAGGCGGTGGTCTAAAGAAGAAGAGCACGCGCGCGGCCAGAACCGGCAATGTTGTTCCGCTCGAGCGAGCTAAGTGTCGCCCGAAGAAGCCCAGTGCGGTTGCGGTGAATGAAAGCGCAAACAAGGTCGTCGTCCTGCCGGTACGAAAGGCACAAAGAGCGCCGGTGAAGCGGCAGCCAGTGAACATTCTACAGCTGACGTCTGACACATGTCGTGCCCCTCTCAATGATGAGTACCGCGGGCTTAATGCAGTTCAGATGATGTTCTGTGGCGAGGTCACTGCGCCCGGAAGCTCCTGGTGCAAAGCATGTCAGCGCAGGTTGACCGTCGGTCGTGCGCCGATGCGAAGAGTGGTCGATGAGAATGGCGAGCCGTTGAAGCCAACAGAGAGGAAGCGGAGGCCGTTTCATAGTTGGCTTCGCTAAATGACTTTCCGATCGCTGATGTGCTCCGGTTCATCCGATCTATCGCTGACCGATGTTGGGATAAGAGCGGCGCCATCTACCAGGAGATCATTGTCATCCTGAGTATCGAAGAGGCGCGGATGATATGGGCTGCATCAAAATGGATTGAGGTGTTGCTGTTTGCTGAAGTCAGAAGCATTGGCGACAACGGATTTAGCCTTGAGGAGCTTCAATGGATGCTCTTCGAAAAGATCCATGGCCTGAAGTGCCAGGATGCAGTTGAGAAAGTTCTCGGCCTCGATCGGCGAGAAATGAAAATGATAATGGATATCGAGACGCACCTTGATCGGTACGCCTCGAGGGCGAGCAATCCGCCGGCAAAGAAGTGGTCGGGTTCGAAGAAGGGAAAGAAGAATTGAGTACCATGAATCTCTTTGGTGAGGTGTCAGAAACGCCGGCTCCGATGAAGCGGCTTGGGCCGACCGGGTTTGTGCGTGCGGCTCGCGTCCCGTTCGAATGTCCGCCGCCCGAGAAGTTTGGAGCGCGCCGGGTGCTCAATGTCGACTCCTTCGCGGGCGGAGGCGGAGCCAGCAACGGTATCGAGGCGGCATTGGAGGTACTTTGGGAACTTGAGCTGCTGCCGCCTGAGCATAGCCGGAAGGTCGATTTCGCCATCAACCACAACGAGCCGGCGCTCGCCATGCATGAAGCCAACCATCCGGAGACGGTGCATCTGCCGCACAATGTCTGGAAGGTCTCGATGCGCGAGATCCTTGGCGACAATCTCTTTGGTATCTTGTGGCTGTCGCCCGATTGCCGAGATCATTCGCCGGCCAAGGGCGGCCCGATTACGTCACGTTCGGTGCGCGATCTTGCCTGGGTGCTGGTGCGATGGCTGAAAGAACTGCCTGACTGGCAGCGGCCGCGGCTGATCTGCCTGGAAAACGTGCCGGCCTTCTCGAAATGGAGTCCGCTGATCGACCATCCTGATGGCGGCTATAAACGTGATGAATCGCGTCTCGGGGAGATCTTCCATCGCTTCGTCATGGCGATCGCCGGCTTCGGCTATTCTGTCGGCTGGACAGAGCTTGTCGCCTGCGAGCACGGAGATCCGACAATACGCCGGCGATTGCAGATGGTGATGCGCCGCGATGGCGAACGCACTGAATGGCCGGCGCCGACGCATGGCGACCCGAAATCCGATGCCGTAGCGTCCGGCGAATTGGAACCATGGCCTGTGGCAGCGGACATCATCGATTTCGACCGGCCGTGCCCGTCGGTCCTGATGACGAAGGAAGAGGCCAAGGCGTATACGCGTGAAACCGGTATCAAGATCATCAGGCCGCTTGCCTTCAAGACGGATGCTCGTCTCGCCAAAGGCGTGAAGCGCCATGTGCTGGGGGCGGTAGAGCCTTTCATTGTGACCTGCAATCATGGTGGGGAAGGTTTTCGCGGACAGTGCCTGCAGGTTCCGCTTGCGACAGTGACGCGGGCGAGGGATGCGCACGGTCTCGTCGTCCCTCACGTAGTGGCATTCCGTGGAGACCAGATAGGCCGACCAGCGAACGTTCCCTTGTCGACTGTGACCGCCAACAGTTTCCTTAAGCGGCCGGGTGGTGCATCGCCGCTCGGGTTGGCGGAAACGACAATCGCTCCATTCGTGAGCTATGGCCAGCATGGCGGCCGCAGTCGTTCGGGCCTGGATCCCCTCCATACTGTCAAGGCCTCTACCAAGGATCAGAACCAGGTCGTAGCGGCCGCTATCGCTCCATTTATCGCCCAGCACAATAGCGATCGCAAGCAGAGCGGCGTTGATTACGCCAGGGCTGGCCGGCCAGTTGATCAGCCGCTTGGCACTCCGACCACCAGTCCGACGCAGGCGCTCACCGCACTCTATCTCGCTCAGCACAACACCGACATGATCGGGCACGATATGCTCAAGCCGGTGTCGACGATCGTCCAGAAGGCCTGCACTCAGGGGCTGGTTTCTGCGACCTTCATCAAGCGCGACTTCGGAAATTCTATTGGGTCGGCGATGGGCACGCCTATCGGCGCGCTGACGGCGGGCGGCGGTGGGAAGGCGGAGATCGTCGCTGCGCACATGATGTCGTTGAAGGGCAGCAGCCGGCGAGACGGAAGCTGCAAGGCTCCGCATCCGGCGGTTTGCGCCAGCGGTCAGCACTCGGCGGTCGTCACCCTACCGCTGATGACGGCTTATTATTCGACCGGCGGCCAGAGCGCGGCCATCGACAGCCCAATGCTCGCGGTTCCGACGAAGGCACGTTTCGGCCTCACCGAGGCGGATGCGGCTAGACCGCCGTTGTCGGATAGGCAGCTAGACCGCGCTCGTATGGTGGCCGACTTCTTGCGCCGGCATGATTGCTGGGACGAGCGCGAATTCGTGACGCTGATGATCGGCGGTGAGACTTATATCGTCATCGATATCGGCATGAGGATGCTGACGCCGCGCGAACTCGCCCGGGCGCAGGGCTTTCCCGATTCATACGTCCTTGCGGCGCCGTATCGGGGTGGCACGCTTTCGGAGACCGAACAGCGGCACAAGATCGGCAATTCCGTCTGCGAGCGTCCGGCGGCAGCATCGATAATCGTGAACTACCGTCCAATTGGAGCATGGGGGTCATCTCCGGATGTGTTCATGGAGGCGGCCGAGTGAGCGACATTGGTGTCCTCGAGATCAAAAAGCTCATCCAGTCTCGCCGTTTCTCTTTGTCTGATGAGAAGAAGCTCCAGGCCGAGATTGAAACCGAGCTTCTTGCTGCCGGCATCGAGCACAAGCGCGAGCACCGGCTCGATGCCAACAATATCATAGACTTCATGATCGGCAGCACCGGCATCGAGGTGAAGATCAAAGGCTCGAAGCTCAACATCTATCGTCAGATCGAGCGCTACGCAGGTTTCGACATGATCAAGCGCCTCATCCTCGTCACCAACGTTCCAATGGGCATGCCAGAGCTCGTGAAGGGCAAGCCCGTCTATATCGTGAATCTCGCAAAGGCATGGCTGTGACCTACCAATCAGATCGCCAAATCATCGAAGCACTTCTTCCAATCCGTCTTTTCGCAGTGGTCATCGCTGAAGGCATGGAAGACCCTGATGGGAATGACGCCCTTACGCTCATGACGTGGCTTCGCCAGGCACAAGACGAAATCCTCGCAGGACTCACTCCGAAGAAGGCTGAGGCTGTGTTGCGGCGGGCCGGGCGGGCGGCAGGGATTGCAAAAAGGCCGTTTGTTGAAGCCAATGCGGCAGTGGCTAAGTTCGGTCTCTGCGTCTTCTATCTGCTTGATTGCCTTCGACGCAACCGGGTCTTTGGTCTCATCGACGACAGCGCCTTTGACAAGGCCGTCTCCGCAGTTTTGGCGCCGGACGGAACCGTGACCGAGCTCGCGAATATTCCGAAGGTAGACAGCTCGGCGCAGAAGCAGGCCAAGCACATGCTTGAGGCGCTGAAAGGCGAAGGCTATTTCCAGGGGGTCGACTGGGAATGACTCTGAACCTTTTTGCGGGTATGGGGACCCACCAGAGCGCGCGATCGAAAACCGATGTGTGGTTCACACCGCCCGCGATCATTGAAGCGCTTGGCGGCCCAGATTCCTTTGATCTGGATCCGTGCAGTTCAGTCGAGCGCCCATGGCCGACTGCGCGGCGGCATTTCACGCCTGAAGACAATGGTCTGATGCGACCTTGGCAGGGCCGCGTATGGATGAACCCTCCATATTCTACGCAGCTCCTGCGCAAATTCATGGCACGCATGGCGGAACATGACCACGGCGTGGCGCTTGTATTCGCGCGGACCGAGACCGATCCTTTCCACCGGTATGTCTGGGGAGCTGCCTCGGGCCTTCTATTCGTGCGGGGTCGGCTCAACTTTCATCGCATCGACGGCGAGCCGGCACGCAAAAATGGTGGTGCTCCGTCGGTGCTGATCGCCTACGGCGACGAGGACCGAGATATCCTGGCTGCCGCGCCGATTGACGGCACCTTCGTGGCTCTGCGCTTCCAGAAGTTTGTTCTGGTGTCGGCCCTCAATCAAACCTGGGCTTCAGCTCTCGAGGAGTTCTTCGAGCGCCACCGCGGGCCAGTCCACCTTCAGGATCTGTATCGAGCCTTCGTCATGCATCCAAAGGCGCGTCGAAACGCTCATTGGCGGGACAAGCTGAGGCAGGTGCTTCAGCGCGGGCAATTCGAACGGGTTTCGAAGGGGCTCTGGCAGAGGAGGAACGTGTGAAACTACAGGCTTCCTACGGCCATCTCGCGTTGGATGGCAATCGCTGGATTCTCAGCGAGGTCCCGCCTCATGTCGCCATCCGCCTGAAGAACATGTTCCAGCGGATCTCCAAGACGCAGACGAAGACCTTCACGTTGCCGGCATCCGATGAGATGTCGGCCGACCTGTATTGGTTCATGGAACGCTACCCGTTCCAGATGAGCCCGGCCGACGCGCGCGCGCTCAAACGGCGGGTGAAAAGCTTCGCTGATGATCGCGCTGCAACTGAGGCAATCCTGTTGCCCGGCTGGGAGGCGCCGGCGATCCGAGGCTTCAGACCCGGCAAGGGACTGCGTTTCCCACAGGCGCAAGCATTCGAACTTGTGAAGCGTCGTGGAAGTCTGCTCCTCGGCGACGATGTCGGTTTCGGCAAAACGTTCGTGGCAATGGCCCGGGCGATGGAGCGTCAACCGACTGCTGTCGTTGTGCAGGCCCACTTGGCCACGCAATGGGTGAACAAGTTCATCGTCCCGAATACCGAACTGACGGCCCATATCATCGACGGGACGCAGCCATACAGTCTTCCCAAGGCGGATACATACATCTTCAGATATTCGAACATTCACGGTTGGAGCGACGTGGCAGCGACCGGCTATTTCAAGCTTGTCGCATATGACGAAATTCAGGATCTGCGAACCGGCGACACGAGTGAAAAGGGAAAGGCAGCTCGAGTCTTCTCGAACAATGCTGAGGAGCGTCTAGGACTCTCGGCCACGCCGGTTTTCAACTACGGCTCCGAGATCTGGAACATCATGTCCTACATTGACGCGGATCTCCTCGGCCCATGGGAAGAATTTATCCGCGAATGGTGTCATATGGGCGCCAGCGATAAATGGATGGTGACGGATCCAGACGCGCTCGGCTCGTACCTCAGGGAAGCCGGTGCGTTTCTCCGCCGTGTGCGCGACGGGCGGCCAATCAATCGCATCGTGGTCGAAGTCGCCTACGATCACGGCGAGGCGGCGAAGACCGAAGATCTCGCTCGATCTCTCGCGATGAAGGTTCTTGATGGCGATTTCGGCGAAAGCGGACAGGCGGCTCGTGAGTTAGACGCACTAGCTCGGCGTGTTACCGGAATGGCCAAGGCGAAGAGCGTCGCAGCTTATGCGAAAATCCTCCTATCGTCGGGTATCCCGATCATTTTGGCTGGTTGGCATCGCGACGTCTATTCTGTGTGGCTGGAGGAGCTGAAAGAATACCGTCCGCTCATGTACACCGGCACGGAGACCTCTCGACAGAAAGACAAGGCTGTCGCGGCCTACCTTCGCGGTGAAAGCAATTGCTTCATCATCTCGCTCCGTTCGGGCGCCGGCCTTGATGGACTTCAGGCTCGATGCTCGACGGTGATCGTCGGTGAGCTTGATTGGTCCCCGCAGATCTATGAGCAATTGTTCGGCCGCGTCGATCGCGAGGGGCAGAAGCAAGACGAGATCACTGCCATTTTCTGCACCTGCGATTTTGGCTCGGATCCAACGGTGATGGCGGTCAATGCGGTGAAGCGTGACCAGGCGCGGGGCATCACTGACCCGGGCGTCGGCGTCGTGCCTGTCCATACGGACGTCTCTCACATCAAACTCCTCGCTCAAAAATACCTTGAGAGGAGCAGCGCATGAGTCGCTATGTCGACGACAGTGCTGAACTTGCGCGTCGCCTCGAGGCCGAGATTGAAGCCGTGATCAGGGCATATTGGCCCGCCGCGATCACCACGCGCGTGAAGGGCCAGGACGTGGCGCTTTTGACCCCCAGGCTGAAGCCAAAGCAGAAACGCCCGACGTCGAGCTTTACCGTCAATCTCAGCGGCGATCGACGTGGGCAATGGTACCGATTCAGTCAAGGTATTGGGGGAGGGTCTCTTTCGCTGCTCTATTACGGGAAGTTCGGGAACATGCCGAGCTCCAAGAGCGATTGGGCGGAAGCATACGGGCTTGCCCGAAAATTCCTCGGCATCACGCAAGAGCGTGAGGAAACAGAGGAAGAGCGCCTCGCGCGCGAAGCGAAGAGAAAGAGAGAGCAGGACGAGCGCGACGACAAAGCTCGATGCGACGCGGCGGCCCGCGCAAAGAAGGACGCAGCCAGAACCTATTCAGCACAAGAAATATGGGCCGAGTCCAGACCGCTACGCGGCAGCCAGGGTGAGGCGTATTTGGTGGGACGTGGCATTCCCCCCATCGAGGCATGGCCATGGGATTGCGCTGACACACTCCGCTTTCACCCGTCGCTCGATTACGAGCTTGATCACAGTGTCGGGCGTTTGCCTGCAGTGGTCGCCGCGGTTCTGGACCCATTCGGAAAATTCACAGCGATCTGGCAAATTTACCTCGACCGGGACAAGCCGCAGAAGGCGCCGATCGACAACCCGAAAGTAGGGCGCGGGCCTGCCGCCGGTGGGGCGGTGCACATCGGCGGCGATGCGGAGCGCGTTGGTGCGTGCGAGGGCGTCGAAACTGGGCTTGGGCTGTGGGTGCTCGAAGGTTTCCGAATGCCTATTTGGCCGATGCTCTCGACTGCCGGGATGATGGGCTTTGAGCCGCCGATCCTCCTGAAACGCCTTTCTATCTTTCACGACGGAGACAAGGGGATCATCCAGAACGGCAGAATCCTCAAACCACCGGGCCAGAATGCAGCCGACACGCTTCGCGACCGCATGGCGGCCGTCGGCGTCGGAACGAATATGAACGAAATGCCAATCCTCGGTGATGGATTGGATCTATTGCAGACGAGGAATGAATTTGAGCGAAAGAAATAGATCGCGAGACAAGGGTCCGCCGGCTGCACTCTTCAATTTAGATGCTGAAAAGATCGTGCTCGGTAAGATTCTGCAGAGTGAGGCGACATTCTGGGAGATCAACGGAACCATCCAGGGCTTCCATTTCTCACAGGAGATCTTCCAACGGATATTCGACACGTATCGTTTGATCCTCATGGATCAGAAGACTCCGACGTTGTCGTTGCTACAGAGCCGCGTCGGGCCTGAATACGGTGATGGTTCCTCTACAATGACCCTCATGACGGCACTCATTCGAAATTCGATTGAGGTCGACGACCTGGCGAAAGAGGTCTCCCAAGTAATTCAATGCTGGCAGCGCCGCCGAACGATCGAAGTATGCGAGCAGTTTATCGCAGAAGCAAAAAAGGCGGAGACAGATACCTCCTATATGCTGGTCGATCTGGAGAACTGCGTCAAAGACGTAAGTGTGAATAGCCAGGATGAGCCCGTGAAGACGATGGGCGCGATTGTCTCTCGTGTAATCCGAGACTCTATGAAGACGCGCGACACGGGAGAGTCGCCGGGCTTCGACACAGGCTTGTCATCTCTCGACCAAATCGTTGGTCGCATGTTCCCCGGCGACTTTGGTGTCATCGGAGCTCGGCCGGGCGACGGTAAGACAGTTCTCGCTTTGCAAATCCTTGATCGAATTCAGGAGCATTATGGCACGACATGCATGTTTTCTCTCGAAATGCGAGACGAAGACCTCGGTCGGCGTTCTCTTGCCGGCCGTTCTGGGGTTTCGGTCTCGTCAATCGAGGAGGGGACATACGATGCGTTCGAGCTGGAAGAATTGCGAGCGGCGGAAGCCATCTTCGCAAATTCGCGCATGCTCGTCGATGATCGGCCTGGACTTAGAATTGATCAGATTCGAGACAGATGCATCGTCCTTAAGCGTTCGAAAGGTCTCAAGGCTATTGGCGTTGACCACCTTCGTCTGGTCAATGCACTTGGGAAGTTCAGCAATCGTTTCGACAGATCCGAATTTGTCACCGGCCAACTCAAGCGGCTGGCAAAAGACGTCGGAATCGCGGTCATTGCCCTATCGCAGGTAACCCGAGGCTCGCAGCGGCGCGATGATCCGCGACCGCAATTGAATGACTTCGACGGGGCATCGAGCATTGAGCAGGATGCAGACTGGGCGCTCAGTTTATTCAGACGTGACCGATATCTTCGCACCCAAAAGCCGCACGACATGAGCTCCGCCGAAGGCACTTCTTGGGCAGAGGAGGTCGCTCGGTGCAAAGGCTTGATCGAAATCATGAACCTCAAACGCCGGCGCGGTGAAGACGGTGGAATTGCCATCCTTGAATTCGACGGCAAGGCGAGCCTTGTTCGTGAGAAGGAGCGTTAAGTGAATACCGAGAAGCTAACACCACTTGAATTCTGCATCATTGTGACCTGGATGCATGGATGGACGATCAACAAGATCTTTCTCAGCTTGGCCAAACGGCACGGCAAGAGCGAGCATGCGGTGCGTGGTATCATCAACAAGATCCCTCAGCGCCGACAATCAATGTCTCGATCGGATCGGCAGCATTTTCTGGACGAGCTGAAGGCAAATCGCATTGACGACGGTATGTTGCCGGTGGACTACTTCGTCTCAAAGTCGCTCGCCTCTGACCAGAAGCAAAAGGCCGTCGTCCCGGTCGAGCGAAAGGCTAAAGCCAAGCCCGAAAAGATACCGGAGCCAGATCCTAAGACGCGCGCCGGCCGCCGAGAAATCAAAAGGCGCAAGGAGGAGGCGGAGAAAAAGAAGCAAAAATCCGCAGATGAACAATTAAGGCGCGAGGCTGGATTCGCTCCACGCGGAGTGGAGTCTGCGCCGCTGGAGTTTCTCTATAACGAGAAGCTGCTTTCAAATTCGGAGGATGGGGGGAAGGGGGAGCCCAAAGAGAAGACGAATAATGCGATGCGGCGCTACGAGGCCGGCGTTCGTCTGAGATCGATGATGGAATCGATCTATGGCTCCGGCGTGAAGTCGCCGGACTATGAGGGCGCCGGCGGCGGCGGGGGTGGCGCGGGCGTGGTAATCCACGCGGTTGTCGCCGAGAACATGAAGAATATCCACTCTATCCGCTCGTTGATGGTTTCCGAATGGTTCCATATGCTCGAGCAGCTGTTGATACACGGTATGTTCGTCTGGCAGATCCCGAGCAAGAACGGCGCAAGCATCGTGTTGACCGAGATCCGGCAGGCGTTGGATAAGGTGTCACTGTTCCTTGGAACCATGCCGGCGGAAGACGGCGACGTCGATGTCCCCAAGAGAGCCGATCGAGGCGCAGTGCGCCAATCTACCATGATGGCCCGCGATGCCATAGCCAAGGCCCAACGCCATGCGAGATAGAAGGATGCGCCGGGAAAGCCCGGCGCCACTTCAGCGCTTGTCAGAATAGTGCGTCGTGACCGCGTCGGTCACTGACTGGGCAATGTCCACATTCCTCGGATCGGCCTTGAACAGCTCAAGCAGCACTCGGACAGGATGGGGCGCAAGCTCCTCCTGTCCTTTTTCGTTCACGCCGTTCATCCATTCCGTCAGCCTGCGTTCGCTCGTCCCGTAGAGGTAGGCGAGAAGCGTCCAGGTGATCCCGGTCTGATGTACGAGGATCTTGAGTTCGGTTGCAGTCAGCTTTTTGTAGCGTTCGGCTTTCCCGGATCTATTGATCGTTCGCAATCGCGGGGTGTTGAGGATATCGAAGAGTCGAAGTGATGCTGCTGCAACTGCTGCGTCTTCGGTTCCGAAAAAGCGAACCCGGTTTGTCTCCGGATCTCGCACGTATCCCGGCGCTAAGCCCGGAGCGCGATAGAGGCCGAGAAAACCCTCGCCGTTCGCATTGGGGACCGCTTCCGCGCCATAGATGATATCGAGTTCTCGGCCGGGCTTTATTTTGGATTGTATGTTTTCGTTCAAGTCGGCCCCCTTTGTGCCACCATTGGCAAATGCTGTTATTTCAGATGGCGGCCGGCTTGTAAACGGACCCCGATTTTGCCGAAGCGATGGCGGCCTGGATATCGGCCTGGTAGGCGTCCCGAGCTGCGCCGACGAATGTCTCGCGATGTGTGATCGCCGCGATCGCAGCCTTCAGGCACTTAGCGTCTTCGCGCGTAAACTCAGACCTCGCCATAGGCTTTACGACAAGGTCGAGCCACTCCTGTTTGATTTCGCTGAGAATAAGCGAGCGATCCTCAATATACCGCCGACTGGCGAAGCATTGGAAATCCCCCAGTTTGCGGCGCAGGAACATTTCGTGCGCCGCAGCAGCGTACGGGGATAACGCGCCGGCGCCGTGATAGTGGCGGGCGATCTGGTGGACAAGCCGGCGATGGCGTCTGTCGTCGAACCATCTTTGGATGGCATGAAGAAGTTTCATCGTATGCTCCCCTCATCGACAAATTTCTGGAGATGTGGAAGCAAATCTGCAACCATTTCCCGGGTGAGATGCATGCGGGTATTGGCCACGTATTCGGCGGGCATTGGAACAGGTTCCCAACCCTCCCTGGGTGAATGAGTCCTCGGATCGGCGTTGTTGCAGCCAAGCCAAACTGCGTCCTCCATTGCCAGGCTACTTGCCTGAAGGCTGCATCCGACACCTCTGCGATCTACGAATTCTATGCGGCTGAAGCCGCGTTCAGTGGTTCTCATTTCCATGGTTCTCCTGTTCCGTCTTCAGCGTGCCGCCGAAGACTTTGGTTTGTCATAGCCCGAAGTCAAAGAGCGGCAGTCCGATTTTGGTCGGGGATGCCTCACTCGTCTCTGGCGTCTGAAGTGAAGGGGGATCGATGATAAGCGGGCCGTCGTTCTGGTCCTGGCGTAACTTGCGTGACCAGCCACCCATGATGTGCGCAGGGGTGAACCAATCATCATGAAACGACATTCGCAAAGTGTCACCGACGATGACGTGGGCTGGAATGTTCATCAAAGCGAACTGCACATACGACATGTGCACGGCGCGCGGATCCACGTCGACGGCCACGACATGCAGATGCTGCTGATAGTTCACCCCGGCGTTCAACAACGCTTCCGCCAGCGCGATGATGGTAGCGCCGGCCCCGACGGCGGGCTCATGCGCCCGGATGAAGCCTCGCTGGTGTATGATCTGCTCGCAATCCTTTCCGTCGACCTGCAGCTCTGCCATCAACCGGCAGAGCTCGTAGGGCGTGAAGAACTGGCCACGCGCTTTGTTGTGGAGTTCGAGCGCATGGAACGTTGCGCCTAAGATGTCCTGGGGGCGGTTCTCCAGCGCCAACACGACTTCGCCCAGAATTTTGGGGAAAGCTTCAAGTTCGTTGCGCTCATAGCGCTTCACGATTTCAAGATATCGTTGCTCTCGTTTGTCCCGAGTGTTGATGTCGACCGCATTGGAGAGCGAAATTGCAGCGCATTCGCACCAGTCTGCGAAGACGCTATAAAGATCATGGCGATACCACAGAGACTCGAAGAGTTTGATGATGTTTTTCAGGTGCGGATCATTCATCGACGCGCACCCGCGGGGCGGTGATATTCATAGTTCGATCTCCGGAATGCCACGATTGGCGGTAGGGATAAGTTCTAGCTTGCTTGGCGATCGAAATATGCGGCCACCGCCGGCTCTGGCTCGAGCCAGAAGACGTTAGGGCGATCGATTTGGCCAAGAAGCATTTGGTAGGCGGCAATCCGTCCGATGCCGCGTGACATCACATAGAAGAGTTGTTCTTGGAATTTCTTGGCGTTCTTTATGCCGCCTAGCTCGCGCATGATCATCCCGTCGCCGATCAACTCGACAAAGGGTGTGACGTCGTCGAGTATGGAATACTCGTGGGCCTCCAGGCAGACCTCTCCCTCGGGCGTGACAATTCGCACTCGCATCTCAAGTTCAAGCTCGCGCACGATTATGTCTGGCCGCAACGCCAGTTCCTCGTCATCATGGAATCGGAGGTGCCCTCGGCGACCGATGCGGGCAAGCGCACCTTCCTCGTCTTCATTGAGGTTTGCGCCACAGCGCTGGCGCCACAACAGTGTTCTCTCTTGCTCGGTGGTAATCTGGTTGCCTCTGCCCAGCATGCTGGAGTATCGTTCGAATACCTTTTCCGGTTTTGCGAAGTAAATGCCAAATAGTTTCGGCTGAATGCGGGTGGGCAAGCGGCGGGTGACCATGATCCACCCGCCTTTGATTGGCAGGGTAATATCAGTCAACTTTCGTCTCCTCGGCTCGCCCGACCGCGCGTGCCCGCTTATCTTCGGCTCCAGCGGTGCGCGCATCGATCATCTCGCGCGTCTCGAACATCTCATGGCCAGCATTGGGGAAATCTTGGTGCCAGTGTCGCCGTCCGACTGCGTCATATATCTGATCGCGGCAATCGTCGCAGTACCAGGCATAGGAGCCGTGATTGTACCAGCGGGCCGGCGAGCATTGGCAACGCGCGCGGTTGCAGCTCCCGTTCTCCTTGCCCTTGTCGGGTTTGTTCGGGCCATCATAGTCTCCGTACGCCATTCGATCTCCTTGGTGCCACGATTGGCAATTTGGTTTCATTTCGAAAATGGGCCGAAATCCTGGCACGTTTCGGCCCCTGCTGATTGGGCGGCTGCGCCTGCTAGCCGCCTCGCTGAAGTCACGCGGCGATCGCTTCATCGTCACCGGTGTTCTTCAGAACCTCGCGCACGACATTGTGGATAGCCTGCCGCGCTTGCGGGCTCTTGATCCGCTGGAAGTCATTCGCCAGCCGCATGGTATCCGCCGACACTTTGCGCGACGGAGCCGGCGTCGGTGGGGCGCTGCTGGTGCCCTTGAAGAATTCCCCGACCTCGACCTCAAGCGTGCCAGCGATCATATAGAGCTTGCTCGCGCTCACTCGGTTCGCTCCCTTCTCGTATTTCTGCACCTGCTGGAAGGTGACGCCGATGGCTTCGGCGACGTTCTCTTGGCTCAGGCCGAGCGTCTCGCGCAGCCGGCGGATGTTCGCGCCCACGATCTTGTCGACGGGATGAATGCTGTCCTTCATATGCTTTTCTCCTAGTTGCACTTCTTGGTGGGGGTGCCAGACCGCCCGCCTATCGACGCATTGCCTGGCATTGATGCGCCCGGGCTCCGGGCCATGGCGGGGGTTGCTGCTAGACGCGCATCGGCATGACCACAGCGGTCCAGCCTTCGCGATTGCTGGTCATGACGATGGGCGATCCGGAATCCTCCAGATCGATCGTGACGGTTTCGCAGGAGAGCGAGGCGTCCTTGATTGCGGAAATGAGGTAACGGGCATTGAAGCCGACTTCCATCGGATCGCCGGAATAGTCGCAATCAACTTCCATCGTGGCATTGCCAGCCTCTGGGTTGTTCACGATCAGTCGGCACTTGCCCGCCGACATCTCGAATTTGACGGCGCGACCGCGCTCGCTCGAAATCAGCGAAACCGTTTCGACGCCCTCAATCAGCGCCTCTGCGTTTATCATCGCTCGCCTGCTGTTTTTCGCCGGAATGACTCGCTGGTAATCAGGGAATGTTCCGTCGATCGTCTTCGAGGTGACAACGATATCGTCGAATGTGATCCGGATCTTGCTCTCCGTCACGGCAATGGTGACGGTATCCGGGCATGCCTTGCCCTTCATGAGTTTGTGCATGACGGCAGCCATCTTTCGAGGAATGATCACGCCTGGCATGTCGTCGGTACCGAATGGCATTTCGAATTCCTGCCGATACAGGCGATGGCCGTCGGTCGCCACGGCTGCAATGGTGCGGCGGTTGCCGTTGTTCAGAACGTGGAAATAGATCCCGTTCAAATAGTAGCGACCTTCTTCAGTCGAGATGGCATCGATTGTGCCGTCGATCATTGTCCAGAAATCCAGGCCGCGCATCGTGAACGAATTGGTCCCAGCGTCAAAGGACAGTTCGGGAAAGTCCTTGATCGGAAGCGACTGGAGATTGAAGACCGATCGCTCGAAATCCAGCGCGTCACGGTCCTCGCCCGTGGTCACCGAGACGAAATCGGACGAAGACGCTTTCTTGAGCAGATCCTTGAGAAGATGTGCGGGCAGGGTGGTGCCGAACTGTCTGTCTGCGGCCGCCGGAATGGTGATGGCGATCTCGATATCCAGATCGGTGCCAGTGAGGCGAAGGTGATCACCATGGCCGACGATGGCGACGTTCGATAGGATCGGGATGGAATTCCGCCGTTCGACGGCGTTGTGGATGATTTCCACCGCGCGGGTGAGGCGCGAGCGTTCGACCAACGCGGTCGCGCCGAAGGCCGGGGCAACGGGCTGGAGAGCTTCCGGCATGTTGTCGTTTTCGGCGGAGATCTCAACGGCCGGCTCGATGGCATCGACGACTGCTTCCGGCTCCGGCTGCTTTTCCGGCGCGCGAAACGGGATGATCACGGCGGAAATCTTTTGGCTGGTTGCCGTCTCGATTGCGATCGCGGACGTGGACTCGAGAATCTTGGCAATGTGTGCGGTCATATGGTCGGTCTCCTATCAGTGCCACAATTGGCGGTGGTGCCGATTGCACCCATGACCGGCGCAAAGGCCGGTCGCGGCTGAAATCGATTGGCCGACGCTACACACACTTCGTGAAGTCGCTCGGTCGAAGCTTTCGCCCCTTCTTGTGGTGAACGAGAAAGGTCATGTAGGGAGATATCGACAGGTCCGGCAGATCTTCCGAATCCAGCGGAAGGCCAGATACCTCGATTTCGTTGATCACCTGATTGCGAAACTCGACAGACGTTTCGTCGTGGGTGATCAGCTTTTCGAAAGCCTCCTTGGCAGAGTCTGCCCTGACGTATGCGATGGTGCAAATGAGAACATTCGCTTGGAAGAACGGCATCAGCATTCCTCCCCATCGATCGCCACTGCGCTCCAATCGGTGCGTCCCGACGCGTCCTCGATGACCTCCAGGCGCGCGATGATGGGAGAGCCGTCTGGCAGAACGCCAAGGTTCCCGGTTTCCATCTGAGCGCCTTCCAAGGCGGCGATCGCCTCTTCTTCGGTGTCAGCTTCGATTTCGAATGCACAGTAAATTCGCGCAGCAAATTTGTATCGCATATGATCTACCTCCTGTGTGCCACGATTGGCGGTTTTGCTTCGATCGGTTCGGCCTAAAGGCCGTCGATTTCGGCGATGATCTTCCTGGCTGCTTCGCGTGGTGCGTTGTCCGGCCATCCACGAACGCGAGCGACTTCATCGACTTGAGCCAGCAGTCCGCGCAATGCGGCCTCTAGCTCATTAGCCTTCCATATTGCGCCTTCGGCGCATTCGATGACGGAGCCGCCGAACGTGCCGTCGTCATCCTCGTATTCATCCGCCGTTTCTTGGCTGTAGTTCTCGACATGGCAGTTGCGCATTTCAATGCGAGCAAGACGCTCTGCTTCTTCATAGCCGACCGCTCGCACGGTCGCTCCAAACTCGCCTTGCTCGATATCGCTATCGTTCCAGCGGATCAGGACCGAGAATGTCTTCTTGTCTGCCATAGCTAGATCCTTTCCATATTGCTGCTCTGGTTGATGAAGTCGGCGAGCAATGCGGAAGCTCTTTCCGCGCCGGTGACGACCGCTCCGCTGTCGCTTTCGATATCGACGTTGTTGTCGATCAGGTCGCGGGCCTTGGCCATGGGGGCGAGAATGGCATTCATCACCCTGTGCGCGTCTTCCTTCGTGTCGAAGTCGCCGATGGCCATGGCAAGCAATTGCCGCTCGAAACTGTATCGGCCATATAGCGTCCAGAACGATTTGAAGATAATGCTCCGCTGAGACGCGACCGCCTCCAGACGTTTCGTCTCACTCTGGAAATCCTCTTCGTCGATATAGGATTCAACCTCGCCATCAGTTTCGATGCACGGGCGCACCTCGAAATATTCGAAAGCCATAGGCGTCGAGGTGACTGGCTGGGTTGCCAGTTCGTCGTCCTCGTCCAATACCGGCAATCCGGCGATGAGTTCCGCGTCAGCATCGAAGGCGATGTAGTCGCATCGCCGATCGTGCGCAAATCGGATAATCGGCAGCAAGTCGTCCGGCATGCCGCAATCCATGCCGCCGTCTTCCGGCAATACCGGCGCATGCATGAACCATCCGGTCAGAGTAGCGCCCAGCGAGCCCATAGCCGCGCCGCTGCCGGTTCCGTGGTAGTTGGCGGCATGGTTGAGGGTTGCGGCCTCAGAGAGCCAGGCGCGGGCAGCCGGCGATAGGTGCGCGGTGGACAGGTCAAGGAACGTGCGAACGGTCATGGATAGGTCTCCGATTGTGCCACGATTGGCAATTGATGGATTAGGCGACGCATGCCGCCGGGAAATTGATCTTGAGCGGGCTCCAGACGAAATCCGCCGGCACGTCGCCATTGTGCACCCACGCACGCATGCCGCCTCGGATCCTCAGAAAGGCATCCTGATGGCTGACGGTCTGACACGGGAATGCCTTCGCGGTCATTGCCTCGATTGCCCGGTCCCGGTCATGCGGTGACTGGAAGGCAAACAGCTCCTCGCCGTTGCCCCAGTCGGACAGGACAAAGAACGTATCGAAGACGGGATGGCCCGCCGCATCGGAATAGGTCGCAATGTTCGATGGTTGATGCGTCTGCATCTTTCAGTCTCCTATGGTGGCACAATTGCCTTGGTCGTTTGAGGGCTGTCGGTTCAGTCGATGAAGGAGGGCGCTTTTTTGCTCCATTTCGGCTTTGGGAGCGGTTTGACAGTGATTGCCTTGACGTCTCCCTCGTCGATGCGTGACAACCAGTTGGATTGATGATTGATCAGCGTGCGGACTTCCCGGCGCGCTTCTGCCGCGCTCAAGTCTGCCGGTACGGTGATGGTTACAATCATCGTCATACGCTTGCGCTTAGCCATCGGCGCGGCCCTCCGTATCGGCGAGGGTGCCCGTGCCCCAGTTCTCGCCTTCAACGCCGTAAAGGTCGGCGATCTCGGCTTCTGTTTCGCCACGAGAGCGAACCCAGGCAACGCATGGGGCGCAAACCCCATAGCCGGTATCCCTGTTCCAATGCTGGTGCCATCGGCCGGCATCTTCGCCGCAGACACAGCATGAGAGATTTCGGATAACGCCCTTAGCCATTGGTGCGGCCCTCCGCCTTGGCGATCGCATCATGAACCATGATCTCCACATCGCCTGTCAGCCGGATCAGTGAGTGATTCAGAACGCGTTTCAACACTGTGAGCATGTCAGGCGAAGCAGAAATCACGAAAGCATTCGCCATATCTTCGCGGGGCGGTAGTTCCATGTTCATGGTGCAGATGGCCGTAGTGCCGCTATAGACCGCGCCATTGATAGCCTCCCACGGGCCTGCTGTGTGCCTAGCCATTGGTTCGCCCCTCCGTTTTAATGCCTTGGTTCAGGCAAAGCTCTTTCCAGTCGCCTTTGAAGACGTTCGGAATCGACGCACCCGCAACATTCTTGACCAACTGCCCAGGCACGTCTCCGGTCCGCCATCCCGCGCGGCGTCCGGCGATTTCCCATTGATCGGTTGTTGCGCCCACCGCCTTGGCAATGGCGGCGCGGGCCTGCGTCTCTATGTCGTGCTTGCCGTCGCCTTTGATTATCCCACTGTCGACCATGGCCATAAGGTTCGCGAGCGCGGCTAGAAGGTCCGGCGCGGCGGCAAACATATAGCCCAGCTCCGGATCTTCTACTTCACAGATCGAGGCGTAGTGGCTACCGTCTGCGCGCGGCTCGCCGTAGACTCCGCCTCTCCAATGGTGGTCTACCATGTGCGACCGACGCGCACCTGTCCGCGCAGGGATGAATGTGAGGTTTCTGGTCATTCTTCGATCTCCATATGTGCCACAATTGGCAGGGACTTCGATTGTTCATTGATCTCCCTCCGCAGCGCATTGGCCAGCGGCATACGGTTCTAGGAGGGGATCGTGAGCAATCAAGCGATTGGCTTCGCGCGGAATGTTTTCGCCGATCATGGGCAGCTACTGGCAAGCATGGCGCGCTTGGATGAATTCACCTAGACTCCGCGAACGCGGGAGGCGACAAGGCAATGTTGTTCAATAAGCCGGGGTGATGGCTGTTACTCCAGCGGGAGCCACCCGCATGCGGAATCATAGAAGAGGTATCGGCGAATGATCATTGTCGTTCTCTCATCTAGCGCTTTGTCTCTTGGGAGCGGTGAAGATATCAGCCGGCTTTAGTGACCCGGCACGGGATAGGCCTCCTATGTTGCCGCTCAAAGCGCCCGCACGGCTTCTCGCCAAGGGGATTGCATAACACGGCCTGCCGCTTTGATTGGTGGTTCGCAAATGTGCTCCGGCCTAGCCGTCCATAGCCATCGCGTTTCATGAAGGGGCGACGGCTTGCGCCGCCCCAGATTGTTAAGCCGCGAGGTGAAGGACTTCACCAAAGGGGAGAGCTGCCGCGCGCTTGGCGATTGTCTTTTGCTCGCCGTACGCAACCCAGATCACGGGAACACTCGGTTCAGGACCGAAATCCTTGCAATCCAGATCAGTAAGATAGACGATTGCCGACGCATCCGGCGCGTTCTCTTCTATCCATTGGAAGGCAGGGGAAAACCGCGTGCCCCCCGATCCACGCGCGGTAATTTCCATCGTATCGCCGCGTTCGAAGGTTTCGACCTTGTGCACGGCGGCATTGCAGAAAATGACCGTGATCTTATCGGCCGCGCCCTCATCAAGCGCCGCCTTGGCTTCAGCGGAGCATGACGTGAAGGCGTCTTGATCAATCGACGAAGAATCGTCGATGACATAGACGACGTGGGCGAGGGAGTCCGACACGAGACCGGGCAGGATCAGGCCGGCTCCGATATAGCGGCGATTGGGATTCATCCACGAGTAGTCCTTGACTGCAGAATGATCGATGAACGCGCGCAGTTCCTGTTTCCAGTCGTAACGCGGCGCAATCGTCACGTTGTCGATATCTTGCAGATGGCCCGGAAGCGTTCCCGCATTGTGAGCTTTGGCGACTGCCAGCGCTTGCCGAACGTTCGCTTTCCACTCATTTTCGCTTGCGGTCACCGCGGCCGGCTCATGATCGGGCGCGGCGTCTCTGACTTCGCCCGGGCTTGCGCCTGGCGCGTTGCCGTCGCGTTGCCCTTTGCCGTCCGGCTTGCTGCCGCCGTTGCCTTGCGCCGGTTGCTCGCCTTCCTGTTTCTGCTGCTTTTGTCCGCCCTTGTCGGATTCCTCTTTCTTGCGCTTCAAGCGCAGATAGGTTTCCTCTTCGGCAAGCCCGTCATAGGCCGGGTTCAGCTTCGCGTCGGGCGGCAGGTTGAACCCCGCCGCCTTCAGTTCTGCGTTGATTGAATAGTCGCACGCTTCGCCCCACATTTCGGCGTCACGATTGCCGCGCCGGATATGGTGCAGCCGGGCGCAGTGTGAAACTAATTCTGCGACAACTGCCCGCAGTTCAGACGGCTTCAACGTTTCGACATAGCCGGGATTGAAACCCAGTTTCTTGCCGTCCGTCCAAGTCGTCTTGCATGCCGCGTCCTCGACTAGTTCCAGATGCAGCGAAAGCGTTGCATAGAAAGGCTGGTCGAGCATGAGGGTTGCTCGGGCGTTTTCGACCGTCTGGAGCGCGCTCAAAGGAAGACACTCGAATTTGAGCTGCACCAGTTTACCCACGAGCCGGTTTCCGCGAGCGTCTTGTCGCGACGCTGGGAGTCGACGGCCGTCAGGACTTCATAGGCCTTTGGAATGCGTTTGACGTATTCCAGAACTGCGCCGTAATTGACCGGCGTTGCAGCCCGGGCGAGGGCGGCGGAAACCGCATACAGCGCGCCCGGGCCGGTCGGCACTCTTGCGCCGGAAGGATCTGCCAAAATGGACTTGAGCGACGGCAGATCAAGGAACGTGCGAATGAAGCCCTCGAATTCGACGGAGGGGCCAAGCCCCACGCGGCCGGCAATAAGCGGCTGGCGTAGCGATGCGTCCTTGTCGGCATACTTGAAAGCATCTGTCCACGAGCGCGGCGTGGGGAAGGCGCGAGCATCTGCCGGCATGGAGATTTCGTTTCCGTTGCCGTCGCTCATCTTGCTGCCTGGCATCAAGTGCAGCATCGAAGGGCGGAAGCGAAGGAACGCAATGCCGGCTGCCGGTTGATTGTTGGCGATTGCCCATTTCGAGTAAGCCTCGACACTGGGAACAACGTCGATATGCGCAAAGCGGTTCGCCAGCGCTGACGGCATGCGTTGCGCGCTAGCGCGATCCGACTGCCGGTTGCCAGCGGCGACGATGCGCCATCCGGGCGGCAACTGATATTCGCCTATCCGGCGGTTCAGGATGAGCTGATAGCATGCCGCTTGCGTTGACGCGGGCGCGGCGTTGATCTCGTCAAGGAAGAGTATCCCCTTGTCACCGTCCCGCTTCGCGTCCGGAAGGATCGACGGGTTTGCCCAAACCGCCGCGCCGTCGCGGACGAATGGCAACCCGCGCAAGTCGACAGGCTCGAGGGTTGTAAGGCGCTGGTCAATAAGACCAATGCCCATTTCATCGGCGAGCTGCTGGACAATGTCCGATTTGCCAATGCCGGGCGGTCCCCAAAGCATCGCGGGCGTATCGCCCTCGACATAGGCGCGGAGGAGCGCGGTAGCGGTATCAATTGTCACGCCTTTATCATCAGTGATCATGATTCAAAATCCTTTCGTGCTGGAATATGTCAGGCGAGGAAGTCGGAGACGTCCGCGAGGATCGAAGCGGCGGCATCCGCCACGCTTTCCCGCAAGTCTCCGTTTTCCCTGAGTGTGTCCGCATCATGCCGCGTCAATTCGCGGCGCATGCGGTCCGCGATCTCCGAAAGCTTCGGATCGCTGGTGATGTTGAGCATTGGCAGGACTAGCGCCAAGTCGCGCACATTCTCGACAAGGGAGTCGCGGAAAATGCCGTGCGCTTTCACGTTGTCGTTGCCGGGAGCGTAGTTGCGCAGTTTATCCACCATGCGCTCGCAGACTTCGGACACGCGGCGGTAAACGTCCCTAACAGCTTCCTGCAGTTGCTCTTTCGCCCGTTCTTCGATCTCGGCTCGGATCAAAGCCGCTTGCGTATCGCCGAGCGCCACGCGGAAATCCTCGCCTGCAGGAACGGGGTTGATGATCGTATCAAAGCCGAACCGACGGCGAATTTCCTCCGCGCCGGGATAATCTTCCGCCTTGAAGAGATTGCCAAGCCGCTTGCGTGCGGCCTCGACGTGTTCGGAATATCCCTTGATGAAATCGTCCACGGCCTTTTCGAAGTCCGCCCGGATCGCCCGCAAGCGCGCCGTATAGTCGAGATAGGCGGCAGCCGGGAGGAGGCGGGCGCCATCATCCTGCCAAGGCAAGGTTCGGGAGTAGTGGAACGTCCGTGCGGCCGAGATTGCCGACTGGATCGGCTTGAGCGCGTCGCTGTTGATCAACAGCTTGTTATAGCGCCCGGCATCATTAGCCGCACCATGGGACTCGTTCACTTCATCCGTGACCTTTCGGTCAATGCGGCGAGCCGACCATGCGGACACGCGGACATGCGAAAGCATTGCTTTTTCGGACAGGACAGACATTTTTCATGCTCCAGTTGTGCCACTATTGGCGGGGGTTTGGCCGTCAGGCCGGGAAGGGACTAGGAGAGGTATTCACGCTTGCGGGCGATTGCCTGGCGACGCTGGTCTCGGCGCTTGCGGCCGTCTTCCGTCTTCGAGAACGGCGCGGCATGCTTGCCGGCGACTTCGCGGCGTGGCTGGAAGTAATCTTCGAGGTTGACCGCGAAACGGCGGCGTTCGGCGGGCGTAAGCGTCTTAGACATGATTTCGATCTCCTATTTTTGCCACGATTGGCTTTGTGTCGTTCCTAGTACGCGTTACCAGCGAAACGGCTTGCCTTTTCGCGATAATCCCGCTGCGCCAAGCCCTTGATCAGGTTGTCCAGCTTGAACTGAAGATTCGACTTTTCGAGGGGATTGCTCTCCCGCTTGATAGCCCGTTTCAGGTCACGGATTTGCTTTTCCATCGCGGTTTCCATTGTTTCAATCTCCGTTGCGGTCACGATTGACCGGCAGGACACTAGCGTCCTGATATCGGCACGGCGGCGCGTGCCGATACGCAAGGCTCTAGGATTTGGACGCGGCCATGGTGACGCCCGGCTTTGCTTCCAGCTCGCAGACAAGCGGCGCGTGCCGAAGGTCGACAGTGACGCCCGGAACGATCTCCGCCGCGCGCACGCCTTGATGAATCGCATGCTGGCAGTCCTGATAGGTCAGGTGCTGGTCAAGCACGAATGAATGAATGTCGCCGCTCAAGATGGCGTACGCGACAAGCGCGAATTTCATTGTTCGATCTCCTCTATGGTCACGATTGACCTGCTGGCATTTCCATGACCGGCGGCGCGCGCCGGTCGCGGAAAGGTCACGCGGCTTTGAAAGCTTGGTTCATGATTGCGTCAGCGGCGCATTTGGCCTTGTAGGCGTCCATGACCACGGGCGGCCATCTCCGCTTGTCGGACCATCGGTCAACGCGTTGCGCGTCCAGTTGGCGCTGGAAATGATCGTCAGCGATTTGCGCCATCTCGCATGCCGTCGCGGTATCGGTTACCGCATGCCAAACTGCGAACCGATAGACGGCGGCGCGGTCGAATGTGCCCGCGCCGGTCTTGAGGTTTCGAAGAAAGATCGTCGATCCCTTTCCCGCGCCTTGAACGGTTGCGAGATAGGGAACGCCGATGCTGGCATATGAGCCGTTCGGCACGCGGTCGAATATGATTATCGAGCCGCTTTCAGGCGTATTGAGGCTGGACATGTCAGACTCCGTAAGTGCCACGATTGGCAGGGTTTCGGCCTTGCTAGGCCTCATCAGCGGGAAAGCATCATCCCCGTACCCACGGCGCGCACCAGTGGGCCGCGCCGTTTGATGCCTCCGTTATTCCGTGCGCACGGTGGGCTAGCGCTATGATCGGTCCGCGTATGCGTGCGGCGATATTTGTCAAAGAGCTGACGCATCGAGGCGTCTCATGCTTGTTGTGTGGGAATGCTGGCGTGTGAGGCTGGCATTTCGATAACCGCCGCGTGGGCGGTTGCCGAAAGGTCAGGGGTGCATGGTGAGCAGGACAGGCACCAGCAAGACGGCGCATGCGGCCACGCCGAACCAGTCGAGTGCAAGTGCAGGCTGGCGTGCGGTCTGGCGCTTGGCCTGTGCTGCCTTGCCGAACGAGACGTTGGCATAGAGGCCGAGCGCCTTGACGGTGAGGATGGACATGCCGGACTTAGTGCGGGTGAGCTTGAGCATTGGTCGTTCTCCGTTGTGCCACGATTGGCAGGTGGTGCAGTTAGATCATTGAGCCGTAGGCAAAGGCGAACGTCATCGCTACCAGCGCACCAGACGCCAGCATCACGCATACACATGCGGACTGGACGATAGCGGCGCGCTTGGCAGCGGCGCGGCGGGTGGTGCGGTTGGAAGGCTTGCGGTTCATTTCGGTCTCCGTTGCGATCACAATTGATCTGACACCTAAGATAGACATTCGCATGAGCATGTCAACTATAAAAATGCGCGTGAGAATATTTTGTTGGCCACATTGCCGACGCGATGGATATCAGCACGCGCACACGAGGGGAGGCAGGGACCGCGCATGTGCCGCCTCTGTCATGGCCACCCATTGCGCACTCGACGAGAGCACACCCCACGCTGCTATGCCTACACCTGGTCTATTGCCCGCCGTGGGCGGGGGATGATGCATAGCGCCTGCCCCTAGCAGGATCACACAGCGCAAGCATGCATCGCATGATGGTTGCTCTCTCGCTCGCTCCCGCCGCGACACACAGAGCGTCACCAGCTCGCTTGCGCCGCTAGGCAGTGTCGAGCGTCGCGCCGACCGGTCAGCCCGCGCCCTCGGCCGCCCACATCGACGACAGCGTCCCTCGAGGGGTATGGGGGGTCTCGTTAAGAAGTTAGGGGCGTAGCACCGCGACCGCGTTGGCACTCAAATTCCGGCGGCGGCAGGAAAAGGAAATTCGATCCCTGTTTACGAGATTCGTGGTTTGTTCTATTGGTCTTCTCACTGACAAGAGGAATGCCTGAAGCAATGGCCAAGAATGGACTGCCGCCCCGATTCAAGCTTTCGTCGTTGGCGCCGACGGCAATCGCTGCACAGAAAATCGCGAAGGTTGGGCGGTTCCGCGGCGCGCCGGCGGAGCGTGGGTACGATGCTCGCTGGAACGGTATCAGCCTGCGCTTTCGACGGATGAACCCGTTCTGTGCCTGGTGCACCCAAGAAGGCAAGGACGCTACACTAGCGGATCTCGTCGATCACATCATCCCTGTCCAAGATCGACCTGATCTTGTTCATGATTTCAAGAACCTATGGTCGTTGTGCACCCATCATCATGGGAAGAAATTCAGCCTGGAAGTGTATGCTCGCGATAATGGACTGCTGCATATGCTGCCTATTTGGTGTAAGAACCCCGAGCAACGTCCGCCCCGTTTTCGGTAGGGGCAAATTCAGGGAGGGAACATGCGTCGATTGGTGATGGCAGCAGCGTGGGGCGTACTGGCGAGCTGGCCAGCGCTTGCGGACAGTGACCCGGTTGTCAGCGCGAAGTTCGTTTGTAGGGCGGCGGACGCTCATATGTCGACGTCACCTTGCAGGTATTCGGAGACCGATAAGACAGTGACGGTATCTGTCGATCTCGGTGGGTCAGATGCCAAGGAGCTCTGCCACACCATGCAGATTTCGCTTATGCAAGAGCACGTCTATTTTGACGGTGATCCCTGGAAGCTCAATTTGAAATCACCATTCAGCGGCGACAACACGATCGCGTTCTGCGACCTGCCGCAGACGCCGCATTAATTACCGTGTCCCGCTAATTCGAATAATCGGGACACGCTAATTCGTCTCGATGTGTTTCCTCAGTACGTCATTGATCAGCGACCGCCATCCTTCGCCTTTAGTTTCGAAGTGCGAGACGATGTCTGCGTCCAGGCGGATTGAGATCTGACGACGCGCTTTTCCGGTCGCCGGCCGGCCGCGGCGCTGACCTTCGCCGGGCGCCTCCAGTTCGCTCTCCCGTTTTGGTCGATGAACTTTGTGCGGTTTCGCTTCGCCCTTTGCGACCGCGAGCGCTTCTTTTAAGCCCACCGCGATTTTCTCGGCTGGTCGTTGCTTCTTCGGTTTTGCCTCGCCGATTTTGCGAATCTGATGAATGAGGGCCATGTGTACTCCATGAATTAATTCTTGTACGCATTTTTTATATTGACATGCGCATAGGAATTTGGCAATGATTGGCCATCCTAAGAAATTGGGACACGGTCGGTGACGGAGCGGTTCGACGGTCACGGGAAGAGGCGCGGGACTCCGAAACGTTAGCCGCGGGCATGCTTCAGCCATACCAAATTCGACCGGTTAACATCTGGCACATCGCCGTGATCTGTGACCGGCGGAGAGCCCCAGGCAGACAGGGATACCAATGGCGGAAAGCCGGAAACGACGCCGGTATGCCCATGGTTCAGATCCGGACGATCCGGCACGAGCCATGGGCGAAAATGAAACTCCCGTGGTCGGGGCTGGCCTTACCATCCGCCAAGCCGCATGGGGTCTCGTGGCCCACGAGCGATAAAGGAACGGGCAAGCGCATGCCGGGCGTGCCTCTGAGGAGAGGCGAGTACGGGCGCCAGCGGGTTTAGCGACCTTCTCTCTGGTGGCAAACCCCAAAGTGGAAGCGATAGGAAGCCATGGCGGTAGGATTTCTGCCCTGTCCGGAGCGAGACGGTAAACCGCTCAACACTTAGCCCGGTAGGGCCGCAATGACCGCACTGGCAACGGTGCCGCCGAAAGGGACGATACACTCTCGAGTGAAGGTCGTCGGGTCTCGGAATGGCTGGATGACTTTGTCGTTCAAGACGGCCTCTAAATGTCTAGAAACGGCGGGAATGCACCTCCACCATAGAAGAGGTGCGGTGGGGAATGCCGAAGATTAGTTCCACCTAAAGGTAAAGTTCGGACCGGGGCGCCGGTAAACGCAATTCGCCGCCGGCAATCATCCCACGATGGTGTCTGCGACGCGCCGGCGGCGAGGGGAATTCGCCCGAATGGGCATAAAGCAGGGTGGAGCAGCTCGGTAGCTCGTCAGGCTCATAACCTGAAGGCCGCAGGTTCAAATCCTGCCCCTGCAACCAAGTTTCAGTAATCCGGAAAATCCGGACTACTGCCCAAAGTCCAGGCTCACCGCCTGGCATTCCGGTCGACGCGCTGCCGACAGGAGCCGGTCTTAGATTCTCGGAGCGTATTGGCAGAGTGGTTGTGCCGCAACCGGTAGAGACGCCTGGATGCCTTGGGGATGCGAAACCGGTCAGTACGTCGATGTATGTCGGGGGAATACCGGCCCCACAAATGGAGGTTTGATGCATTGACAGAGTTTCAACACATTGGGGTCAGCGAGGCGCGGCCGGGTGTCAAAGTGAAGGCCGACGGTGGCTTCACGTGCATGCCTGCGGGTGTAATCCGAACAATTCGACGTGACACCCATCGGGAAATGTACGTGCACTGCAATTGCGGTCGTCACTATCTCGATGACCAGGAGCGCGGCGCCGAGGACGGCTACCAGGCTCCGATCTACATCGGGTTTCAGCTGTATTCCTTGGCGGCCTGAGCAATTCGCGAAAACCGGCACGGCGGTACCGTGCAGAGCCTACTCGGATTAGCCAATCCGAGACCTTTACCATCGGCTCCGAATGGTGGCTCGTTCGGGCATCAGATCTCACCTCGCTGGCGCCGCAAAGGCGACGGCAAACAGTTGCGATGCGCGATGGTTCGCACGCCTACGGGCGCGCCGGTTCGATCCCGGCTGGGGTCATAATGGTCGGTTCGAGTCCGACTGCATCGCATTCAAACATCCGCCGGCGCCGGCGGATCAGAGCGGAAGCAGTTCAGGCGTGGCTGAGAGCAATTGGACGGATGATAGTCGAGGCGCCGATGTCGCCGAAGCAAACCCCGGATAGAAATGCCTCCCTGCTTCCGCTCGCAGCAATCATATGGCGCCATCACGCGTACCATCAGTTCCAACCATCGGGAAGCTAGGATGCGACTCAGAACACAGGCGTTTCTGACGAAAGAGCAGGAGAAGTCCGCGACCTCGGATCAGCTCGTCGTCTCCCATGCAGCGCTCGTTCGGACGATGGCAATGAAATTTTCGCGCTATGGCGTGAGCATCGATGATCTGACCCAGGAGGGAAATATTGGGTTGATCATCGCTGCATCAAAATTCGAGCCGGATATGGGCAATCGTTTCTCCACATATGCGCAATATTGGGTCAACGCTAAAATGCGTGACCTGGTTATAAGAACGCACTCCGTGGTGAAGCCTTGCACGTCGAAGACTGCCAAAGCTGCCTTCTTCAGGAAGCGTCCTCATTTTGATGTGAGTATGGAAACCCCGCTCTCTGAAGACGGCATGGTTCTCCAAGACAAATTCGTGAGCGATGATCCGCGGCCGGATCAGCTCGTCGAAGAGATGATCGATTCCTCGATTAAAGCTGCATCGCTCCAGAAAGCTATGGCCCGGCTCAACACAAGAGAATTGGACATCATCAAGTCTCGATTTCTCAACGAAGAGACCGAAACGCTGCTGGAGATTGGCAACCGCTATGGGATCTCCAATGAGCGAGTGCGGCAGATCGAAGTCGTGGCTTTGAAGAAACTCCGCAAAGAAATGGTCGGTAGCTAATGAGGAAGAGCAAATGAAACTGGAAGATTTGAAGACCAGGAATGGCCGGCCAACGCCTCCAAACGAAAAGAGGGCCGCGCTGTTCATGGCATTGCTATTTGTGGTCGCTGTGATTTTGGCGGCGATCGCGAAGGCGCACCTGTGATGTTGAAGATCATTGGCGCGATTGTCGTGGCAATATTTATCGCTTTGGGCGCGGTGAAGGCGCTCGAACTCTTCCGCAAGAAAGCGGACTCCACAGAAGAAAAGAAGGACTGAAATGGGCTATATCAAAGCGTTATTTGGGCTGATCATTGTCTTGCTCGTGCTGTCATTCGTTGGCGGCTCGTTCTACACCGTCGACGAGGGCGAGCGCGCCGTCGTCACCAGTCAGGGGAAGATTTCAGGTGTCAGCCAGCCTGGCTTTCACTGGAAGCTTCCGTTCATCACCGAAGCCCATATCATCAGCGTGCGCACGCAAGCGCTCGAGTTCAAGAACGAGCCGGTCTATACCGCGGATCGTCAGACCGCGAACGTGACATTCTCGATCAACTACTCGGCAATTCCCACTGAGCAGGAAATCACCACGCTATATCGGACGTTCCAGACGCTGGATGGGATCGAGAGCAGAGCGATCACCAGGCAGTCGCGTGAGCAGATCAAGAACGTCTTCGGCACCTTCACCGCTGACACAGCAATTCGCGAACGAGCCCGCCTCAATACGGAAGTCGCCAAGGCGATCGCCGGCGTCGGTGAGGGACTTGTGAAGGTCGAAGGGGTGAATATCGAGAATATCGATTTCTCCGACGCGGTCGAACAGGCTGCAGAGCAGCGGGCGCAGGCCGAAATGCTTGTTCAGACCGAAAAGCAGAAGCTCGAGCGCACTAAGGTCGAGGCCGACATCCAAACGACCCAGGCCCAGGCTGAAGCGGACTCGAACCTTGCTCGAGCCAAGGCTGATGCTGAAGGCGTGAAGCTCAGGGGCGAAGCGGAGGCGGCCGCGATCAAAGCGAAATCCGAAGCGCTTCAGCAGTCCCCGAACCTGGTCGAGCTGACCAAGGCCGAGAAGTGGGACGGCAAGTTGCCGACGACGTTTGTCCCCGGCTCCGCGGTACCGCTCCTGAACATCAAGTAGCCGGCCACTGCTGGCTCAGAGCCAAGGCGATGCCTTGGCTACCTTCACCAAGTTGAACGGAAATCAACATGAAATCGAGACAGGTCGAGCGCGCGGAATTTCGCGCCGAAGTGAACAAGGGTGAGCGCAGCCGACGCCAGATCGAGCGGAAAAAGAGCGAGGCTGCACTGGAGGATCGGAAGACGCAATCGTCGACGCTTCTTACGAAGGCGATGTCAGCTGTATCCCGGCTAAGCCGGGCGCACATCACCAAAGCCTTCGGCTCGAAGTAGATAGGGGAGGCGATCGTCATGGCTTCAGCACAGAACAAGGCGACGGTCGCCTTTTCAACAACGCTTACGCTCAACGAGACAGAGATACAGGCGCTCGAGGCGCTTGTAGGATACGGCGCTGATGCATTCTTGAAGGTGTTCAAGGCGAATCTCGGAACTTGTTACATTCGAGATCACGAGGAAGGCATCCGTTCTCTGTTTGCCGCGATAAACCGTGATGTCGTCCCGGCCCACAGAACGATTGTGGAGGCCAGGAAGGATCTCATTGATGGCTTCCGGCGCCGAGCGGAGAAGGATGCGAGGCGTAAAAAAGAACTGGAATTGATGGTCGAGCAGTCGAATGGGAAGTCCAAATGACGATCGACGAGATCATATCCGGACTCGGGAGCCTGACTGAGGTGAATCGACTGCTGCGCAAATCGCTCGAGAAGATCATGGTGGAGGAGTTGCTCGGCCCAGATCGGAAAGAGACTTGGGAGCAGGATTTCCCCTTCGGAATGATCACGATGTCGCTAGATTGCGCGCGGGAGCTCTTTCAGCGCGCATTTCCTGGCTGGCTCTATCGAGTCATGGAATGCAGCGTCAGTGACGATGCCTGGGTAACTCCGGATTTCAATCACCCGCAGCATGGTGCCGATCTGCAGCGACAGTTTCCCGACGCAATGAAAGACCCCGTGGATTGGTTCGGTACCGATGTCGATCTCCGACCATCGGGGCGCCCCGCGCTGGCCCTTTGCATTTCCATGCTGCTGGCCAAGAAGAAAATCAATGAAGCCGTTTCGCCCAAGGAGGCAAGGGACAGCGCATGAGCATGTCAATTCGAATGAAGCTTGCGAACATTCTTCGCAATTTCCACAGAACGGCTGAACATCCAGAAGCCGAAGACGGGGATGTCTATGCTGCGATCGACGCTATCCTTCGTGTATTCGACAGCGGTATTGACGTTCCGAAGGAATTGCATCCGAGCGTGATCAAGATGCTTGGCGTTGACCTGGCCTCCAGGGAGGGCGTCACCGTTCATTTGGTGTCGATGCCAAAGGAAGACTATGACGCTATGAAACGCCGGGAACATCGGGAGCAGGAGCTGCTCGAAGCTAACAATCGGTATCTGAATCGCGCCCGTGTCGCCGAGGCAAATGAGTGCAACGGCAGGGATGCCCGCCAGACTGCCATGTTCCGTTGGGCTCACGACACCTTTGGGGGTATCGATGGCTTCGATCCGTGCACAATCGAAGAGCGCGCCCGACGCTATTTGGAGGAGTCGTTCGAGCTCGTCCAGGCTCTCGGTGTCTCGAGTGCCGAGAGCCAGAAGGTGCTCGACTACGTCTATGCTCGCCCAGTCGGTGACCCTTTCCAAGAGTTTGGGGGAACTGCTCTCACATTGAACTGCCTGGCTGAAGCTGCTGGTGTTTCGGTTTGCAGGGCAGAAATTGCTGAATTCGAACGCGTTCAACAGAAAAGCAAAGCCCATTTCGAAGCCCGCCATCGCGCTAAGATGGAGGTCGGTCTGTGAGACTCGTCATCATCGAAAGCCCCTATGCCGGCGACATCGAAGCAAACGTGTTGTATGCGCGGGCGGCTCTTTGGGATTGCCTCGAACGCGGTGAAGCTCCGTACGCGAGCCATCTGCTTTACACCCAGGTTGGTGTTCTCGATGACAGCGATCCGGCCCAGCGCGCCCGCGGCATTGAGGCAGGTCTCGTGTGGGGCAAGCATGCTGACGCGACGGTGGTCTATATCGACCGTGGCATTTCCAAAGGCATGGAACTCGGGATCCAGCGCGCAGCCTCGGAGGGGCGTCCCGTCGAGTATAGGAAGCTGGATCGCCAATGAGTTGGGACCGTTATTTCATCCAGATGTCGCAACTGGTTGCCAGCAAGAGCAAAGATCGCTCGACGAAGGTCGGTTGCGTCATAGTCGGGCCAGACAACGAGGTTCGCTCGACAGGCTACAACGGCTTTCCGCGCGGGATAGATGACAAAATCGAAGCCAGACACGAGCGGCCGGTCAAGTACCAATGGACGGAGCACGCGGAGCGCAATGCCATTTACAATGCGGCGCGCGCCGGCATCTCGACTGGCGGATGTCGGATATTCCTGCAGTGGTTTCCATGCGTCGATTGTGCGCGGGCCATCATCCAGTCCGGCATCTGCGAAGTCGTTGCGCTGCCGGTTGATCTTGCCAATCCGCGGTGGGTGGAAAGCTTCCAAACATCCAGAGAGATGCTCGAAGAAGCCGGTGTCATACTTCGCTACGTTGCAGAGGAATGCCAATGATCGTGTTCGATTGGACTTCCTTCTACATCGGCTTCTTTGCCGGCGCCTTCATCATTGCGCTGATTGTGATCGTGCTGATGGTCAAGGCTCACTCGAACGCTTTGCGGGATCAATTCAACCAGGGCCATTTTTGATGATGAACGAATTGATCGCTGAAGCGAAACGTGCCCTCGGTCTTCGGTCTGTCTGGATCGATGACGAGGAATACGAGAAGATCATCAACGCCGTTTTGACGAAGGTCGCGAGCTATGACGATGAGGACGCGAAGGCGTTGGCAATTGCCTCTTCCGCTCGCTTCAATCGACTGCTCAGAATCTGCAGCGAGATCATGTGGACTGCTCTTGGCGAGCCGGCGATGAACAGTGCCAGGACTCGAGCGGCGCTAAATGAGCTCGCGGCTTTCGTGCTGCAAGACGCTCTGGAAGTCGAGGAGAGGAAGTCGGCTGATGTTATCCGCTAAGAGACACAATGAGCTTGTCGATTTCATGATGGAGTCAGATCGTTTTCAAACGCGCAAGGAGCTCGAAGACGAGATGATCAGGCGCTTCGGTGACATAAGCTTTGACGATTTCGACAAAGCAATGGCGGATGCAGCGGATCGAGAAAGGGAGAGGGCGGCGGACCTCGACGCGGAGGCTGAGGCAATGGCTGAGTACATGCCTTTGTTCGATGGCGAGCCCAAAGACGCGAAGCTAGGTGAGGTCGCAATACGGAAGGCGGCGCTAGGCGATCCGCTTGCCCTCAAGTTCCTCACGTCTCTGCAGGATGACGACCTTTGAGCGACGAACACGAAGATCATCGGAGCAATCCAATCGAGGAAAACCCCGGCGCCACGCCGTACGGTTCTCCGGTGATAGATTTCGGTGAGATGCGCATAGCGTTCGGTCTTCCGAAATTCCACCATAAGATCTGCAGGCACACACGCCTCGTCTACAATATCAGAGAGCGTCGCGTATGGTGCGATGACTGCGAAAGCACCGTTGACGGATTCGATGCATTCATGACGATCACCACCCATTTCCATGGGATGGAGCGCGCAGCGCAGCTGAGGCTCGCCCAGGCCGAGGAAGCGAAGAAGGCGACGATCGTCAAGCGCGCGACCAAGAACATTGATCGGGCATGGAACCGCCAACGTCCGATGGCGATTTGCTGCACTCATTGCGGTGGCGGCCTGCTCCCTGAAGATTTCGAGTCAGGCGGATCCGCGGTGTCCCGCGATCTCGAATTGGCGCGCAGGAAGCGCCTGAAAACTGAAAAGGAAGTCAAATGACCCCCCACTACACGATGCAGTTTTTCGCTTACGAGCACCTTCCTCCCCACCTGCAGGCAGTGAGCAAACCCTTCGGCGATCTCGCGAGACAGATGGATGGGCAGCTTCCGAACAATCCGGAAAAGTCGGCCATGCTCCGCCATTTGCTCGAGGCCAAGGATAGCGCTGTCCGCGCACTACTGTTTAAAGCCGAGCAAACGGAGGACGGCCGTTGAATGGTGAGCGGGAAGCAATGCGCGGTGCCATCGCCGACGCCGCGTTGGCGGCCATCACGGTCGGGGTTTCCGTCGATGAGGACGGCAACTTGACAGCCTACGTCAAGAATGTCGCGCAATCGGAAGCACAGAGTTCGATGCGGCAGAGGCTGCACGAATACAATTCGCAGCTCCACGACCGCGTCAAGCAAAACGATCCTGTTCGGATCAAACGTCTCCAGGAAGCAATCGAAGGTGAATGCGAGGGCCTGGCCATCACGGATGAACAGGCGACGCAGATTCTCTTTTATCTTGACACCGGCGGCGGCCCGGCTGTCACCGCGGAAGCCTCTCATGAACGGTGATCTGAGATGGGAGCCGGGTGGCATAATACCGAATTCGCTGGAGGCAAAATCCGGCAATGGTACCGTCGCAACGATTTTCGTACTCGATAGCGGTCGGTTCAAATGGAAAATCGAGGCAGTCCGGATGCATTATCTCGGGAACGCCTATGGAGAAACGGCTCGAATGTCCACCGCCAAACGAGCGATCGAGCGAAACTGGCGACGATGGCTTGGGCATTACGGATTGGCTCAAAATGTCTGATCTATTCATGCGCCGCTCGGCGATCATCTCGACTTGCAAGCTCTACCGCTATGAGCTCCGGCGCATCTGGAATGACCGGCTTCCGCTCCTCGTCGTCTGCATGCTCAATCCGAGCACGGCTGATGACGAGAAGGAGGACATGACACTCCTGGCGTTGATCCACTTCGCCACGCTCTGGGGATATGGCGGCCTGCTGGTCGTCAACCTCTACGGCTACCGGTCGTCCAAGCCGACCGAGATGTTCGCACGGGGGCAGAAGGCCTTCGGGCCTGACAACGACAATTATATCAAAGCCGCGATCGAGTACGCCGCGGCCAATGGCGGCAGGATGCTGGCTGCTTGGGGCAATGACGGCCACAAAGGCGGTTATTGCACCTATGTTGCCCAGCTGGCGCGCGAGGAGCGCGTAGCTCTCGTGTGCCTTGGGACGACGAATTCAGGGCAGCCAAAGCACCCTATGGCGCGCGGCAAGCATCGCATTCCCCGCGATCAGATGCCGATAGTTTGGAGGGAGTCGGCATGACCTTTGACGAATACTCTGCACTTCACCCAGAGGCAGCGCAGTCGACCTATCGTGGCTCGAAGCCAGATCGCGGAAGGCTCGTCGTTGGAAGGCAATATCCCGACGAGGGCTATGCTGTGGTTCGATGCGGAAATACAGAGATCCAGGTTGGATACACGTTGCTCCGAAGCGTCTGGCTTTTCGATAAGGAGAGCGCGGTGAGCGGCGATCTGGCCAATCTTCAGGCCGCCATAGACAGCATCATCTGCGAGGCGTCGCTAGGGAGGACCGGCGATGGATCTGTTTCGTCTGTCCCCTGAGGCTGAGGCTCGTGCCGCCGCGACCCGCCAATGGCAGATCCAGAAGGAACGGCAATTCGCCAGCATGACGAACGAGAGCCTGGTGGCTAATGCCAAATTCTATGCCAGCCAGATGGAGCCACTAGGGTTCGCTCCGGGCGAACCGATCTACGAAGCTACGATGTGGCACGTGATTTTACCGGAACTAATTCGGAGGCTCGATGAACAGAATGATCGACGATAGGACCAAGAGAGTCGCCATGGCGATCGCTTGGCATCACTGTGATCGCAAACGATGGCTTGGACATTGCACGAAGGAGCAGCGAAACGACTATTTCGCCGCGCATGAATGGCAAACGTTCGTGCCGGCTGCCGTCGGCGCCATCGCTGCGCTGGAAGGTTCGAGAACTATGAAGCCCGGTGATGACCAGGTCCGCGTCAATACTCTGCTTGTTGGAGAGCATCATGACTGAAATCACTGGCAAGGATCTGATTGACGCCGGCGCCAAGCCAGGCAAGTGGTTCAAGGCGGCAATCGAGTGCGCCAACAAGTTGATTAGCGAGGGTAGCGAACGCGATAAGGTCATCGCCGCGACTATCCTGGAATTTGAGCCGCTGGCTCATCTCCCATTGCGATCGTTCCGGCCGAGTTTCTACATGAACATTCGAGCTGAGAATGAGCATGAGGCCAACAACGTCGATTCCGTCTATCTGACAATGGCGGAAGTGATGCGCACGCCGATGGTGCAGGCCGGGGCGGTGATGCCTGATGCCTGCCCGGCCGGTCCGCTCGGCACAATTCCGGTCGGCGGCGTCGTGGCCTCGAGTGCCATCCATCCCGGCATGCACTCGGCAGACGTTTGCTGCTCGATGGCGATCACTATTTTCGACGGACTCCCGCCGGCGGCCCTCTTGGACGCCGTCCACCGAGTTACCCATTTCGGTCCAGGCGGCCGGCAAGTCGGAGTTGGCGGCGTCACGGAGCTCGACATAGACAATCCATTCCTGCGCGACGCACGTGCTCTATCTCCCACACATTTCGCGACCCAGGGCGACGGCAACCACTTCGCCTTCGTCGGTAGCATGAAATCGACTGGCCAAACCACCCTGGTTACCCACCACGGTTCGCGCGGGCCGGGCGCTGCGGTCTATAAAGCGGGCATGCGCGTTGCCGAACGGTTCCGCCAGCAACTCTCGCCAGACACGCTGAAGCAGAATGCCTGGATACCTGCTGACACACGCGAGGGAGAGCAGTATTGGGCCGCGCTGCAGGCCATCCGCAAATGGACCAAGGCGAGCCATTTTGCCATTCATGACATGGCGGCTTTGGACATCGGCGCTCGAGTCGCCGATCGGTTCTGGAACGAGCACAATTTCGTCTTCAGGAAGAGCGACGGACTTTTCTATCACGCCAAGGGCGCGACGCCGGCGTTTGACGGCTGGGGGGATGATGCCACCGATCTCACAATCATTCCTTTGAACATGGCACAGCCCATTCTGATCGCCCGCGGCCGTAATGCCGATAACGGACTTGGTTTCTCGCCGCATGGTGCCGGCCGAAACTTCTCCAGGACGCAGCATAAGCGATTGATGGAGGGGCGGACCGATGCCGAGATCTTCGCCGAGGAAACGCGCGGCATCGATGCCAGGTTCTATATGGGCATCCCAGATATTTCCGAACTGCCGAGTGCCTACAAGAATGCGGCGACCGTTCGTGCGCAGATCGGCGAGTACGGCTTGGCCGACATCGTCGACGAGGTGATGCCGTATGGTTGCATCATGGCGGGTGACTGGGAACAGAACGCGCCGTGGAGGAAGAAATGATCCTTCCTCCCATCGAATTCGATGGCAAGACCGTCACGCCGAAGGGCGGCGTCTATCGTTGCCCACACAAATGCTCTCAGAGCGGATACCCGCAGCCGACATGGAAGACGGAGAAGGGATTCCGGAGGCATATAGCTTCCTGCCCGAAGGGGAGCACCTTCAAGGCGGAGGCGATTGCGAAGGAGGAGGCGAACGAAGCCGACAAAGCTGCGTTCGTCGCATCGCATCCGTTCAAGCATAGCGTTGGCGACACGATCTATTTCGTCCGCCAATTCACGGTGAAGCCATCGCGAGACTCCCGCGGCCGTCGGGTGAGGTATGAGGACGTCTATCGATTCAGCGCCTGTTCCTTGACGGTCAAGAGTCTGGGTGCCGGAAACTACTACGGCAGCATAGCCGCCTGCTATCTGGGTGAACACGAGGCGGTGTTTGAGGTCGATGCTCTTCCCGACCAGGCATCAGCTGATCGGATCGCTGCAGAGAAGCAGTCGGCGCACGATGAACATTTGAGATTTTCGGCGTTTTGCCGATAGGAGAAATATGAGCAACCGCACCATAGTCCGCATGAACTTCGGTAGCCACCTCTATGGTACCGCGACGCCGGCGTCCGACATGGACTTCAAGAGCGTCTTCATTCCTGACGCGCGATCGATCCTAATGCAATCCGTCAAACCAACGATCAACAATCACCGACCGAAAGGCAACGGCGAAAAGAACTATGCGGGCGAGATCGACGAAGAGCAGATAAGCATCCAGAAATTCCTTCATCTCGCGGCCGAAGGGCAGACGATGGCGCTCGATATGCTGTTCGCCCCTGATTATGCGATCGTTGGCGAGTCATCATGGGAATGGCGGGAGATAATCGCAAACCGCCATCTGCTCCTGACCAGGAAGTCCGCCGCTTTCATCGGTTATGCAAGGACCCAAGCATCAAAATACGGCGTGAAAGGCTCTCGCGTTGCTGCGTCGCGCGTTGCCCTCGCGTTGCTCGAGCAAGGGATGCGCGATCATGGAACTACCGCAAAGCTGCAAGTGATCGGCGATGCGGTGGTGAAGATGGCGTCTGAAACTGAACACATGCAGATGCTGTCGGACGTGACCACGCACGGCCAAAGGGTAGAACTCTGGGAGGTATGCGATCGAAAGATGCCGTTCACCGCGTCGATCAAGAACGCTCATGATATCATGAAGCGGGTTGTTGACGAATATGGCCGGCGCGCGCTGATGGCCGAAACTCAGCAAGGTATCGACTGGAAGGCGCTATCACACGCGGTGAGGGTGGGGCAGCAAGCCGTTGAGCTGCTCACGACAGGCCATGTCTCCTTCCCGCTACCCGACGCGTCGCACATCGTCGATATCAAGCTCGGCAGGTTGTTATATCAGAACGTCGCGCAAGAGATCGAAGATCTGCTTGAGCGCGTCGAACAAGCCGCGGCAACTTCGGTGTTGCCGGACCGGCCGGACGAAGAATGGATCTGGCGGTTCCTCGTCCACGTTCACCGGCAAGCGGTGACAAAAGGCGAGTTGCCGATCTATCCACCGGTCATCCACCAAGGACATCAACCATGAGCAAAGATTTGGAAAAGCACGCTCTTCGCTTTGCGACTCGAGCTCATGGCGATCAGAAGCGCAAATATTCGGGCGAGCCATACATCGTGCATCCGATCGCTGTGGCGGAGATCGTGCGCAGTGTGGCCCACACGCCGGAAATGATTGCCGCTGCTCTTCTTCATGATACCGTCGAAGACACGCCAGTGACGCTCCTGGATATCAAAGACAACTTCGGGATCAAAGTTGCTCAGATCGTAGCTTGGCTGACGGACATCTCGACGCCGTTCCATGGGAATAGGGCAGTTCGCAAAGAGCTGGACCGCCATCACCTCGCATTGGCGCCTGCCGAAGCTAAGACGATCAAGCTAGCAGATCTTATCGACAACTCTGCTTCGATCAAGGAACGGGATCCGGACTTCTGGCGCGTCTACCGCGGGGAGAAGTTCAGGCTTCTCGAAGTATTGGGCGAGGGGGATGCAACACTGTTGTCCAGAGCGAAGTCTCTTGTTATGTGATCTAAAACCAAAGCTTCGGCAAGTGATCGAAGATCAGTTTGACGGTCTGTTTCACGCCTTCCTCGAGTCCCTTCGTGCTCAGCCACGTCAACGCCGGCAATATTGTTCTGCGTAAGAGTTTGACATCGATCTTGTTGCCTTTCAGCAGAGTGGCGCCCGACTCCAATTCAGTAACGCGCCGCTCCGCATCTGGATCGTTCATGAGTTGGTTATTGCTTCTTACGGAGCGAAGGGTTTCCTTAATGTGGTGCTCTAAGTCATGGAAAAGATCGACCATGTCTTCACGGGAGGCGACATGCTCATCGAGCGGAAGATCATTTACCGCCTGACCTTGATCTCCACTGACGATTGATTGCGCATCATCCATCAGCTCCCAAATGTCTTCGCCGCGCGATACGCAAATTGCTTCGGCTCGCCTCAGTCCAGCCAACGACAATCTTATCCGACCCACATAATCGCCAGGAGTGAGGTATCTGTCCGAGCGCAGATCTTCTTCAGTCGGTTCAACCCAGCTCTGGTAATATTTTCCGGGAACGTGGGTGGCTACGTCCGATGTAACAAGAGTGAGCGCTAGGTCGCCACCGGAGAGGATGGCGCATTGCACGAGCAATTCGTTTTTGAACTCATCAAGCGTCAGGCGTCCGTTCTTCATTCACATCACCGGATCTGGGCGCTTCAGGTCCGCGGCTTCTTCAGATACCGACCCGGTTGGAATGATCCGTCTTCAGAAGTCAGGACTGATTTTATCCGTTCCGGCAGCCGCCCGAGACCGTTCAGCTCCTGGAAGGCATCCATCATCTTGTCGAACGCAGCCTGTGCCAACTGGAGATCAGCTTCACGCCTCTTCTCCTCTTCGATGTTCGCTTGATACGCGATCGCCATATCAATCTCAGTTCTGCGCCGCTCGAGCTCGGCGACGGACATCTCCAAAAGCTCCGGTCGAAGTTTGCCGACGTCGCCGATTTCGAACTTCTTTTTCTCTTCGATGATAGCCATTGGTTTTTTCCCTGCTTGCGAAGGTGGATTGAAAGCATTTGCCGGCGAAGCGGTCAACGATTGATTCCGCGGTTTCATGCCAAATGGTTATCGGTATCTTGAAGCAATGGAGCGCGGGCTTGTCAAAAAGTTCGACGTTAAGCGTGCAGAGAATTTGCCAAATTGCAGGCACAAACCGTGAATCAATGAAAATTAATTGTTGCCGTTTTGCCCGTCAATATTCTCCATAGCTGGGCTAGGAAATTCCTCTAATGGCGCCAGAATCAACAAAAATTAATTCAAAAGATGCCGTTGACCGCTCTGAGTTTTTCGACTCAGATCATAGCCGAATCTGATGGTTCCGATGGGGACCGAATCAACCTCAATACTTCGTGAGAAGGGGCGACCGATGGGGCCGGAATTGATCATCCGGTCGCTATGAAGTCGCCCCGCGACAATAGCGCGGATGTAGCTCAGTGGTAGAGCGGCTGGTTTCCACTCAGCGCGCGAGAGTTCGATCCTCTCTATCCGCTCCAGATCTGGAAGCCCGAAAGGGGAATTCAGGGCATGGAACTGATCACCCCGCTTCCCAAGTTGGGGAGAGCCACGCCGGACGCTGTTACCGGCCTTCCAGAGAATTTCAGAGCGCCGGCACACACCCCGGCCGCGACCTTGGCCCGTTTCCGGTTGAACGGCTTGGATGGCGATACCTAAAACCGGCAGGCAACGCGCTCCAACAGGAGGCTACCAGCCTGATAGCGAGGCGCGGAACGGGTTAACTAACCGGTCTACGGCGCGGAGTGGGGAAGCCCCAGCCTCGAAGTTTCGCCGAAAGGCATCGAGTATGCGTGAGGGGATACCTCAGATCGTGAACCCCGAAGTGGTCGCCGGGCACGCAGAGCAATGAGCGCTGATGGGCAACGAGGCGCGAAAGGTCCTGGAGACTGAGTAGGTGGCGATCCGGAAAGACGGATAGCCCGTCATCATTGGATGGCGGGTTTCTCATTACCACCAATCGAGAGAATTGAACATGGCAGATTTGTCTAGGCGCTCGTTCCTTCGAGGCGCTCTCACGGTGGCTGCCGTGGCCGCGGCGGCTCCGGTTCTCGCAAAATTGCCAGAGCCTGCAGCAGTCAAGGCTCCTCCTGCAGAACTGTACCCGATACTGCATGGCGATGGCATTCATAACGATGCGCCGGCTCTGAATGCCTTGTTCAATGGCAAGCCGTTCATTTGCGAAGGTGAGACAATCACGATTGGACCAAACGACTGCGCCTATCTCGCGCACGGCGTTTATTTGGTCGGAGAGCCGCTGATCATAAGCCACCCGCTGGTTAAAATCAGGGACGTCACGTTTAAGACTCCGGCGGAATTCATTGATTGGCCTGTGCTTACCTTCAACAAGTCGGTAGGCTTCCCTTCCATCAGCGGGACTTATTTCGACATTGCTGCACACCCAAAGGAAGCGCTGAAGGCGCCATCTGCTCGGTATCCGTTTGCGAGCAATTACATAAGCCGCCCGATGCCAGCGGTTGGCGGACATTGGTGATGACATCGCAGCCAGATCGGCGCAACGCCTGGTCGGGCTTTTCAGTTCCTGCAGGCACGCAAACAAGGGGCTCCAGTAGCGCCTATCAAACGAGTGCCCCCGAAAGACCCAGAGGCGCAAGCCAGTCCAAGCTCTTAGGATAGGTCCTGCATGGAAGCGATTCTGACGATGGCGCTGCTGTTGCTAGGCGCGCATTGGGGATGTGACTATCCCCTTCAGGGACCGTTCCTTTCCGAGGCGAAAGCTAAAGGCCCGCTGCGCTTCTATCACCTCGTCGCCCACGCCGGCATTCAGGGAACGGCCGTCGCTCTGGTCACCGGCAATGTTTGGCTTGGTCTGGCCGAATGGATCGCCCACACCGTCATCGATGAACTGAAGGTTCGTGGAAAGACGAGCTTCGCGCTCGACCAAGCGCTGCACATCGCGTGCAAGCTGGCATGGCTGGCAATCATCTTTGGAGCACTAAGATGAAGCTGGAAATCACCAAAGAGTGGTTCAACAGGCGCGTCGCGCTTGAAGGCGACAATGAGATCGGCGCCGGCACTCAGGTTTGCAACTGCATCGGCCCGCAGAACGGCGAGCCTCTTTGCCCATGCGGCATGCGTGGTGTTTCGATAGTCAGCGGCCGATACGTTCAGACGCGGGATCTTGGCCCAGTTCCCAAAGGCAAAAGCACATGACGGAAGATTTCCTTTGCCCGCGCCGCGCCGAGAGTTTCGGGGCGTTCCCTGGCCGCGACACTTGGGAAGACCGAAACGGCTACCAGCATTGCTCCTACTGCGGTTCGCTGAAGCCCGAGGCGCTGTTTCAGGCAATCGAGGTCGGCGCTGAACTCGGCCCGACTGACAAAAACTACAAGGTCTATGTCGATCTGCCGGATCCTCGCGTTGGTCAACCGAAGATCGTCGGTATGCGCAATTCGCCGCCGACTGAGAGCGACACCAGTTGGGTCAAGGTCACGGAAGAGAACCTTCCGGAAGTTCTCGCCGATGGCTGGGGCGCTCATAATCTGGGCCAATGGATGCTGAAAACGCCGAGATCGGCAACGCTGCAGGACAAGTTTTATTTCCAGCATCTGAGCCCGGAAGAGCAAAGCCGCTTCGTTGACCTTCTCAACGCGAAGAAAATCAATATTGGCAGCCCCGGCTATTTCTACAGCCTGCCGTTCTTCGTCGTGCCAGCACAGGAGTCAGCCGCGGGATGAAAGTCAAGATCGTTGCAGATGGCTCGACCCGCGGAACATTTGTCACAGACATGGATGGTAATCCAGTCGATGGCGTTTCCGAGATAGTCTTTCAACATCAGGGGGGCGGCGCTCCTGAACTGAAGCTTGGCATTGTCTTGATACCGGCCGTCATCGAGGGGGTCGCTAGGGTGTATGGTCCGAACGGCAAGATGATCTCGAAGATCATCTATGAAGGTGGCAGTGAAGTCATTTATTGACCATCCTGTGGTCATCGTCGCTGGTGGTCCGTCGGTCAACGTCAATGACATTCGAACAATAGGGATTGCTAGGTCGGTTGACCGGTGCCGGGTGATCGCGGTCAGCGATGCGATATACCCATGCTGGTTTGCCGATTGGCTGCATTCTTCGGATCGTCGTTGGTGGCAGGAGCACACTGGCGTTTCTGGCTTTTCGGGATACAAATCGTCGCTTGAACCGGTGCCTTATCCCGACGTCAAGACGCTGAGGAATACCGGACTCGAGGGATATGATCCGCGGCCATGCTGCATCCGCAACGGCGCGAACTCTGGCTATCAGGCCGTCCACCTTGCTGCCCAGCTTGGCGCAAGAAAGATCATTCTTCTCGGCCTTGATTACACGGACGACGGGGCCAGAACGCATTGGTTCGGGCACCACAAGCCGGGAATGGACAAACATTCGGACGTCCAGCAATGGCGCCGGCTCCTGCGCGATCTGACGCAGATTTTGAATGCCGCGGGGATAGAGATCCTCAACGCCGGCATGAAATCCACACTGACATGGTTGCCGCGAGTAGACCTCGCGCTAGAGCTTTAAGGAGCGCCACATGACGACGATTGCCCCAAAGTCATTGAATATCGCCGGGTCGGTTGCGCCCTTCGCACCATCGGCCGTCTCTGGCGATGAAGTCACCTATTCCGGCGGCGATCTGCTGATCGAATTCCGCAATGGTCACACGTCCCCGATCACGGTCAATATCGCACCTACCAAGACCACGGGCATCGTCAGCGGTGCAGGCCCAGTGCCTATCCCGTCTCGCAGTTTGGTGATCGCAGCCGCCGCAGACGGGGCCTTCCTGCTGAAGGCCGGCGAGATCGGCGCCTATGTCAATGCGAACGGGCGCGTGCCGATCACCTATACGGGCGGCAACGTCGCGATGCTTGTCCGGGCGATCCGTCTGTAACCGTGCGCGCGGCAATCTATCGGGTGCCAGGTCGGCACCATGAGGGCCATTTGGTCGCAATGGCAGATGGCCTTCAGAGGCATGGAGTGGAAACAGCATTCTTCACATCGATTCCAGATCAACCGGTCGATTTCGCGGTCGTCTGGTCGTGGAGAGTGGGGCTGATGATCAGGAGCTACTTCAACGGCCCGATCCTCGTCATGGAGCGCGGATACATCGGCGATCGGTTCGAGTGGACCTCGCTCGGATGGGATGGGCTCAATGGCCGCGCCCGGTTTACTGCAGTCAATGACCCCAGCAGGTTCGAGCGGCATTTCGGGCATCTATTGAAGCCATGGAAGCAGGCGGGCGGTTACGCTCTGATCGTCGGGCAGGTTGTCGGCGATGCCGCACTGCTCGGAACAGATATCCACGCTTGGTACCGTAGGGTCGGCGTCGAGCTTTGGAAGCAGGGATGGGACGTGAAGTTCCGCCAGCATCCGGTTGAGGTTCAGCGCGGGGATTCAGTCCCGCACGTCTCGTTCGCAGAGACGCTCAACGGGTCCCTCGACGAGGCTCTGGCGGGCGCCGGCATCGTGGTCACCTACAACAGCAACACTGGTGTCGACGCCATTCTCGCTGGCGTTCCAGTGCATGCGGCCGATGCCGGCTCGATGGTCTTCGATTTGGCCGCCCATGATCTCCAGGTGATCAAGCCAGAGCGGGAAAAGCGTCTGCGCGAGATCGCTTGGACGCAGCACGGAATTGACGAGATCACGTCAGGCGCCGCCTGGGAGATCGCGCGGGAGTCAATGCAAGCATGACGCCATCTGGGTTTCGATCGCCTCTTCGTGGGGCGAACAACGTTGATTACGAAGCCATGAAAAGGAATGCGTTTCGAGATCAGGACATTCTGATCGTCAATATCAACGACACAAAGCTGCCGTGGCCGGAACGTGAACTGCTGAAATCGATCGGTGAGCGTCTCTACGGAAAGAAGCCGCCGAAGGTGCAGCATGGCCGGGAACAAGAATAGCGGAGGCTCTGGCAAGCTCTCCGACGCCGAGAAGATTCGGCGAGGCACGTTCCGGCCAGATCGATCGGAAGCAGTCTATGCGGAGCGCGCCGCGGCGAATGTCGTCACCGGCGCCTTTCTCTCCGAGATCCCGCTGCCGACCTTTCCCCTCAATGAGTTTGGGGCGGCGACCTACCGGAAGTTCGCTCAGCTGCTTCTTGAACAAGGAAAACTGACGTCTGTCACGGCGGCTCATTGCGAGTCGCTGGGCATGATCGACATGCGCATCAATGGGAAGATCACGGCCGGGAAGATCCCGACTGCCGATGACATGAAGCAGCGCACTTCGGTGATAAGGATGCTCGGAGTTGCAGAAAACGCGCCAGTCATCGCGGGCGGCGGATCGAAAAACCGGTTCGAAGGCGCGGGGTTCAGTAATTCTCGCTCTTCGCCGTATCGACTGCGCCCATATCGAACCCCTGATACTGGAAAACTCTGAAACCGGCGAAGAGGAAGAATTACCAAACTACCCTGAGATCGGCCACTTCTATGCGGAGTGCGTCTCTTCTGGGCGTTTGCCGACCAACAGGCTGCTGGTCGCGGCGGCAAAACGCTACCTCCGGATGCTGGAGATGGCGGATGATCCGAAATGCGAATTCTACTATTCGCCTGAGCACGTCGTCGACTTCTGCCGGTTCGGTGAGCGCCTCCGCCACTTCGAAAGCGGCAACTGGGAAATCAACCAGGTAGACGCAGACGGCAATCCAGACCCGAGCATCATCCTCGAGCCATTTGAAATATGGATCGAGTCAGCTTGCCAAGGGTTCCGCCGTCGGCTGAATGGGACAAGGCTTGTCGAGACGGCCTTCGAGCTCATCCCGAGAAAGAATGCGAAGAGCTTGCGCGCCGCTCGCGCCGCACTCTTCGAATTGTGCTGCTCAGGAACGCTCGGTCCGGAGATTCCGATCGCCGCCGCGACAGCAAAGCAGGCTGACGACACGCTGTTCGGCGACATCGTTAAGATGGTCAACAACGACGAGGATCTGCGAGAGAAATACGGGCTTCGCGTCACAAAGGATGAGATCACCCGCGGTGAAGGCAAGATCTTCAAGCTTTCGTCACAAGGCGAACGCCAGGACGGTCTGAACCCAAGCTTGGCACTTTTCGAAGAAGGCCACGCCGGCGCTGCCAGCGTCTATAAGGTCGTCGACTCCGCTTTCGGTGCGCGGCCAAACGCGCAGCGCCGGATGATTACGACAGCCGGGTATCGCGCCGAGGGGCCGGCCTTTGATCTGCTGAAGCAAGCAGAGATGGTGCTGATCGGCGGGATGGAGGATTACACCCTCTTCGCCGCTATCTATACACTCGATCCGGAGGACTATCAGAACCCAGAGACGAAGGCGATCGACTGGGAACGACTTCTGACGCGGCCTGAATTGATCGCGAGGGCGAATCCCATGTACGGGGTCAGCCTTGATCCGGTGAAGATCAACTCTTCGGTGCTCCAGGCCTTCAAGATGAGGCCTGACAAGCGCGGTGAGGTGGCGCGAACCAGGTTCAACATTTGGACCGGCGCCGGCTTGACGCTGATCGAAGCCGCGGCGTGGTCATCTTGTTTTCATAAGGGTCTCGACCTTTCGCAGTTCCTTGGCAGGAAGTGCTGGATCGGCGTCGACTTGGGCCAAGTTCTCGATATGTGCGCGATCGTGCTCCTATTCGAGTTGCCAAACGACTGCCTAGCGGTGTTCGGCCAGTTCTATCTTCCGGAAGCGTCGCCAACGGCGGAAAACCCGGATCTGATCGACCATTTGGCGCTCTGGGAAGAGCAGGGCTACCTGTATCTCACGCCCGGTCCGCTGGCCGACCATGATTTTGTCAGAAGTCACGTCGAGCAGTTTTGCCAGATATTCGACGTGCAGGTGATCGCGTGTGACCCGCACCAGGCTCACAACACTGTCAAGCACCTCTGGGACGGCAACAAACCAGTGATGGTTTACCCGAACAGCGCGAAGACGATGACTCCGCCGACTGACGATATCATCGGCCGCGTAGCAACCCAGCGGATCCTGCACGACAACAACCCTGTTCTCTCCTGGATGGTTGGCAACACCCATGGCGATCGATGGCCCAATGGTTCGATCATGCCGAGGAAAGACAAGAAGGACTCGCCACGCAAGATCGATGGGTTCGTCGCCATGTGCTTTGCAAATGGATGCAGGCTGAACCCCGATGAAGCGAAGCCGGCCGGCGAGGCGCAAGGCGTCAACACGGATCCTTACTTCCATCGCGGCTTGATTGGATTCGAAAATTTGGAAAATGCGAATGGTTGATGACCTGATCGTTCAGAATGAAACAGCCGGCGGAAACCAGCTGGAGCTGTTCGAGAAAAGTCATGGTGAAGAGATGACCATGTCTCAGTTCGCTGAGTGGGTGGACGGCAATCTCGCCGGCACCAGCGTCGTGAGGGCATTGCAGATCGGCGCTTTGATGCTTTGCTGCGATGTCATCGCGCAAGATCTTTCCAAGGCTACATTCCGCATGCGGCAGCTGCTGGAAAACGGCACATCAAAGGTTGTCGATCCACGTCGCAATGACATGGCAGCCTTCCTGAAGCTGGAGCCGAACCAGCGGCACACATGGCGCAACTTTATCGAGATGATGGTTTACTGGTCATGCTTCACCGACAACGCCTACGCCGGCGTCATCCGCGCGAACGATGACACGCCATTGGCACTGATCCCGTTCCAAACGGGAAGGGTGATTGAAAAGATCTTCGGCCGGGATGTCTTCTACGAAGTCACGGCGTCTTCGCTGCAAGAGCAGGCGCTGCTCGGATCGTCATTCCGCGTCTTCCCCGAGCGCGACATGATTCATGTGCGCACTCGAATGCTTGACGGGATGTACGGCTATTCGACCTTGGCGGCTGGCCGCAAGACGCTCGAGATCATGAACAATATCGCCGAATTCCGGAACAATATCTTCGGCGAAGAGGGGATGATTCGAGGCGTCTTCAGCCGAGACAATCTTGAACCAATCCCCGAAACGATTTTTCAGCGCCTACGGATGCAATTCAAGGAATTGATGCAGAAGTTCCGGAAGCAGACGGAACCTATCGTCCTCGAAGGCGGAGTAAAATTCGTGCCTATCTCCTCCAGGCCCGATGAATTGGAGCTGGTCAAGGAGTTCGAAGCGCAGATCAATGAAGTCTGCCGCATGTTTCGCATGCCCCCGCATAAGATTTTCCTGATGGACGGGTCGAAGTACGACAATCTCGAAACCCAGGAAAAGATGTATGTCGGCGACACGCTGATCCCGCGGGCGGAGGCCTTCGAGGAGCAGTTTGCGAAGATACTTCTCTCCCGCAATGATCGCCTGAACTACTTCTTTGAGTTCGATCGCTCAGAGATGACGCTCCGCGACACGAAAGCCGAAACCGATCGCACTATCCGAGCGCTGGAACGCGGCGCCATCGAAGTTGATGAAGCCCGCGCCGTCTTTGGCTTGAATCCGTTGCCCAACGGGGCGGGGCAAGTTCGCCTGGTGCCGGTGAATATGAACCTCGTTGACCGCGACAATGAAGTGGTTATCGGAGGCGCGGCGCCGCCGGCGGATAGCTCGCAGAACGACAACCCCGAACAACCAACCGAAGAGCCCGCAGCCGACAAGGCAGTTGCTCTGCGTATCGTGAAATAAGGAGTGAATGGATGCTGAAGTTCAAGAAGGCTTCGGCCGATGAGGTGCGCGCGAAGCGGAAAGAGCACGTGAAGGATCTTTCGGCCGGCACCGCCATGATGAAAGGTTTCAAAGCTCCCCCGTCCTGGAACAAAGATACCCGCAGCGCTCGCTTCATCATGTCGTCGGAAAGCGTCGACCGCTACCGCGATATCGTCGTCCAGTCTGGTATTGACACGACGGCATTCGAGGCCAACCCGCAGGGGCTTCTGTTCCACAACAGCCGGGGATGGCCGATCGGGCTTTGGTCCGATATCACGAAAATTCTCTCCGGCCGTCCGAAGCGCACCGAAGGCGTATTGAACTTCCTCCCGGAGGGCACCGACGCCGACGCCGATCGCGCGGCTCGCCATGTTGAAGCAGGCACAATGCGCACCGTTTCCATCGGGTTCATTCCCGATTGGGAGGACGTCGATTTCATCCTCGACGAGGAAGAAGACTGGACCGGCGGGTTCCGCTTCAACAAGTGCGAACTGATCGAATGCTCGCTTGTCCCGATCCCAGCCCAACCGGATGCAATGGTCAAGGATGCCAGCGGCGACATGAAGCTGGCCCGTGAGCTGATCGAAGACATCCTCGACACCTACACCAAGACCCCTGAAGGTCTGCTGGTTCCTCTCGACGCTTATCGTGAGAAGCACCTCGAGCTCGGTGGCAATCGCACTTCGATCATCGTCGACAAGTCCCTTCTCCAGGCTGTGAAATTCGTCGCCCCGAAGGACATGAAAATCTCGGCATCCACCAACGATGAGGCAAAGGCCTTCATCGGCGCCAAGGTCGCGCTGGATCAGAAGCACGCTGAGAACAAGGATGTTGTCGAGCACTGGGCTAAGGATTCCGGCGAGGTGATCGACAGCTGGATCGTGCCTGAGGGTGAATTCAAGGGCGTCCACGCGCTCGCCGTCGAATTCATCACGACGCACGGCATCAGCGGAATGCTTCGCGGGGCAAAGGCCGAGCGCTTCCTTCTGATCAAGTCGGATGATGAAGGCGATCCCGACGAGGAGGACCCTGACGACCAGGACGATCCCGAAGTCGAGGGGGACGCGGTTGAAGATCCGGAGACCGAAGAGTCGAAGTCAATGACGATCAAACTGAACGTTGGCTCCAATGTCGTCGAAACGCGCAAGCAGGTGGAGGAGCTCGAGTCGACGATTGATCGGGTTATCGGCAAGTTCGCCAAGCTCTTTGGTCGATCGACGAAAGACAATGCTCCCATCGAGAAGAAGGAGCCTGAACTGACGGTTGAACCGGAAGTCAGGGAGCCTCCGACCGAAGCAGAAATTACGGCCGCCAAAGCGCGCGCCGCAGCAATTCGCGAACGTCTAATCGCGAAAGCAATGATCTCCGCGGAATAACCCGCCGGATCACAGAACTCCCTCCCGGGCCAACCGAAGGGATCACCAGGCTGCCGAAAGGCGGCCTTTTTTTATGCCAACCAGGAGAACATTCCATGAATCTGGCACAGCTTCGCGCCCGGCTGAAGGAACTCGCGGGTGAAATCGACGTCCTTACGAAGAAGGACTCCATGTCTGCCGACGATCTCGTGCAGATCGACGCAACGACGAAGGAACTGGAAGAGGTCGAGAAGAATATCGACATCCTCCAGAAGGCGGAGGCCGCCCGCATCCGCGCCGCTGCTCCTGCCGCCGCTCATATCACTGAGCAGCGCACTCTGCCGGCCGAGCCTGTGCAGAAGCTGACCACGTCCGAAAAGATCGGTCTCATGGTCGCCGGTATGGCCAAGGCTCATATCGAAACCGGCATGAAGGGTGCAGCCGCTACCTTCAAGGCGATGGAAGACGCAGGCTTCGGCACTGTCGCGAAGGAATTCGCCGATGCGCACAAGCAGCGCGCGCTGAACTCTGGTTCCGCGGCCGCCGGCGGCGTTCTCGTCCCGGAAAATATGGCGAACGAGATCATCGATATCCTTCGCCCGAATACCACCTTCCTGCAGGCCGGCCCGCGCCGTGTTCCGCTGATCGGTGGCAACTACAAGGTCCCGGCCGCTGCCTCTGGCGCGACCGCTGGCTGGCGTGGTGAAGGCAAGCCGGTTGCGACGAGTCAGCCGACCTTCAAAGACATCAACATGACCACCAAGTTCCTGGACACGTTGGTGCCACTCACCAACCAGCTGATCCGCTTCTCGCTGCCGGACGTCCGCGCCTGGGTCGAGATGGATATGTCTCAGTCCATGGGCGTTGAGCTCGACCGAGCCGCCTACTACGGCTCCGGCACGGTCAACCAGCCTCTCGGCATCACCAAGATCCAGGGCATCTTCCGTCAGGCAGCAACTGGCGGGCAGGCCCCGACGATCACACAGATCGAGTCGGATGCGTCTGATCTCGAACTGTCGATGATGAACGCCAATCTGCCGATGCTTGGCGCGGCTTGGGTCATGAACCCGACCACGTTCATCTTTCTGCAGAACCTGCGCGACAGCCTCGGCAACCGGTTCTATCCGGAATTGCAGAACGCGACGCCGACCTGGCGCAACAAGCGCGTTTTCGTCACGACGCAGGTTCCTGCCAACGGCGGCGTCACCACGGACGAATCCGAAATCTTGCTGGTCGCCTTCGGCCACGTGCTGTTCGGTGAAGGTACCTCGATCTCCTTCTACGTCTCGAACGAAGCCTCCTATGTCAAGGATGGCGTCACGGTCTCCGCTTTCCAGAGCGATCTCACGCTGATCAAGGCCTCGGCCGAAGCAGACGTCGATATGCGCTACCTGGAATCGGTCGCGGTTCTCTCGAGCGTACGTTGGGGTCGATAAGACCCCAACTCTTCCAACAGGAGAGCCTTGATGAAGATCATCAAAAAGACGGGGCTTGTCGCCGTCCATGGGAAGCACGACAAGCGAGTTTTCGGCGTACTGCCGGGGATCGCGTTGAAGGGGGTCGCTGAAGGCTCCCTTTTCCTCGTCGATATTCCCGACGACATCGAAACTGTCGATCTCGAAACGCCGGCGCCGGAGAAAACGGCCAAGGTGGTTGAGGTCGATGGCGTCGTGCAGATTCCCGACAATTGGGAAGAACTGCACTATGCAACGCAGATCGTGCTGGCGAAGAACATCGTCGGCGGTGATTTGCCCGAGTCCGAAGAGAAGAAACCGGTTGAGATCGCTCGCGAAATCATCCGGGAAGAACTTGCCCGTCGCGCTGACGACGGCGCTTCGCACGAGGCCGAATAGGCCACCTTCCACCCACAATTCCGACTGAAATCGGATTGAACGCATGAAGGAGAAAATCCATGCGCGCAAATTTTCTTAACGGGGGTGCCTTCGCTCGGTCCGCCCGTGGTTCTGGCAACAATGCCGCAACCGCCGGCGGCACAGGCGATGCGACCGAAGTCAACGGCGCTTGGCAGTCGCGGATGAGCAAGGGCGGTATCGCTCTCTCTGCAAAGCTCGTGATCAGCTATACCGCCACGCTCGCCGCCGGCGCCACGCTGACCTTCGCCGGCAATTTCCAGGACGCGCTCGACGCGGCCGGCGTGGGTGCAGCCGACTTCGGTGCCGCGGTACCGGCAACCGTTGTCGCGACCGGCGCCTCCGGCGGCAGCACTGAAACCGGTACCTTCGAGATCGACGTCGATCTTTCCGGTGCACGGGAATTCATCCGCTCGCAGATCACGCCCAATCTGTCGGCAAGCGCCACGGATACCGCCGCCTGGCACATGGACTACGTGCTCTTTGGCGATCACCGCGAGCCGAACACGAAATCCACGGTGAACATCGGTTCCGTCGACGGCATCTGAGCCGAATGAAAACTCCTCGAAAGGGCGGATCAATCCGCCCTTCGAACTCCAGGAGGTGGCGATGGCTACTGAAAAGACTCCGGTCAAGCCGAAGCCGGTTCAACCGGTAAAGGATCTTCCGCGAGTGCCCAGAGACATGGTGCCCGGGCGCCGTGGCGCTTACACAACGCGGTGATCCATGCTCGATATAGAGATCGTTACGCAGCCGACCAAGACCGCACTCGACATAGTGTCCGTAAATGAGCTCGCGGACCACCTGCGTCTCACGACAACACTGAGGAGGAACGCTGTCTGGATCGCGAATATGACGGCTGCCATCAACGAGGCCGTCGACAAGATCCATGGGTTCGCCGGCGAATTGAACCGGATGGTTCTGCCGTGCACGGTGAAGCGATATCTCACGGCGTTCCCGGCTTCCGGCAAGCCAATCTACCTTCCATATCCGGATCTGATCTCCCTAGATGCAATCACGATTGAGGATGGCGCGAGTCCTCCAAACAATCTTGATCCATCGTTTTATACGATGACGAGGGCCTTGGTACCCGAGGTCTATTCCACCGGGACATGGCCTCAAATGACAGCCAGGCCGCGGGCTGTCTCTGTGACTTACAAGGCGGGTTACGTGGATTTCCCGCCGAACATCAAGCGGTACGTCAAAATTCTCGCCGCTCACATGATGGAAAACCCGGAGGCCACCATTCTCGAGCCTCGGCAGATGCAAATCAACCGCAAGGTCGAATTCGGCATCGATAGCCTTCGCGCGGCTCTCCGCATCCCAGTGTCATACGACGACTGGCTCTAAGAGGACTATCGATGGTCGTAAGGATGGATAAGGACGTTCTCGAGGCGTGGGCAAAGCGCCTCGGTGAACTGGTTCGTGAAGGGTATGCACCTCCCGGCACAAGAGTTGCCAGTGGGGAGATCAACGCTACCACAGCAATTGCTCTGGAGTTGGGAATCAAGCAGGGCACGATGCAAAAGCATGTGCTTCGGATGAAAGAGGCTGGCTTCGCTCGCTTCTGGACCTCCGAGGGCTCGAAGGCAGCCAAGCCAGAGCCAACACGATCGGAAGTTCACGACGCAGCGTTCTGGCGCAAGAAGTTCACATCAGCCGATCGCGAACTTGCCGAGGCGGAACATCTCGTTGGACAATTGGCGGGCGTAAGGGACACCCAATTTGCGGTGCCAGAATGGCTGCTTCTTCCCGGCTCCGAACGCCGTGGCCGCTCGGTGATCGGTTGCTTGGTCTCTGACGTCCATGATGGCGAGGTCATCAATGCGGAGGAGATCAACGGGATCAATGCGTTCGATCCCGACATTTGCGAGCGACGGATGCATCGCTACTACTCGGCAGTCTGCACGATCGGGCAGCGCTGGGCCGACGATACCGATTGTAGAGGCGTCCTTTTGGCGCTGGCCGGCGATCTTATGTCTGGGGACATCCATGAGGAGCTCCGGATCACAAACGCTCTGACGAGCCAGGAGCAGTGCATTCACGCAACTTCTGTGCACGTTGCCGGAATGAGGATGCTGCTCGAGACATACGGCAAGATCCATGTCGTGGGTGTCCCGGGTAACCACGGGCGATCGACGCACAAGCCGACGGCCAAGCTCTATGCCAGACTGTCCTACGACATTCTGATCCTGGCGATGATCGCCAGCCATTTCGTTGATGACAGCCGCGTCACCTTCCAATACGGCGCCGCGAAAGATCAGATGACGCCGGTGTTCGGCCGGACTGTGTTCACGACGCACGGCGACAAGATAGGCACCAAGGGCGGTATGGGCTTCGCGGGACCGGTGCTTCCGATTGTGCGTGGCTCGAAAAAGATTGAAGCCCAGCAAGCCGGCATTGGCCGCCGGCCGGACCTAATTCAGTTCGGGCATTACCACACGACGGCGAATCCGGGGAATATCCTCGCGAACGGCTCGGTGCCTGGCTACTCGGAATATGCAGATGATCTGCGTGCCGTCGTCGAGCCGCCGCAGCAGTGGGCATACCTGCTCCACGACAAATGGTGGATGCGCGAGCGAATGCCGATCCAGTTGGAAGACCCGGGCGTGCCTGAGTTGCCTCGAGTCAAGGTGCCAGCCGGTTGGCAGGCGGTCGCAGAGTAGCCATGGCCAAGGACAATCCGAAGCAGGCTCATGGCGATAAAAAGCCGCCGTTGGCCTATGTCCCTATGGTCGCGGAACTGGCGATGCTCGAGGCGCTCTATGATGGGGCCCTGAAATATGATCCGCACAACTGGCGAGACAATCCTATCAAGGCGATGACCTATGTTCACGCCGCGGAACGTCACCTGAAGCTCTTCTCTGTCGGCGAGGAGATGACGAGGGATACGCTCGTTAAGAACCTCGGCGCCGTGATGGCATGCTGCGCGATCCTGCTGGATGCCCAAGCGCACGGCGCACTCATCGATGATCGTCGACATAGTCAAGTCGACGCCGATGCGCTTCACGAAGCTGAAAAGTGGGTTGCCCGCTTGCAAGAGATGCAGCGAGCTCGAGAGCAGACCGCAGCAGTTCAAATCGCGCGAAGTGCCCTCGAAGCCTTTCCGGCAACGCTTCCCGACAGGCAGGAATGATCAATGCGCATTGGCAGCCAAAGGAACTTGATGACGGTTCGGCGCCGCGTCCAGATCGGAACTAACGCGGCCAACGAACCGAATTTCGTCTGGCAGGACTGGCGTCCTGACGTGTTCTGCCAAGTCGGCGTCAAACGCGGCAAGGAGCAATTCGATCCGATTGGCAAAAAGCGCTATTCGGAAGACGTATGGCAGTTCCGGACCCGTTACGACGAAGTGAAGGGGATCGATGCGGCGATGAAGATCGCCCACGAGGGCAACATCTACGACATCAAAGCGATCCTTCCCGATGGCCAGAAGCAATGGGATTGCGTGATCGAAGCCACTGTCCTGGATGGTGCTTTGGGCGGCAAGCCACTCACAGCGGCAATTTCCGTTCTCATAGCCGGCGGGATCGTCGGGCAGTCGTATGATCCGCTCTCGATTGAGGTGACCGGTGGGACGGCGCCGTACGTCTTCACAACTGAGAGCTCGATGATGGTGCCCGGTCTGTCGATCGACATGAACACGGGGATCATCTCGGGCACACCGACTTTCGCCGGCACATTCCCGATTTCGATCCAGGTGAGTGATGCGGAGGGCGACTCCGAGACGCTGCCGACGTTCAACATTGAGGTGGAGGATCCATAATGTCTTCCATCATCATCGTGAACTATCTGCTTGCCCGCGACAATGCGGTGAAGGCGCTGGTCGCCAACAAGATATTTCCGATCCAGGCACCGCAGGGCACCGCTCCCTCCTACATCACTACCAACACGGTGGGCTCTAAGGATCACGGGCTCGTGGATGCCCCAGGCAAGTACTATCGCACTCGTGTCATGATCGAAGCGATAGCGGATAGCGCCTTGACCTGCATCAACATCGGCAACGCAGTTATGGACTGTCTCGACGGGGTCACCAAGGTTGCCTTCACTGACTATGTCGACGTCGACATCCGGTTCGCCGACGTTGAAATGAGCGACCAGAATGACACTCAGACCGCCTTCCGCGATGTGAAGCAGTTCTTCGTCTGGTGGCGAAAGAAGGGGTGACCGATGGCACCTTACCGAAAGTCTGGCATCACCGGCGACAAGGAATTGATCGCCAATCTGCGTGAGTTGGCGAAGGGGCCGACCCAGGCAGAGGTCGATCAGGCAGCGACCAAATCTCTGGAGCCGATGCTTTCCAAAACGAAGCAGCGTTTGCAAGTGAACCGAAACTTCTTCGGCAAGTTCCCGGGGTTTCCGCAGCCGAAGTCGCCGCGGAAGGGCGGTCATGTGGATGAGGGGATCGTTGTTCGCAAGAGCAGCGGATCTTCAAAGACCAAATCCACGTACAAACTCGGGGCCACCAAACGAGCACGCTATCTGCTGCATTTGCTGGAATTCGGAACGGCTCCCCACCATCAGCCCAACTTCCGTGGCGGGTTTGATCATCCTGGCGCCCGCGCTCATCCATCGTTGATCCCATCGTTCGATGAAGAGGCCGGCAACGTCCCCAACACCTTCGGGAGAATCATATGGAACGCGATTTCCAGCAAAATATCGAGACTGAAAAAGTAGCCGAGCCGCTTGTGGCGGAATCGACTAATGCGGCCCAGGAAATGATGGAGAGCCGCAAGCCGAAAGCCACGGTAGCGGCGCCAAGCCGTGACCAGGGCGACTGGAAATACAAGCCGTGGGCAGGCCGTGATCACTGGGTCCACGCGCTCACTGGCGACACCACTTTCGACCTCAGCAAGGTCAAATAGCTCACTGTCACTGACAGAACCCTAACGCGGCCTCTGGCCCGTTCAGGCTGCCGGAAACGGCGGCCTTTTTCGTGCGCCTTTTTGGCAACCCCCAACATTGGAGAATATCATGAGCCAGAAGTCTACTGGTAAGGCCGGCATTGGCGTTACCCTTCAGGTCGGTGACGGCGCTTCCCCCGAGGTCTTCACCACAGTCGCCAACGTTACGACGATGAGCGTCGGTGGCGTCACCCTCAATACGATCGATGCCACGCATCTGAATTCCCCGGATTTCTACCAGGAATTCATTGCTGGTCTGAAGACCGCTGATGAGTGGACGTACACCATGCAATGGGATCCGACCGATCCGACGCAGAGCGGCACCACTGGTCTTCGACAGAAGCTCGAAGCCCGAACCTTGGGTACCTTCCGCGTCAACACTCAGGCTATCGGCCTGCCGATCAGCCTCGAAGCCGATGGGTTCGTCTCTCATCTCGGCAACATCGACATCTCGCCGGAAGCGATCATGACGCAGCAATGCACCATCCGCCCGTCGGGCGCCCCGCGCGAAGTCGACAACGCTTAAGGTGATCGATGAACAAGCCAGCGAATAAGACTCGCGGCGAGGTGGATCTCTCTGAGGCGGGTGATGGTGCCATCATCCGCTTCAATGTCGATGCCCTCGAGCGCCTGCAGTCCGAATACGGCGAGGACTATATCGACGTCGTCATCAAGCAGCTTTCCAAGGTCAATCCAAAGACTTACAAGGCCTGCATCGCGGCCGCCGGCGAACATATCCCCGAAACGGCAACCGTTCCCTTCGGTCTGACATGGGAAGAACTGAACGTTCGCATCCTCGATGCGCTCTTCATGGCAATCCATGGGCGCAATTACGCCGAGCAGCAGGCCTATGACAAGGCAAGGTCTGACCAAGAATTGGACGAGCTCCAAGCAAGGCTCGAAAAGGACCCTCGGCTAGCGGCCTACCTCTCCTCGAAGCTGCACACGACGCAGGATACAGAGTCGGTCTGAAGCCCGACGAGGTACGTCGCTACACGCCATTCGAAATCTTCAGATACGCAAAACTGGCAGGCGAGCACTCTTATGAGCGCCTGGTCAATTCAGCTTGGCTCACGGCGTTGCTTACGTCGACCGGCACCAATGCTCCGAAAAACTTCCCCAAGAGCCCGGACGATCTTCTGAAGAAGAAGAACGCGGTCGATGCGCCCATGAACGCCAATCAATGGCTGGGGCTCATCAAGCATCTCACCGGCGGCAACAAAGCCAAGAAACCAAAAAAACAAGACAAGGTTTAGGATGGGCGCTTCAGAAGTAGGCAACATCCATATCGGCTTGTATGTCGATATCGGAGACAGCCGCCGTTTCACCGATGTTGCCAATCTTGTAGAGCGCGACTCGCGAAGGATGAATTCGTCTCTGGCGAATACGTCCAACGCAGTTCGCGGTCTGCGCACTCAGATGGGTGCGAACCTCCGGATTAAGCTCGCCAACGAGTCGCTGAAGGATCTTTCTCGAGCGACCGACGAAGTGGCCCGGTTGCGGGCCGCTATGCTTGGCGTGTCCGCGATCGCCGGCGCCGGCTTCACTGGCGCGTTCACCGGCGCATATCTCGTGCAGACGGCCGACAAATACCGGCTGTTGACCAACCAGATCACGACTGTCACAGACTCCAGCGCTTCGCTGGCCACGGTGCAGGACGAACTCTTTTCCGTCTCTCAGCGCACCAGGTCATCGCTCGAGTCCACAACGCAGATCTATGCGAGAACGGCCCGTGCGACTGATCAGTATGGCTATTCGCAGCAGAAGCTGTTGCGGATCACTGAGACCATTCAGAAGTCGTTTGCGATCGGCGGAGCCACCCCGCAGGAAGCAACGGGTGCCGCGCTCCAGTTGTCACAGGGTATCGCATCGAACAGGTTCGGCGGCGACGAATATCGCTCGGTCGCTGAGAACGCTCCTGTCCTGCTGAAAGGCATTGCCAAGGCGATGAATGTCGACCTCGGCACGCTGCGGAAGATGTCAACCGAAGGGCAGTTGACCGCTCAGACGGTAACCGAGGCCATCGTCAAGGCGAGCACCACGATCGACGCGGAATTCGCCAAAACGATTCCGACGGTCGCGCAGTCGTTCACGTTGCTGGACAACGCGTTTCTTCGGTATGTCGGCCAGACCGACGATGCATACGGAGGCACAAAAGCGCTCGCCGGCGCGATCAAGGGGCTTGCCGACAACTTTGATCAGATCATGCCCTACATCGCCAACGTCACCGGTGGTCTGGTAGCTCTGTATGCCGCCAGGAAGCTCGTCGTTGGTGGCCAAGGTGTCGTTGCCGGTGTTAGCAAGACGAACTCCGACATCAGAGATCAGATCGGCAACCACGTCGATGAATCGAAGGCCATTTCCAAGCGCCTGTCTGAGATCGATGCCGAGAAGGCAAACGTTACGTCGACGCGTGACTCCGCCATCGATTCAATCGCCGTCAAGCAATCCAACGCCATCAACGCGGCGAAGGAAAAGGAATATCTCGCCCAGCAGAAGCTTCGTGATCTGGAGACGCAACGCAACGGGCTGGCCGACAAGCTCAATCTCGCATCGAATGAAGAGCTTGGCCGGCTTCAGCGCCAGATCGAATTGCAGCGTCAGATTGTCCGCGATAACCAGGCACTGGTAATCCAAGCTCAGCAGGCCGCTGCGGCCGAGGAGCAGGCCCTCCGCGCTAAGCAGGCCCAGAAGCTATCTCGTGCCGATCAGGTTGTTGGCGCCGCCGTGGGCGGTGTCGCCAGCTCCAGTGCGCGCGTTGCCGAAACACAGGCCGCTATCGCCGCCGAGCGCGAATTGGCAAAGGTCAAGCTCAACGGCGAGATCGACAGCCGCCGGCAGTCGCTGGTGACGCAGACCCAGCGCTTGAAGGGTGTTCAGAGCGAAATTGCCGAACTTCGCTCGATACAGGATCTGAGCGGCTTCGATCAGGCCTACGGTAAGCAATATAAGGGCTTGCTCGGCCAGCAGCAGAAGGCGATGCAGAGCACGCAGGCACTCTACAAAGAAATCGACAGCCTCGAAAACAAGTTGGGCAGCATCGACGCGGGCGAAGCTGCAACGCGAGGCATCACTGCCGCGATGTCCAAGCACGCCCAGGCAGTCCAGGCGGCGGAGAAGGCGGTGAACGCGCTGTCTCTCGCCGAGGCGAACCGAACCAAGATTGCATCTACCGACCTGTCCAGCTCCACGCTGGATAGGCGACTGGCTGCCGAGGCGAAGTCTATTCAGGCGTACCAGGACTCGATCACCGAGTTGCAAACGCGGATGCGCACGCTGTCGGACGCGACGAATGAGGCATTCACTGGAAAGGCCGCATCCAAGCTCTCCGGCCAGATCTCCGATCTCGACGGCAAGATCGTTTCTGCCCAGAACAATCTGAAAACGGCGAGCGCCGCGATCGCAGAGGCTCAGGGTGGCAACATCGGCCAGCTCAACTCGGCACTCAAGGCGCAATCCGTGGCGGCCGAAGAGCTCAATAAGCTCGGACAGGAAGCGCAGGTTCTTCTTGAACGCCAAGTGCTGACAACGAACCGGATCGCAGCCGCGCAACAGCGTCTTAATGTTCTGCGCCGTGCCGGCGGTGCCGTTCTCGACTTCTTTGGCGGTTGGACTGGGCTGTTGCTTACAGGTGCGCTGGTGGGCGCCACTGCTTTGATGGCGAAGTTTGGCGCTGAGTCCGCGGCATCCGCACAGCAGACGGAAAAGATCACCAAGCAGCTGACCGATCTTGGCTACCTCACGGGCAAAGCCGCGGACGATATGAAGGCGTTCAAAGATGACGTCGCGAATGTCCGCATCTCTAAGCTCCAGATCGAACTGACGAACTTCCAGCAGGACATTAAGAAGACGCTCGACAGCCTCGGTAACATTGATCTCGGCAGCGTCGGCCCAAGCACCCAGGACATTCAGTCGGAATATGATGTCGGACTGTCTACTTCCACGAAGGTGCTCGACGCCAACGACAAGGTCAAGGCCAGCTTCAAGCAGGTCCGGGACGAGATCGTCAAAAACAAGGGGATGAGCGAGGCAGCTCGCAAGTCTCTGGAAAACATGGCTTTGGCGAACCCAGACATCGCTTCGATCGCGATGTCGATCGTCAATCTGGGCGATCGTCTCAACGGGCTCAAGAAGGCAACGGATGACTGGGTCAAGGGGATCCAGGACGCAGCCCGTGCTGCAAACACGAACCCAGCTCAGCAGTTTCGCGCGTCTGAAAATCAGTCGATGAGTGATCTGACGAGTCTTCGCGCCGGAAGCCAGCCGATACTTGACAAGAAAGTCACGGAAGCAAATCGGACGGAATATGAAGCTGCCGTCAAGTCGATCATGGACGGCATAGCGAAAGAGCTTGAGAAGGCAGGAAAGCTTGTCGACCTGGGTCCTATTCGCGCGGCCGCTGAGAAAATCTACACCAGCCAGCAGGCCAAGCGAGGCCTTCTGGACCTGATCGGGACGACTGAAGGCACAGATAAGGGGCGCGGTTATAACGAGACGCTTGGCTACGGCCGCTTCACCAACGGTCCGGTAAATCTCACGCAGATGAACCTTGACGAGGTACTTGCACTTCAGAGCAAGATGCTTGATCAAACCAGGGCGCTTCCTTCAACTGATCCTCTCTACAATTCCTCCGCGGTCGGCCGCTACCAGATCACCAGCGAAACGCTGCGCGATATGATGAAGCAGTTGAACCTCTCTGGAGACACTGTCTTCAATCAGGAAACGCAGGACAGGATTGCGCAGCAGATCATTCGCTCGACCGGCGGTGACGCATCGAAACTGCGCGGTCGGTGGCCAAGTCTCAACAACACCCCCAACGATGTTGTCGACGCAGCTTCGAAGCAGACCTTGACAAACCTTCCGCGCATGGACGTGTCCACGCAAAAGTGGATCGACGGCCTGAAGGATCTCGACCTCCAAGGGAAGGTGAAGTCGCTGAACGAGTTCGACCAGCAGGTCCTTCAGACCGGCCAGTCGATGGGCACGACCAAGGAGGAGATGCTCCAGTACATCGCGGCCGTGACATCCGGTGACATCGACAAGATCCCGGATAAATTCAAGGTCATCCAAGATAGCCTGAAGATGGGCATCGACAACGGATTTGGGCGGCAGCTCAAGGATCTCCGCGATTCCGGAGGCCAGAAGATTCTTACGGATCTTCAGCAGCAGGTTATCCAGACCGCAAAGTCCTTTGGCGCGACGGAGCCCGAGATAAAGGCTTACGTCCAGGCACTGACGGACGGGCGACTGGATCAAATTCCGGATAAATTCAAGAAGATACAGGACGCTCTTCAGATCGGGATTGATAGTGAGTTTTCGAAGCAGCTGAAGCAGCTCTCAGACAATGAGTCTATTAAATTCCTATCTGATCTTCAGCAGAAGGTCGTCGAAACTGCTCGTCAGTTTGGGCTCTCCGAGCCGGAGATCCGGGCTTATGTGGCCGCCGTCTCAGACAACCGCCTGGATCAGGTTCCAGCCAAATTCCAGGCGATAACTGATCAGCTCCAGAAGACTGCCGAAAATGACCATTTGATTCAATTCACCGACGGCCTCGCGGACTCAATCGGCAGCCTGTTCACTGATATGGCAAATGGCGACGATGCTTTCGGCAATCTCATCAAGAACCTTGAGAAGTTGGTTGTCCAAATTCTGATAGTCGAGCCAATCGTCGCGAGCCTCAAGGCAAGCTTCCGGAATCTCGCAGGAGGAGTCAGCAGCAGCGCTGGTTTCGATATTGGCGCGACGAGCACCAGCTCCGGTGGGATCATCAGCTCTATTTTCGGCAGCAAGGGCCTCTTCGGCGGCATCCTTGGCCTGGCCGATGGTGGACCGTCTGACATCGTGGATCAGAAGGCTGGGGCTGTACGCGGACCTGGCGGCCCGCGCTCCGACAAGAAGCTCGTCTATCTTTCGAACGGGGAATATGTCTTCGACGCGGAAGCCACCAAGAACGCCGGCGTCGAGCAGCTGCAAATGCTCCAGCAATATCTGAAGCGTGGGAAGCTGAGCGATCTCCTTCGGCCGAAGTCACAGAAAATGGCTGATGGTGGAGCTGTTCAAGGGGGTGGGGGGACTGTACCGTCATCGCAATATCTTCCTGGAAATCAGAAAATGGTGGCGGCGAACGGCAACAATATGGCCTCGTCGCTTGCTCGTGCACCGCGGGCCAAGGCAGCAGACAACCTCCACATTTCGTTCGAAACGAAGGTCTCTGAGGATGGCACGCTGCAAACTTACGTCGCCGGTGTGGCAAGAACTGAGAGTGCGTCCAGCGTCAAGTCGGGAATTTCCCAGTATGACCGCACGCTGCCGGACCGAATGGATCAGATCAAGCGTTCACCAAAGAAACGTTAGCGAGATCTCTTATGCAAATCTCATTAGGGATTGAAATCAAGTGACAATCTCATATCCATACCCGCTTCCTTACTTCGCCGATGTGCTGAAGATCGACAGTGTCATCTGGGATATTCAGCGCAACGATCAATCATCGGGGAGCGGGGATGGCCGCATTTGGACGGCGGAGTTGGCGCCAGCGCTTTGGCTGGCGACGATCAACATCGCACAGATGGATTCCGACAGCGCCAAGCAGGTGGCCGCGAAGATCAGAAAGCTTCAAGGATCGCGCCAGCAATTCTTTCTCTCCGATCCCCTCAGCAAATACCCTCAGGCGGATAGGGACGGCTCTCTGCTTGCCGGGCATACTGTCGTGATCAATGCGATCACAGATAATGGCACCATCCGGCTCGGCGGGCTGCCGGCGGGTTACGTCCTGACCGTCGGCGACAAGCTGTCATTCTCTTACAGCAGCAATCCAACGCGATATGCATTTCACGAAGTGTCGGAGACGGTCGTAGCCTCGTCAGGCGGGATCACGCCCGACATGGGAATCTTCCCAAACCTTCCCGCGGGCATCACCACCGGGATCGTGATCACACTGATCAAGCCGGCGTGCAAATGCATATTGTTTCCCGGTAGCCATAACCCAGGGACGACAGGCAAAGACCACACGACAAGCGGCGCCGCGTTCAAGGCCATCCAGAAAAAGTAACCTCGACATTATCCCTGCGCGGCAGGGCAGGGTGCATCATCATGAAGAGTATCGACGGGAATTTCTTCTCGGCGCTCACGGCATCGCGCGATCAAGGCATCATGCCGCGCCAGTTTATCTGGATCACGGCGAAGGAATTGAATTCCACTGTCCCGGTGACGTTTGGCATCTGGACCGGCGATGATGACATTTCGATTTCCGTGGTCAGCGGCACGACGGGCTTGCCCGAAGCGAGACTCTACTACGGAGCTCTCAACCTCACCATCAGCGACATGCCACGGGTCTCCGACATGACGGCACAATCGATCAGCCTGGAGATGAGCCAGGTTGCCGACGTCACGCAATTGATTGCACGCGGTTATGACATTCGTTTGGCGAAAGTCGAGATCCACGAGATGACCCTCGATACAGCAACTGGCCAATTGTCGGCTTCCCCTCAACTCGCGTTTCTGGGCCAAGTCGACACCGCTCCGATTGAGACCCCCGCCGCTGGCCAGGACGGCAAGATCACGTTGAATGTCATCTCTGACGCGATCTCCATGCTCAACCGAACAAACCCGCAGAAGAGCTCATACGAAGGGCAGAAGCGGCGCGCCAACGACCAGTGGGGCAAATACGCCAGCACCGTCGCCAATTGGTCAATTCCGTGGGGGCAGAACGCATAATGATCGAGCTCTCGAGACTACCGGATTGGCGGCGCCGATTTGCCGAAGAGGTCGATCACTTGCGTCGCACACCGTTTGATTGGGATGGGCATGATTGCGTCGTCGGATTGGCTGGCAACATGGCGCTGGCGATCACGGGCACGGATTGCGCTGAGCAGTATCGCGGCGCGTATTCGACGGCCGCCGGCGCTCTCAAGGTGATGCGCAAAGCTGGCTTCGAAAATGTGGCCGACATGGTCGCTAGCATGCTTCCGGAAATACACCCCTCTACCGCCCATGTCGGCGATATCGCCGCCATTCCGATGGATTCTCCGTTTGGTTTCGCCCTCGGTGTGGTGAACGGCGAACGCATATTCGTTCTCATGCCAAGCGGTATTGGAACCGTCGATCTGCTCGACGCGACCAGGGCCTTTAAGGTCGGATAAATGAACTTCAAAAAACTGCTGCTTGCCACGACTGCGTTGTTTGCGGCGTCGACTTCGGCTGCCCATGCGGAACCAGTTACGATTGCCCTTTTCGGCGCGGCGTTCGCTGCGACAACGGCCGGCTCACTGGTATCGATTGGTTTCGGTCTTGCGATCACTTATGGCCTTTCGCTTCTCCAAAAGGCTTCATCGAGTAGCTCCGCATCTCAGGGCGGCACGCAAGTCGACGTCCAGATGGGTGATGACAAACCCATCAGCTTCATCGCCGGCAAATTCGCCACGGCCGGTAAGCGCAAATATAGCGGCACCTGGGGTGACGGGGGGAAGACGCCGAACGCCTTCTTTGTCGACGTCATCGAAATTGGGAGCATTCCGAATAACGCCGGATCGGCGGGGATCACCAGTGTCTGGATCGATGATCAGTTGTGCGGTGTCCGTTGGGATGAACCTCACCCTGACGGCCGCGGTTATCCGGTGGTCGAATATCGCGAAAGTGACGGGAAGGATCATCTTTGGCTCAAATTCCTTGATGGCAGGCAGACTTCGGTCGACCCATATTTGACCAGCAAGTTCGGCACGAACGCTGATCGCCCCTGGACAGGCGACATGGTCGGCTTTGGGTGCCAGGTCGTGATTTTGACCGCGCGCTACGACACCGATCTTTTCAGCGGCATCCCGCAGGGGCTCTACGAACCTCACTCGGTTCCGCTTTACGATGTCCGGAAGGACTCTTCCAACGGCGGCAGCGGTACTCATCGGTGGACCGATCCGGCGAGCTGGGAGCCTACGCAAAATCCAGCCGTGATAATGTACAACATCATTCGCGGCATCTATTACAATGGCGAGTGGGTTTACGGCGGCCAGAACCTCGCAGCGTTCCGCCTTCCTCCATCGAGTTGGATGGCTGCCGCCAACGCCTGCGATGCGCTTGTAACATTGGCCGACGGCTCTCAGGAGCCGGCATATCGGGCCGGCTACGAGTTCCATGGCGATGAGAAACCCGCCGACGCCGTCGAGAAGTTGCGCGCAGCCTGCAATGGGCGCCTTGCCGAAGTCGGAGGCATCTTCAAGCTTTTGGTCGGTGCACCGGGCGGCGCCGTCTATGGGTTCACCGATCAGGACATCATCGTCACTGAATCGCAGAGTCTCGCTCCATTCCCGACGCTCGACGACACCGTCAATGCGATCGAGGCAACCTATCCTGAGCCGGCCGAGAAATGGGCATCTAAAGACGCTCCTGGTCGATATTCGGATGTCCTTGAGGCTGAGGATGGGGGCCGCCGCCTGCCGGCCAGCGTGAGCTTCGAGGCGGCGCCGTTTGGCAATCAGGTGCAGCGCCTGATGACCGCGATGGTGCAGGAAGAGCGCCGCTTCCGCATTCATCAGTTCTATCTGCCGCCGGACGCCTATGCGCTTGAGCCGAACGATGTCGTCACGTGGAGCTCAGACCAAAATGGGTACACGAACAAGAAATTTCTTGTCACGAATATTACTGGCCAGCGCACCTTCAACCAGCTCGTCTCGCTAAAGGAAATCGATCCTTCAGACTACGACTGGAACAGCAGCATGCAGCTGCCCACGTCGATCGGCTGGATCGGGCCAATTACAGCGCCGTCGCAGCCGTTATATGGCTGGACGGTAGAGCCGGCCGCAATCAACAGTAGCGACGGATCGCCATGGCGGCCATCAATCAAGGTCAGCTGCGCTCCTGACCAGGACGACGTGAGCAATGTGTGGGTGCAAGTGCGCCTCGCAGCGACAGGCGATATCGTCTTCGACAGCGACGCGACGCGATATGAATCGCCTTATAGCTGGATCATCAATGCCAGCTTCAAATCGAACACGAACTATCAGGCCCGCGGCAAGTTCATACCGATCAGTAGCCGTTCCACCGACTGGTCGGAATGGCTACCCGTAACTACGCCGACGGTCTTGATCGGTGCGGACGAGATCTATCTCGACGGCGTTGTCAGTGAGCTGCAGAATTTCGTCTCTGACGCAACCGTCTGGATCCGCGACGGCACTCGACAGTCGCTCATGGACGCACAGCGCCTCGCTCGGCTTGGTCAAGACCAAGACATGGGCAACTTCACGGACCGCCAGCAGATGCGCCGGGAGCTTGCCAGTGTGACGGCGCAGATTACTGCCAGTTACATCGAGACCATTACCGTCGCAACAGGCCCAAACTCAGCCATAGTCCAGCGTCTGGAAGAACTTTCAGCGACTATTCCCAACTTGGCAACCGTTGCTGCGCTCAATCTGTTGTCGGCACATGTCGACACAGTTGAAGGTGAAGTCCAGGCAAATGCCGACGCCATCACGTCGCTGACCGCTCAAGTTGGCGATGTGAGCGCAAGTGCAAATTTCAGGATGAGCGTCTATGCCGCCCCTTCTGGATATAGCTCACGCATCGGCATGGAAGCGCGAGGGGGTAGTGCTGGGGCCTATCGGTCAGCGTCTTTGTTTATTGACGTCCCAAGCAGCACGAGTGACCCCACTCGCGTATCGATCAATGCTGACCAGTTCTCCATTACAAATGGTGGCAGCGAGGGGCAGCCGTTTATCTTTCAGAGCGGTGTGCTGACCTTGAATGCGGCGAATATCGGCACGGTAACGGCCGGTCTGATCAATGGTGGCGCCGGCTCAAAGATGGTTATCGACATCACAAACGGCGTCCTCACGGTCTCGGACTGAGGAGAGTGAAATGGTAGCTCGCCTGATAATGCAGCCCGGAAGAATTATTGTCTCCAGGGCCGGGTTCTCCGTCTCTACCGGCATGCCGGATAGCCAGAAACTGTTTGATTCTGATTGGAACTGGAGCGGAGTTCTGCTTGAGGCCGGTGTCGTTGTCGACCCCGGAGGCGGCGATATGGTCATCCCATTCACCCGCAATTATGGCTACGTTCCGGCAGTCATCGCCAGGCAATTGGCGGCAAGTGCCTATTCGGTTCCATGGAGCGGATATCAGGTGGTCACGCCGGGGTATGAAACCAATGCCACGCCCAATCTTCCCGGCCAGATATATAGCGACAGAATTGTCCTGCCGAGGACCAGCGGCGTCAGCTACGGAACAGTCGAATACGAAGTCTTTGGGCTTGATTGATGGTTGAAAGAATAAAGATCGGGAGGCACCCGGTATTAAATGACTACGGCATATTCATCAGCAAGCCGGGTGTCGATGTCAACAATATAACGACGAACTTCCTTCTCGATAGCCGGTTTCGGACGCTGGGCATTCATGCCTTTGGACAGCAGTCTATGACCAGATCCACGGCAATTTCCGGCGTTACAATCTGGTATGCTGACGCAACATTTCCAGATCTCGGCTATCGGCCTATGTGGTATGGAAATATCAAATATGACTCCGCTAACTCAGCAGGCTTGCCGGTCAACAGCGCTGGATTCCCTTTGTCTGTCTGTGCGAGCTATGGCCAGCTCGGCAGTGGCGGTGAAAGGTTTATCGAGAATGGCGTTTGGTGGGTAAGCAATACCCAGATTCGAGCACGCGCGGTCATGAATGTAGGCGGATCCTCAGGCTCTATGACTTTCACGTGGATCGTTTTTAGAAACAGGTATGCGTGAATGAGTACCAGAAGAGTCTTCTTGGGAAATAGCGGCGGCAACTTTGTGTTTCGATCCGCGCCTCCAGGCTTCGATGTCATCACAAGTGATGCTGCCTTTTTGTCGATCTATGAGGGGCTAATTCCATGCGTCCCCAAGGCCTCAGGCGTCGTTGCCGTTCCATATAGCTCGAGCCTGAGCGCAAGCACGACAGTAAACATTCCGTCTCAGGTGTTTTCGTATCCGCCGTTTATTCTCATCAAAAGCATGGACGGTGTGCTCCCAGGCCAGGGCTCCGTTGGTGGCTGGTTTGTCGCCGGCGCAACGCCGCGCTTGCAGATCTTCAATAGGTGTCTGCCGGCGATTACGCGCACCATCAAATGGTGGGCATTCGCCGAACTCTAATCGAAAAAGCGGCATGATTTTATAGCTGTGCTGCGACAGTTCTCATTGGATTGGATGCATGGAAAAGAAACAGATTCCCGATGGCGTTTTGATTGGCGAGCTTCGCGCCAGGCTCCAGTTTGCGGAAGAACGCAACTTGCTCTTGGCTACTGTTGCGAATGAGCTCGATGAAGAGCTGAAGGCGAATGAAGCGGCGCATGCTGCAGAAATGATCGAGCTAGCCAAGTCGCGAGATATGTATCGCGATGAATTGCTGGCCGCACAGCAAATGCTCGCACAATACCCGAATACTCTGCCCGCGCCGTAAGCTGGACAGGAAACTATCCCTTCGGCGAGGTCGCGCGGCAGAGCTGCGCACTTGCCGCTATCAATGAAACCACCCCAGTCGGGGGAATGATCAGCTTGATGGTCGATGATCATCCGGACCGATCGCGCTCGCGCTTCAGGTGAAAGCCTGTCGGCCGCCTGCTGATGCGGCACATATCCGAAAACACGATCGACAAGCGCGATCCTTCGGAAATCACATATTTGGAGGTAAGCGAATGGCGGTAGTTGTCCTACCCTCAACCTATAGGGATGGAACCGCGACCGTAGCCGCCAATGGCGTCACGGTGACCGGAACTGGTACGCTATGGACTAATTCTATCATTGCGGGCGACTTTTTCGGAACGCACAAGGGTTTCCCGATCCGCATTCTGTCCGTTGATAGCGACTCGCAGCTTACGCTTGCCTATGCGTGGCCGGGGGCCGCGCAGACGAATGCAGCCTACGAGATCATGCTTCAGAGCGACGTCGGTCGAATGCAGGAGACCTCGCGAGAGCTTCTGCAGAAGATGCAGAGCGGCAACCTCGACGCGCTCGCCGGCCTCAACGGACTGCCCGATACCATCCCGTACTTTTTGGGGCCGGGCGCCATGGGGCTGTATACAAAGCAGCAACTGACCAATGGCGCCAGGTTCGACGTTCAGGTGCCGGACATCGCCGGCCGCGCCGCTTACGATGCGCAGGCTGCTGGCTATGCGGTTCTCGTGTCCAACGTTGGTGATGGTCGAGCGGCGATCTATACGAAGAAGAGCCCGACGTCTGGCGACTGGTCTACGGCTGCATACATTACTGGCCCAGTTGGTGCTACGGGTCCTGTTGGTATGAATTGGCGCAATGGGTGGAATGCTGCCAACACCTACGCAATCAATGACGGCGTCTACTGGCTGGGATCGTCATGGATTGCTATCACTGCCGGCCTCGGTAGCACGAACGGCGCGCCAAGCATCGCCAACTCCGGCAATTGGCGGCAAATGACGCTCGGCTTTAATATCCTCGGGACATATAACCCTGCGACTACTTATTATCGCACGGACTCCGTTCTTTATAACGGCTCGACGTGGCAGGTGCTTCCGAGCGTGGCCTCAACTGTTGGCAATGCGCCACCTAACCTCCCGACTACGAGCAATGCATGGTGGCAGCTGATCGCCCAAAAGGGCGCAGACGGGACCGGCGTCGGCGACATGCTCAAGGCCACGTATGATCCGACGAATATTGCCCTTGATGCGTTTAATCAGAACAACCACTATGGCAACGATCCGTTTACCGTTGGCACGGTGGCTGCTCTTCAGGCGCTAGACACGACGAAGCACACGTGCGCATTTCTCGCCGTTATATCTGGGTCTAGGAACGGCCTATTCATCTGGAGCCCCGGTGATTATTCCGCGAGGGTAGCCGCAGATACGGCTCAGGGCATTTTCATCAAGGCAAACGCCATCGCCGCTACTTCTGGGGCTTGGGTTAGAGCAGAGGTAGCCTTCTTTAGTAATTCATGGAAGGTCGGTTGGTTTGGTGTTAATCCCAACAATACACCGGTAAATAACACAACCAATCTAAATGCGGCGCTGGCTCTTGCTGTCATGCAAGATAGTGCCATCGAGTTTCCTGCCGGTATACATCAGTTTAGCGCGAAAATCACGATATCTACCGCGTTCAACTTGGTGCTGTTCTCGAATGCAATCAAGGAGTGTGAGTTACAGTGGACCGCATCGAACGGCGGTATTGATCTAACGTTCACTGATCCATTACAGCCGCCCACGATTAGGGGCCTTAACTTCACGACGACTATTGCGGGCGGCGGCACTGCGCTCAAGGTGACGGGCACTGCGCTTGCGTCTGCAACGCTTGCCGGTCCGCTAATTGAGGACGTCGATTGCCGAGGCAAGACGGTTGCTAGCACCTATTGGACGCAGGGCATCTACCTTAAGCTCTGCTGGTATCCGCGAGTAATCAGGCCTGACATTAAGGGGATGGACGATACCACATCGCCGTTCGACATGACGGAAGGCATCTATTGTGAAGATTGTCAGGCTCCGTTCATCCGCGACGTGACCATCTTCCATTGTGAGCACGCTATATACGCCACTGGCTCACTTCATGGCGAAGGTCTCAGCGTCATTGGCGGCGAAATTGTTGGCGTATCCGAGGGCATTAGATGGAATCTTGGTGCGGTTAAGCCCAGCATCGTCATATCTGACTTGCATATCAACGCTTATGTGAACTGCGTCAATCTAAACAACGTCTATCAGATAACCATTCACGATTGCCTATTCTACAAGACGCATCTGTCGACGTCGAATTGGTATGGCGTGCAGCTCACGAATTGCGCGCAGGTCAATATTCACGATATGAACTTCTCTACGGCTGGCCTGATCGACACGACGCCGGGCGTTTCCACTCCAGTGGCGCTAGTCAATAGCCACGACTGCCGAATCACAAACTGCCTTGCATTCGGATGGTTGACGCCAAACTCATCCTTCGTCCTTCTGGCAAACTCGACTACGGCTGACAACGTCATGGATGGACTGACGATTGCCAACGATGGAAGCCGGTCGAACTTTGTAGGCTTTGCTGGCATTGTAAGCTCGCCGGGTCCAAACACCTTCCGCAACTGCGTTCCGGATGTTAACGCTCAGATGGCGAGCGGCGACACGACTCCAGATGTCGGAAACCTCTCGAGTCCAGTCCTTGAATATACCGGTGGCGCGGTATCTGTTACGACATTCGACAACCCCAAAACTGGACAGGAATTCACGCTGTTCTGCAACACCGGTTCGTCCGTCCTAACGCTTGTGAATAATGCCACCGGAACAGGTCTTATTGTAAAAGGGGGCAACTTCCTAATGCCAGCTGGATCATGTGTGCATTTCAAGTATCACGGGAGCCTCTGGCGCGAGATGTGGCGTAGCTAACGGCTGTGAGTATAACGGGAGGCCTTTTAGAAGCCTGGACGGATGGAATCTTTTCAGGCTGCCTCCCCAGTGTCCCGCTTTCAAGGTCACTGAAGACCTCTGGCAATGACGTATGGTCCCCCTTGGAGTAATTCGCCTGCTTCGCGTGGAAGAGATACGCACTGGTGTCTGCGGCAAGCTTTTCAGCAGACCGAGCCCAAAACTTTGGATGTCTCCTTCCTAGCAGGCGAATAAGGTTCGCTTTGACCGCCCACAATTTCTCTCTACCAGAGAGTTTCGCCCAAATTTCGGCACCGCTTTCGGTGCGCATCCATTTGGATATCGACGTTTGCTTTTCGAGGTTTTGCCAGATCTGGATTTTCCGGTAGTGGTCGAAGTCGGGCTGGCGAGAGTTGTCACCCAATACCTGCGCGACATAGGCCATGGTAACGATGTACTCTGAATTGTATCTCGATCCAGGAAGCAGATATTTCGAAACGTCAGAGTAAATTTTGTCTTTGCCGACGTCGTGATTCAGCTTTTTGAAGCCATCGTCGACTTTCGCATTCATCATGGTGAATCCAAAAGAGACTTTCGAGACACCCTGAAAAGCCATGCGCCTCGGTTCCGCGACTACCTTTTTGGCGAGCTCAAATGCAAGGTTTGCAAAATAGTAGTCAGGAAACGGCGAGTGCATGACGTTTCCGCCAATTCGCATCCGGTCGAGGAGATCTTTGCTGCAGCAGAATGCTGGCATGTTGAACATGAATGACCGGCGCATATGCAGCGAGTTGTCGACCGAGCGACGGATCGTGTCGGCATCGATGACGAATGGATAATCGGCATCCGCAAGGAAATCGGCCATTGGCAGGTCAGCGACATACCCCTCGCGTCTACCGGGAACGACGCCTGGATGCATAAACTGATAGAGGTTTGTGAAGATCAGGTCAGGCTCTTCGAAGCGCTCTATCAGTTCATTCATGCGCTCAAAGTAACGAGGAGCAATCCCATCGTCATCGCCGACCATGGTCACGAAGTCGCCCTTGGCCATGTTGATGGCGTTGTTCCAGCTCTCTGTAACGGGCAGAAATTCGTCAGATCTCTCGGAGCGAATGCGTGGGTCGCCGAGTGCATTGATTGCGGCGGCAACCGGCTCCCTAGAGCAATTGTCGAAAACGACAATCTCCCAGTTGTCATAGTTTTGCTGAGTGACCGTCTTGATAGCGTCAAGCACAAGATCGAGGCGGTTGTGCGTGGGAATGGCGATGGAGAACAAGGGCTGGCGCTTGGCTTTCGGTGGCGCAGTGAATTCGAGGCACCGGTCAGCGAGCGATGTTCTGCGGCCGAACGAGGTACCATAAATCTCAATGTCAGGCGTCAGGTCAGGCGCATACCCGCCCCAAGTCATAACGCGGTGGGCGTGCTTCTCAGGTTCGGAATATCGGTCATAGGCCGCCGTCTGATTGTCGACTGCGAGCAAGTTTGATTGATCGCCAGATCTGAATGCCCCGCATGTCGGCCATTGATCCAGCGAATAACCGACGCCATCCGCGCCGACCATGAGAAGCTCTTTGCCTTGGCGGAGCATTTTAAGCGAGATCCCGTCAGGGCCGCTTTCAAAGCGGCAGCACGCTATTTTGCTCTTGTCGATGAGTTGGACATCAAGAAAGTCCGCTCGGCTGACCATGAATGCAGTGCTGCGAAGGTGGGGGTTTGGGAAATGCGGGAAGTCTCGAAAGTTGGAGGGAAAGCCGCCGTCATAGCTGATTGCATTCGCCCATACCGCTGGAAACTTTTTCTGTAGCTCCAAAATGGATGGCCTTTTGCCGATGGCATCCCCGATCATTCGTCTTAGACGCAGGTATTTTGATTGCGTCGCAAGGACAGTAACTCGCGATATAGGGTTGATGATCCATGCAAAGGAACGAGCCAAGGTGCTGTTGAGTTTTGCGGGAATGCCGACGGCCCATGAGACGAAGCTGACGACCTTGAAAGAGCTGTATAAGCTCTCGAACGATCCGGAGGCGCCAACCATTCCAACTCCAGGCTTGCTCATATTGGCCCATAGTTTTGCGAGCCAATCATCTGATCGAACGAGCGTGAACGTGTTAAAGCAACAAATATATTCATTCTGAATTTCGAGAGCAGCTTCCCTATACGCATGGATGTCGAGCCCGATGTCGTCTTCGACGATAATGGTTTTATGGTCGATGCCGGTGAATATGGCACCAATGGCCGCCAATTCGCCAGGCTTGTTGAAGCCTTTACAGATTATGTACAGGTCATGTTGCTCGCCGGCGGGATGTCGCCGATATGCCTCGGCGAATGCCTCAAAGGCCGGGAATCCTTCATTTAAGCGAGCAAGATAAACAACTGCGATTTTCTTCTGCATTCGTGCCAATTCCTGAAATCGCGCCCCCCGGCGACTTTGGATATTCGATAGTTGGCTCAACCTCTGGGTACCGAGGCCTAGCCCAGGCACCAAACCATGTATTCTCGTACAGGTAGGCCTTGAGAAGGTTAACCGATCTGCATCGGTTGATATCCTCTACCATTGACTGAATCTGGTGTGAAGTAGTCGCCATCAGTTGGCGACCGATACAATGCCCGTGTGTCGGGTCTGCAACTCCAAGGCATAGGAACCTTCCATGAACCACGCGAAACTTTTCGCGGCGGTGCGCGCGCGCGTGCTCAATCGCTTGAAGCTGGCCTTCGATCGACTGGAGCATATCCCCGACGCCAAAGCCGTGCTCTTCCATGCATGGAGCGTCCGGCTTTGGATAGCCGCCTCCGCCATCATTCTCCTCGAGCCACTCTTCGAGTTGCTCGTCGATCTCTCTGACAGTTGGAACATTTACACGCGCGCTTGCCTGCGAGCTCTCGCCGGCATTTTCGGCCTGCTGGGCATCTGGGCGCGTGTCGTCAAACAAAAGGAACTGCAAGATGCCGATAAATAAGATTGTCGCCACAAAGCGCGGCAAGGCGCTGGTTGGCTCGGTAGTCGCCGCAGCTGTCGCCGGCATGGTCGCCATTTTTCCGGGTCAGGCGCCCGTTCATGACGACACTGCACTTGCCATTAAGATCTTACAGCCGTGGGAAGGCAGAAAGCTTGTCGCCTATCTAGACACCCTGCCAACCAAGCCAGTTTACACCATCTGCGATGGCGATACCGACAACGTACGCAAGGGCATGGTTGAGACGGACGCCGGCTGTGATGCTCGCCTCGCTAAGAAGATGGAAAAGGACTATCGGCCGCATCTCGTGAAGTGCGTCGCTGATTGGGACAAGAAGCCGCTCAGTTGGCGCGGCTCGATGCTGACGCTTTCGTGGAATGTTGGCGTGGGCGCAACATGCAATTCGACGGCGGTTCGCCTGGCTCGTGAAGGCAAATATCGCGAAAGCTGTGAAGCGGCCACAGCATTCAACAAGGCCGGTGGTCGTGTGCTCAAGGGACTGGTCAACCGCCGCGAGATGGGCGACGCGCAGCGCGAGGGCGAGGCCGAAATCTGTGTGAGCGGCCTATGAGCGCCGTCGTCGCAGTCTTGTCCTCGATCGCCTCTTGGATGATCAAGACCTTCGGAGTCGCCGGCTGCGCGCTGGCGATCGTCCTCGTCTATTACAACGGCCTTCCATTCCTCAATCGCTATCCTTGGCTGGCAAATGTGCCCGTCATTGGCCAATTCGCCGTCGGGCACGTCGAGACGTATGCCGTCGACCAAGTGAAGCTCGCCACGGCCAAGCAGACGGCTATCTGTGATGCCAAATTGGAGAAGCTGGTTTCCGGAACTGAGCTCGCCGCGGCAACCGCCCGCGCCGACTATCTGCAGCAGCAATTGACAAGGGCTCAAGCCCTTCGCGAGCAGGCTGACAAACAGGCAGCCGACTTGGACACTCAGGCACAGGAAGCACAAAATGCGCTGGATCAAAAACTCGCTGCAGACAGGGGCGGCGATGATCGCGCTCGCTGGTCTGCCTCTGACATCATGTGGATCGACAGCCAATTTCCGAGATCTGGAAAATAGAGCGAACGCCGCGGCCGCGGCAAAGGCGACGATTGAGACGAAACCTGTGTTCCCCGATCTGCCGGCGAAATGCCGTCTGAAGATGGCCCGGGTTCGCTCTCAGGTCGGAGGGCTTTCCAGCCACGACATCGTGCAATGGAATATCAATGCCGATGCGCAGGATTCAAGGACTCTATTCTGCGCCGATTTCTATCAGACGGCGACGGGCACGGGAGGATCAAAATCTTGAGAGAGCTCAGCTATATGGGGCCGGCCCTCTGGATCCGGATCAAGCATCGTTTTGGACCTCGGATGATGGAGTGGTTTCTGGCGGCGCATATGACTCTTTGGGGGCTTTTCCCAGCCATGAACCGGGAGCTCTTTCTGCAAGACGCCTTTTCCGGGTTTCTGGCGGTCGTCGGTCGCCACGAGGCCATCGTAGGAACCATCATGATCGGCTTCGGCCTCCTTCGCTTCATTGCCTTGGTTATCAACGGCGCGCGCAAGGACGTGACGCCTCATATTCGGCAGATTTCAGCAGGCATTGGCTTTCTCATATGGGCCGGCATATCGTATTGCTACGCATCCTCCAATGTCGCCTCGACCTGGCTCGCTGTCTATCCGCTCTTCGTGGTTGGCGAGCTCGTCAACATCCATCGGGCCGCGCATGATCAAGGGGAAGCAAGGCATGGAAGAAATAACTAATAAGCTGCTCCAGCAGCCGATCGTGCTCGTCGCTTTCGGCCTTGGGTTGGCTATGGTGTATGCGGTTCGGCAGTGGGGATTGAGGTCGGGGGAGAAGGCCGGCGCCGGCCAACAAGCGGCCGCCCAGGTAGCCGCGGTCATCGTTGATCCGACCGCTCTCAACAATGCATCGAAATCGGTCGAAGAACTGACGAAGTCACTGGCGGCCGGGCATGTCCTCCAGGAACATCACGTGCATATGCTGTGTCGTCGGCTGGAAGGTCTCACCGAAGCTGTGGGGCAACTCACTCGTGAGGCCGTCGAGATCCGTGTGGCCCTGCTAGCGCAGCGCCGGTAAATCTTGATCAGAAACTATGCGCTTTGCCCCTCCGCTCCGGCGGAGGGGCTTTTTGCGTTTGAGATGAATGGTTCGAATGCTAGGCGGGCTTGTTGCCGTACGGCTGGCGATAGTCCAGCCATCTGTGTTCATAGCAAAACCAACGCGTCTCGCCCTTGCCGACGGCGTAGCCCCATCCGCCCCACGCCTTGCAACCAGGTTGCTCGCAATAGTGCTCGAAGAGAATTGATGGAAGCCGTTTAGCTGTCTCTGTGTGGTCGCTCATTCCGCCAGTCCATTGAGTCGTTTCAGTGCATCATAGTAATCCTCGACGTCGCGCGCAGCTTGCCGTGCGATGTCTGCGCTCCCACTGGAGGGGCTATTGAGGATCCGGTTCATGGTCACCAAGCAGGTCCAGTGCCATCGCTCCTGCAGGCCCGCTGAATAGTCTTGCCAAATTCTCCCAAACTTGATGCCGCCTTCATATCCGAAAAAATCAGCCATATGCGGCCCATTGGCCCGCCGCCACTTGTAGCGAGGCACCAACTCTCCGAGGCGATGGAGATAAGATAGCGCGCAGTCCGCCGCGCTTTCCGTATTCCCGCCGGTGACCACTGCCAGCTTGGGCGGCGGCCGACGAGAGATCTCGAATGCGGTCAGCAGCGCGTCTGCCGTCTGTTGGCCTATGACTTCCAGCGTCCGGTGCGCCAAATCGAAGTTCCTTGTGCAAAGCGAGAAGGCGTCTTCATCCGGAACTCCGTTAAGGACACCTGCGATCGGCGGCACCAACGAGTCCGGCCCGACCTTTTCTCCGTTCCGATGAAACTCAAGGGATTGGGAAAGATGAGCGCCAATCTCCCGCGCTATGGCAGGGAACCGTTCCCTGTCTCGGCGCTTGCCTACCTGATAGCCGCTAAAGCGCCGAAGCTGTCCTCGGCGCATGCAGCGGAAGCAGATATAAACGGACAGGCGAATTCGATCGGCAATTGTTTCCTCGGTCATTTGGCACCATCAGTTTGTTATTGTTTTTGAAGACGGCCGCCACGTCTTGCCTCTCGTCTATTGCGCTCTGATCAGTTCATCGTCGGGCAGGGGGCGCTGAAGGAGCTTCGCCGTCTCCCATGGCTCCGTTAGCCAGGTCTCGATCTCCTCCTCGGTTCTCAGAATGACTGGCATCGCTTTCTCGTGCACGGCCTCGACAACGCTATTGGCCTCAGTGGTGAGAAATCCAAACAGATCGGCTGTCTCGAGTCCGTTCTTGATCGTCCGAACGCGTGTCCATTGGGGAACCCAGCAGCCGGCGAAAAAGGCTACCTGTCGGCCATCGGCGAATGCAAACCAGGCGTTGGGAACTCGGCCACCCTCGACCTTGCCTCCGTGATCTGGCTCCGCAAAGCGAGTGAAAGGGACGACGCAACGGTTCTCGACGCCAAACCATTGTTTCCAGTGAGCCAGGTCGGTGTTTCGGATGTTGGTCAGACCGCGGTCCGGTTCGTTCTTTAGCAACTCGGCGAAATTGACCCCTTCCCCTTTGGCCTTCTTCTTGTCAGCTCTCTTTTTCGCAGCCTCGCGCTGGATGTGAGGAAAGCCCGGCATCGCCCACTGCACCTTGACCAACTCGCGGCCCGCCGGCGTATTGCGGACGATCGGCGCCATATAGTTTGGATAGAGATCGAGCTCGGGCTCAAGGTTGCCGACACTATCGATCAACGCCTTGGTGATCTGCCGGATGGCCTCCTGGTTGGTCGAGATGTTGTAAAGGTTGCACATGCCTCAGTACCTTTTTTGCTCGCTCCTAAGATGCGGCTTAAACTAACGCTTTTCGTTCCTGAAAATGAAGATGGCTCGTCCGCGCTTCTCGCAGCGCCGGCACTTTAGCAGCTTCTCGAGGTCATCGGTCTTTGCCTGCGCTCCGTACTTTCGAAGGAGCGCGCGCGTATCGACATAATACATCCAGCCACACCGGCATTTGGCGAAGACGATCTCCCACTCCAGGATCCCGCTCAACGTCCTTTCCCCAAGCGGCAGGTAGCCGCGGGGGATCTTGACCTCAGGTGTCCATTCAATCTTCTGGAATTCCGGCCGTGCCGGCGCCATCTGGCACCGATCCCAGCCCACCTTCGCGAAATTTGGGCACCCAACCGCCTTTGAGACGATGTCGGGAAGGCTCGGGACGTTGACGTCGCCCAGCACCTTCAACATGGAATCGACGTCATAGTTCTTTTGCTTGCGGCACCTCGAGCACCAAAAGCAGGCAATTTCACCCTTGTGATGGGATAGCCACTGGATGCGCTCATGCCATTTGGGAAACTCATCGGTCATCTTTTTGGGTCATGTACCAAACCCAGGTAGGATGCGTTTCGATCCCATCGACGATGAGCTGAAGCGTATTTTCCAAGCTTTCGCTGATATCGTACGAGTTTGGCCCAAGCACCAACCCTGAGATCATGATGAGCGTGCAGATCTTTTCTTCGGCCTCATCTAAGGCAAATTGCAGGTCCGCAAAATATGCAGACGGCAACGCGGTATAGACATGCGCGCGCTTGAAAATGACGTCTGATCGACCCTCCACTTCCTTGGCGAGAATGTACGCGACCTCTTTCGTCGGCAGGTCGAATGGCCCCTCCCACCAAAAAGTAAAAGGTGGCTCATCGTCCTCTTCTTCATGATCGTAATCATAGGCGCCGATCTGCTCGAGTGTCCCGCGAGCATCCCTGATCATTCTCAGGAATGCGTCGGACTTGCCGATCGCTCCATCTCCTCGACGCTCATCAAAAACATCTTGGCTCACGAAAGCGACAAGCTCCTTGAGCACCTTCGCATCATGACGCGTGATTGTGTATTCGCTCGGTTGCATGGCGCACGTCTCCAGTCCGCCGATCGACGGCGGTCCTCTTCATCCAATTTTCGGTAAACTATGGCCGGGAAGCCTCGTTTGTTCTCAAAATGTTCTCGTTTTGAGAAAGAGTCAAGAGGCAGCTATGGGCATCGAATTTCTGGAAGGGCGCCGTCTTTGCCCGCTGTTCTTTCTGAGCTTTGCCGAAGAATGCTCGATCGGTGGAGCTTCGTCTTTGATTTTCTTCAGCCAATGCCAATCGGCGTACTTGTCCCCGATTTGACGAATGTGGGTGTAGCGTTTCAGGCTCGTCCAGGAACGATGGCCAGAGACCGTGGCGGCGCGGGGAATACTCCAACCAAGCTCAAAGAGGCGCGAGATGCCGTCATGGCGCAAGTCGTGAAAATGAAGATCTTCGATCCCCAGTAGTTTGCAGTTGGTGGTGAAGTTTGATGAGATGGTGCCTGGGTTATAGGGGAATATTTCAGGAGCAATCCTCGGCATTGAATCGATAACTAGGAGAGCTTCGGGGGGGAGGGTGCACCGTACGTCGTTCCCGACCTTTTGTCCTGGATGCTTCATATCCCGAACCAAAATTTCCGAATTTTCGCGATCCAGATCGTCCCACCTGATCGTGGTGATCTCCTCCTGCCTGCGGGTGGAGAAGATCCCGAACAAAATTATCTTGTGCATCGGCGACGCCTCGAGCGTGCGGGTGCTTCGCTCGCGGAAGAAGGTAAGGAGGATCTCGAGCTCCGGCAATGTCGGGCGCCTGTCTCGCTCAGCGCTCGTGCTTGTGATCCCTAAGCGCCTTGTGACTTTCGCGGCGTCTTTGAAGGCTTGCTCATCGAGTTGGTATCCCCACATCGGTCTGGCGATCGCAAAGACCGACCCGAGGTGCGACATATAGTTGCCGACCGTTTGAGGTTGGCGCCCAACACGCTCCTCGTCGTCATGCTGCCATCCCGCAAAGAGATCCTTGGCAAAGCTGGTTATGTCGGCGCTGGTGATGGCTGCGCAGCGCATAGAGCCAAGCTCATGCTTCTTGATCACGTTCAACACCTGCGCCTTCGTCTTGCCGAAGTCCTTCACCGACTCCTTTGTGTATTGGTCGATCGCTTCCGCGAGTGTCACGTCGGGTTGCTGCAATCGGTCCAAGGCGCCTGGCTCTTCGAGGGCAGCCTCTCTCTTCTTCAGCCACGATTTTGCCACCGGCTTACGGTCGAAAGTTTGAGCCTCGGTATGAACGACCTTACCATCTCGCTTTATTCTGATTTGCGCTGTATAAGATTTTGTCCCGTTCTTTCGGGTTCTCTCTGATATGGTGCCCATCTGAGTGCTACAAAACTCCGCTCGAGTGCTACGCCGTAGCAACAGGCATATTGGAATGGGCGCTAACGGTCAAATTCTTACGAGAATGTGACGATATAAATGGACTGGGTTCGTGGGTAATTCGTTGTATTCTCGCAAGAATTTATTTGCCGTTGCACCCATGATCGACTGGACTGACCGGCATTGCAGGTATCTGCACCGGCAGATCAGCCGCCATGCGCTGCTCTATACCGAGATGGTGGTGGCCGACGCGATCATTCACGGCCCGCGTGACCGTTTGCTCGGCCATGATGCGACCGAGCATCCAGTCGTCCTGCAGCTCGGCGGCTCCGATCCGGCCAAGCTTTCCGAGGCGCTGCGGATCGCGGAGCCTTATGGCTATGACGAGATCAATCTCAATGTCGGCTGCCCGTCCGACCGTGTGCAGTCCGGCACCTTCGGCGCCTGCCTGATGCTGACGCCGGAGACGGTGGCTGCCTGCATCGCCGCTATGAAGGCGATATCGAAAGCGCCAGTGACAGTGAAATGCCGCATTGGCGTCGATGAGCAGGAGCCGGAAGAGGCGCTGCCGGAGCTGATGACGCGCGTGCTCGATGCTGGTGCTGACGCGATCTGGATTCATGCGCGCAAGGCCTGGCTGAAGGGCTTGTCGCCGAAAGAGAACCGCGAGATCCCGCCGCTGGATTACGATATCGTCTATCGCATGAAACAGCGTTGGCCTGAGGTCTTCATCGGCATCAATGGCGGCATCCAGACGCTGGACCAGGCCGAGGCGCATCTCGCCCATGTCGACGGTGTCATGCTCGGCCGCGCCGCCTATCAGAATGCCGCCATTCTGGCAGACGTCGACCACCGTTTCTTTGGCGAACCGGCCGCCGAGGCTGATTGGAACGACCTGCGTGACCGGATGATGGCCTATGCCGAACGTCATATCGCCGATGGCGGCCGCTTGCATCATGTTGCCCGCCACATGGTCGGCCTGTTTGCCGGCTTACCGGGCTCGCGCCGCTATCGCCAGATCCTTTCCACCGACGCCAACAAGCCTGGCGCGGGGCCAGAGGTGATCGCGGCGGCTTTCGCTGCGGTGGATTTTGCGGGTGAGGGTGAGCGGGCGAGTGCTTGAGGGGTCGGCGATCCCAATCCGCCCTCGTGGTTCGAGGGCCCTTCGGGCCACCTCACCATGAGGGCTAATCGACCGCGACCGGGTCTGATCGAAAATCGGCTTTGAACAACGCTGCGAGGCTAACTCCACCCTCATCCTGAGGTGCGGAAGGCCCTGAGCTTGGCGAAGGGGCTGTAGCCTCGAAGGACGAGGGTGGCCCCAGCCTGGCGAGAGAAAACCAACCTCACAAACGAAAAACGGCGCGGTTTGCACCGCGCCGTCCGAAACCTTATCCGGCTGTCACCAAAGGCTTAGGAAGCCTGGATGTTGACGGCCTTCGGGCCCTTGCCCATGCGATCCGGCTCGGTGTCGAAAGTGACCTGCTGGCCTTCGCGCAGCGACTGGATGCCAGAAGCCTGGAGAGCGGAGATATGGACGAAAACGTCCTTTGCGCCGCCGTCAGGAGTGATGAAACCAAAACCCTTGTCCTGGTTGAAAAATTTTACGGTGCCCTTGGTGGCCATGGGGGATAGTCCTTTACCCATCAGTCTTAGTTTATCCGGACGAAACCGGACGGCTTTGCCTCCGCGACATGCGAAGGCCAGTCGAGAAGTCACGTACGGGGAAAGAACGTCTGCGCGGGTCGCAAGACCCAACCGTTGCCTGCCGCAAGCGGATCACCAAATCAGTCCAGTCACCGGCATGCAAATGCCCGAGCATGCATATGGGTGACAGGGTTTTGGGAAAAAGGCAAGGGGTGTTTTATTTGGCGGCTGAAATGGGCAAGGAATCAATGGGTTCGAAGGCCTTAGGTGCTTCAGGCTATTCTCGATCGGCGGTTCCTTTAAGTATTATAAGTCAATGCTGACTTGCTTTTTACCGCTTTCTTGCGCATTGGCGCGAGCTGCTTGGCCGTAGATTCTCGCCAATCGTGTGGCTGCTTACGCTCCTCGCGAAGCCTTCTTCTCCTCGCCGTTCTCCACCAAAGTAAACACCGCGCAAGGCTCGACAATCCCCCGCAATTCATGCTCTCCCAACGGAAGCAGCACCACGCTCGTCTCCGCCGCAACCGCGCCCGAGATCAGCACGTTGCGACCGAGCGGTTTGCACAGGCCTTCGAGCCGGCTGACGAGATTGACGGCGGGGCCGATGGCGGTGAAATCCAGGCGGTCGGCGGCGCCGATATTGCCCCAGAGCATGTCGCCGAAATGCAGGGCCGCGCCGAAGGGGAGCGGCGGCAGCCCTTGCGTCAGGCGGGTCGCGTCGAGATGGGCCATGCCGGCGCGGATGGCGGCGACGGCGCGCAGCGCCGCTTCGCAGGCCTCGGCCGGCGTTCCGGTAACGGGGAAGATCGCCAGCACGCCATCGCCGATGAATTTCAGCACTTCGCCGCCGAAGGCGTGCACGGCGCCGGCGACGCGGTCGAACCAGGCGTCGAGGGCGGCGATCACGACAGTCGGCTCCGTCGCTTCGGAAAGGGCGGTGAAATCCCTGAGGTCGGCGCAGAGGAGGGCCGCGCGGATGGTCTCGCCGGTGCTGCGGCGCAGCGCGCCGTCCTGCACCCGGGCGGCACTCCTCCGTCCGAGATAGGCTTCGAGCAGGGCCGATAGCGCCGCGCGTGCAGCAAGGCCTGCAAGAGGGGCCGCGGCAAAGCGCGCAACCTGGCGCAGGCGGTCGACCTCGGTGGGATCGAACGGCCGTGTACCGGCCCAGCCCAGCACAGGGCTGTCCGGCACGGTACCGATGGTCTCCTCGCATATCGGGCCGAGCCCGCCAAGCCAATCATGTCCGGCCTGGCCAAGGGAAGTGCCGGCAAAGCCCAGGGCCTCGATCACGGCACCGGTCTCGGCCTGCCACAGCCAGGTGCGTTGCGTGACGATCGGATGCGGGACGGCGAGCGTCAGGGCACCGCCGGCAAGCGGCAGGCCGGCCGACAGCAGTTGACCGCCCAGATCGGCCAGGAAGCGTTCGGGGCTGGGCGATGTGCCGGCTTCGTCGACCAGCCAGGCAAGGGGGGCGGGCAAATCCATGCCGCGATCATGCCACGGCGGTTCCAGGCTGTCATCCGCCTCGCTGCAACCGCGATTGCGTGGCAC